GACTGTTTAGGTACATGCGACAGAGCATGGGACTTGGGCATCATCCCATGGTGTCATGACCAGCCTAACGTAGCCCGATGGCGTTTTAGCCCTGGCTGAGGGTAGTCAACTAAGGCTTTTGCAAGCCTCCACCTCTATAGGTGGTGGGTAGTTGACGGCATCTTCCTCCACATAATTATCAAAATCAATTAAGCTCTCCTAGCCATCGGATGTATTTCTCTAATTCTTTTTTGGCTTTAGTTTTTATAGTTTCAAATTCATCTCTACTATTAAGATATTTATTTCCGAAGTCTTTAACGATCAGACCACGATTATTTACTGTAAATCGTAGTTTATGTTTGGTGGCGATATCTCCCAGTACATCGACTAAATCGGCTGAAGTGTAAATGGCAATCCTCAACGAGAACGGAGAAAGCCAATTGTCACCAAGTTCGTGTAAATCAATATAATAATCAATGCCCGATTTTGTGAGTTTATCAATAACTTCCCGAAAGGCCCTTTTTGTCATTGATTTTCTCCGTAAAACCCCCATTTAGTAAAAAAATGAAAGGCTTTATCGTAAGCATAAAGCGTATTTTTTTCCCATGTTTTGTAAATGGGTTTGTTTATCAAACCATGACGTGGAAATTTATCTGTAGGGTCTGTTAGGTAAAATGAACGTACACTAACATTTACACCATCATAAAAAATAAGGTCGAACCAATCAAATAAAACGAGACAAGCGTTAGAATATTTTTTGGAGTTAATGAGTGGATAGATGGGTGTCCCCAAATTTAGTCTTACATGTTGTGGAACCGTTGTTATTTCTTTTATCAAATACATTGGCACATTAATTTCAACACTTTGTTCTTGAATTGGCGCTGTAAGTTTTATAAGGCCGCCTCTCTCATATCTCATTTCGTATTTTGTTTTGGTATATGGTTCGTAGATACCGTCTTCTAAAATGTCAAAAAACTTTAATCCCATGAAATATTCTTTTGATTGAGTACACGCACTTGCGAAATAATATTCTTTGATAGCTGGATGGATTTGATGACCCATTGTGACTATCTCCGATTGATTGAAGAAAAACTAAAATTATACACACTGCATAATATCATCGAGAACGCTAATGAGATATGTTACATAATTATAATTAAACTTAATGATATGATCAGAATCAATATATCCAAACTTTTTACAAATTTTCTTAAATTTGTTAAATCTCATAATGGCAATCTCAATGTCATCGTTCACCGATTGGATCACACAATCAAGACTACTCATCCTACGGACCCCAATCTTCAATTCAAGTTTATGTTACTATAACGGAACGGACAGGATTAGTCAATAAAAAAAATGCGCATATCTAAACAACAAAAATATCAATTTGAACTATATCGTCTCATTTTAATGTATAATTCCCTGCATCCCATCTTGATTAGGTGGTAAATGAGGAACACAAGGCCAACAATTGCCAAACATGAAAGTGCCCAAACAACAAATAACATAACCCAATAGAAAACAAAAAACAGTATCTTGGGCGGCCATAGCAAAAAATTTTCGATTTCATGTTATGCGAAATTTGTAATCTCCGATAAGCACCAGCAAGAACCCTCAATGCCCACGCCAAATCAAACTTATCATGTTTTTCACACGACTTGTTAAAATCATGTGGATCGATCGAATCAGCCAATTGCAATGCGTCTTTTGTGTTCATAGTAACACCTCCGCATTTTTATTTTTCGGATGCCTTCCTACCACGCCTTTTCGGAAGAAATGCCTTGATCAAACTTTTTACAACAACATCACGCTTGGACTCGATCAAAGAATAGATGTTTTCTTCAATCGTTCCTTCAGCAATAAGATACCAAGCGTTGACCGTGTTCTTCTGTCCAATACGATGGCAACGATCTTCCGCTTGGTCGTGGGTCGCCGGGTTCCAGCCAAGCTCCACAAAGAGCACGTGGGATGCGGCAGTAAGCGTCAGACCAACACCAGCCGCCTTGAGCGAACAGATGATAAGGCGGCAATCGGGATCGTTTTGGAACGTGTCCACAGCCGCTTGACGATCCACGGAAGCATCATCGCCGAAAATATGGACGGGGTTGTAATCGGCAAACCGTTTGATAAGCTCACGTCCGACTTCCCGATGATCCACAAAGACCACCAGCTTTTGGACCGATTCCAGAGTGTCGGAAATCCAATTACAAACCGATTCCATCTTAGCTTTGACGGCCAACTGCTTGAGCTTTTCAATCCTGACCAACGCTTCGGCCTGAAGGCTGTCATATGCTCGATCTTCTTCCCCACGCTTCGTGTATTCATCCACGAGCCACTTTTTGAAATTAGCAACGGCCTTGTTGTATTCACCCAGGGAAACACGAATGGGAATAACGGTTCGTTGCTTTTCGGGAAGCTCCGTCAAAACATCGGCCTTCTCACGACGGATCATCACCGTGGCCCGGAGACGTTCTTGGAGTTCATCAAGGTTCGAAGCCCCGCTAAAATCCCACCCAAATCTGGTTTTGTAGGCATCACAGTAGCGCTTCGCAAAGTTAAAGAATCCACCAAATTCGTTGAGCTTTCCCAAAAACTCCAACTGAGTGGTAAGCTCAATCGGACGATTCACAATGGGGGTTCCCGTCAAACAGATCTTCACGGGGATCTTTTCCGAAAGCTCCAGACAAGCCTTGGAGCGAAGAGCCTTCTTATTCTTGATGTAGTGGCTTTCGTCCAATACAATCGCCTTGAAATCCACGTTCTTGAGATCGTCCATGCGGCGGTTCAAAAGATCGTAGGAAATGATGATCACATCCGCCGAATAATCATTGTTTTTTCCATTGATTACCGAAATGGAGACACCAGGAATCCACCTCTTGAATTCACGCTCCCAATTGATCGTAAGCGAAGCCGGACAAACAACAATACACGGATAAGCTTTCTTTAGTGCAACCGTGCAAATTGCCTGGATCGTCTTACCCAATCCCATCTCATCGGCAATCAAGACGGCATCACGTTTGCTGGCAAAATAGACACCGGCATTCTGGAACGGACGAAGTGTTCCAGTAAATCCTGGAATATTCAAATCAACGTCAATTTCAACCATCTTACTTTCTTCGATGGCTTTTTTGGCCTCGGCAATTTTTTCGTCAATCACCCGATGAAGGTGATCAACACCATCAAAATCACCAACAACTTCATCAATCTTGTCCTTGGGGACATCCATAACCTTTTCAAGTGTTGCGATCCATTTCTTGGTCTTTGGTTCAAATCGTGCCTTGAAGGTTTCCTTAATCGCATCCTTGAGATTGGGATCATAGGTAAACGAAAAGATCACAGATTGTCCATCAATCGTGATACGACGATGGGGACGAATCGAGCGGGTTTTTTGAAGAATATCTTCCACCGTCGAATCGACGGCTACGATTCCATTCGTCTTCACGGCATGGACGAATTTTTCAAAACCACGAACGGAATCAATAAAATTCGTGTCGATTTTCCACTGCTTCGTGTCCCAGTCAAATCGAGGCTTTGCATAGGATTTCAACATATCAATGAGAGTCTTGTCCTTGGGAATCCTAATCGAGATCACTTTTCCGTCAAAATCTGCAAAGACGGCCTTTTGGGGTTTGGGAGCACTCTTGGAAAGCTTCAACAACTTATTGTACTTTTTTTCAAGCCTTTCAAAGAGTTCGGGAAACTGGCCCTTGTACTTGATCAATCGGGAATAGATGTTTTGGATGGTTTCAAACGATTCATCCCAGACGGGGTTAAAATAGATTTGATTCATGAATCGAACATCATATTTGTTGAATCCACGCCCGTCTTCTGAAACGGCACCATCACAAACACCCTTCAGGTTCTCAATGATGACAACCATATCCGAGAAAACTTCCTGACAAAAATTGTGAAAATCTTTCATCATCAACACCCCCCTGTTTTGTTTGATTCTCTTATATCAAATTAAGGATGTGGTTGTCAATTAAAAAATGATATTATAGAGCATTTATTAAACTTTTATTAACCATTCAATAAGTCATTAACAATTGTAAAAACAAAAAAGCCGGTCATTGTTAGACCGGCGAAAAGATGTTTTTTTTTTTATTTATTAAACTCTTTAACTGCAACAACCGACCACTTGTGAAGTGCAGTTTCAAGTTTTCCCAATCTGCCAGAAGGCAAACGATAAAGTTTTTTATCTGCAACATACACGTGTTTTTTGAATTCTTTTAGTTTTTCTTTATATTCATTATTGAAAGCATACATTTCATGGAGAAGAAAAAGATCACGTGCCAGTACACTCACCATCTTTCTATCAACTTTCATGATTGGCCTCCTATTGTTCTTGTTGATAATCTTATATCACATGAAATAAATGATTGTCAAGAATCCTCTTCCCAATCCATTAGAATGCGTTCCCACATTGGCATAATTCCTTTACGTTTCCATACATTACCACAATGATTACAAACAATGTGAACAACAATATATGCCATGTGAAGATCTGCCCCATCCATTCGAACATAACCTGCAAGATACCCACATTTTTTGCACACAAAGTTCATTCCATCGGCAAATCTTGTGTCATCAAAAACTGGAAGAAATTTATTTGTAACATCGTCATACCACCACACAACCCAATCGAGTTGATTGTAGAACCATTTAAATTTTTTGTATTCATCTATTTTAATAACTTTCTGTTGCATGGTTTTACTCTTAGTCATCAAAAGATACGACTTTAATCAAATCGTCATTGAGCATTGTTGCCAACGCTTCAGTTTTTTCATTTGATTCAGTAATTTTAAGAAGAATGATTTTACCATGAAGAGATTGGATGTAAGAACAATTATAGGGAGTTTCGCATGTATAGACTTCATCACACATATTACAAGCTTCTTCAATGCAATACGGGCAACCTTTTTTGCTCAAATTCTTCAAAACATCTATGGCTAGCTTACCCTTTTCTGACTATACTTTTTCACAATTAGTACATTTAAACCATAAAATTTTCACGGCTCAGCTCCTTTCTTTTTACTATTTACTGTTAATATCATTTCAATTGGCGAATAAAATTGCTTGATTGTATCAATGGCATCATTAACATCAAACTCTTTACATGTATAAATATCAACACTAATAAATTGCAATTCCGGCTAAGTGTGCACACTACAAGAACATACGACCGTTCCGCTTAATCCGCAATCCGTTTCCGTGGCAATGGATTCATAGGCATTGACCACTGGAACTTGAACAATAATCGGGGGGACTAACACACGCATTCCGATCCGCTTGGTCAACTCATTCATAAATTGGTGTAAATGATCGATCTTACCGAGAAGAGTAGCATCGACTCCATAGCAGTCCACGCAAAGTCGCTGGCGAAACGGTCCAACACGATTGTAATCGATGCCGTAACTCATTTTAGATACTCCTTTCACGTCTCTCATCTAGTATATTTTTTGTGGTTTGTACTATTAGTATATTCTTTAATGACAAATAAACTAATTAAACAACACGGAAAAAACAATACACAAAACATTTTTTTTACCGAGGGCGACATGCTTGCATATTTTAAGGTTTACTGGGATTTAGAATATACCGGATTTCCATCGAGTTCATACAGTAAATTGGAGAAAATTTATATTTACGAACCAATTCCAGATATCAACATGAGTATCCAGGAACTATGCGACTGGTTAAACGAGAAAAAAGAACGAACGAATACAAAAGTTGTTCTCGATAAGTATTATTATGGAATTCTTCTGGCAAACTTTTATATGTACCCATTTGAACCAGGCTACATTTACGGATTCATTTCGTTCGTAAATCCCATCAAAAATGCCACAATTCGTGGGATTTGGACAAAATCATTGAAGATGTTTGATCATAATGTTATCAAAACAGAAATCGACAGTTAGAATAAAGACTTTCTCGTTAAATTAGATGATTTTATTGAATATGACCATACAATACTAAGAGATCTTAATTATTCAAAATGGTATATTTTGTCAAAACAATTCAATGCTGGTGGTTCAGAAGGATATCTTAAACTAAATTATCAATACGATTTTAGCAAACCAGGAGAAAATTGGTATTACAACACAATAGCAACAAATAAATGGAACCTATTGGAACTGAACGATATTACAATATCAAACATTACTATTGAACCATTGTCAATTTATAAAGGATATCCAATCATCCCAACCAATCTTATCGACAAATCTACATGGGAAGTGTCGGATGAAACAACACGGGTGGATTTGGTTAGTTCTTCAATTGAAAATCCACAAAACAAAGTATTTTTGGGTATCGATCCACGAAAATTATCTGAATTTAATCGTTGGTTGAGAAGTTTTTGGCTGAATAAAATTTATACTCCACCTAGTTACATAATTATTGAAGAACAAGAAACGGCTGAATTTCAATGGCTATCCGGTGTAAATGGCGTTTTATTGGATCATTTTATTGTAAAAGCAGATTTTACAACAAACGACATTTCCTTTACATCACTTTTATCAGATGATGATTATACTCATATTCCTATTGATCTTTTAGCAAGCGATCTCTACGCAACGGATCGAACATATTCAGAACGTCACTTTACATCACCCATTGCTTTGGATGAAGAAGCAATGAAGAGATTGCCAACATATTTTTATGATATGGGTGAATAGCAAAATGAAAAAAATCATCACTATCTATGGGAAACCAACCACGTTCTTGATAATTGGTTTTCCAAGGAACGATCCATCGAAGACTATACGGATACGGCAGACTGGATGGTAAACCAAAACAATGCCGTATAGTCCCTCGACGTTACCACCTTCAATTGGTTTCAAAAGGTCCATAGTCGATTTCGTCCATTCTGGTCTGATTCCTGGGCCGTAGGAGATATTTCGAGTGCTCAACCCCATTTTTAGGTGTTTTACAACCTGCGATGGATGGACCAAACCTCCCTGGATCTACTCAATTCCATCAACTGGAATCCACGAGACGTACAATGGTGGGTTGAAAACATCCATATTCTTCCCCAAATAAAATTTCATCAGCGATGGTTCATGTGGGAAATCGACGGAACCGACATGAACATCGTCAATAAAAACATCCACACATTCGATGATTTGCATCCCGTTCAAATAATCGACAATTCCAGTATGGTTCTCCGAGATTGGAACATTGTATTCAATGCCAACGATTCGACCCAAAATTACGTTCTTGTAGAAAAAACCTGGGAATGGAATCATTCGTGGGAGTTTGAAACCACGGATTCCACGTTTGCTTCAAAACCTAAACAAACTCTCCTCTTAAACCTCAATTTTTACGACGACAACACCACACACCTTTTCGATGCAACTCACCTAGTTTCCGATGTAACATTCTCATTTGGATTTGGAGATTCTTCAAATCTTGATTCCACATTTTATGAAAATCTAATTACGCAAAAACTTTATGAACAGGATAGCTCCGTTTTCTTCGCTTGGCAGTTCCTTTCGTCAATGTACTTAAATTTTGATGAACCGTTTAGTGTAAACGAAATTTATTCTAACGATAATTCCACATTCATTTTTCCAGTATCCGTTCCACATATGGATCTAACTCAAATAAACTTTCCTGATACAACAATGGATCACCCAACGCTTGGGTTGATTCTTTACAATCTACACGGAATTGAGTTTAAAACGGAAGTAGAACAATTTTTGTTGTGTATCAATTTGATGCACCCGATTACAAGTGGTTATGTATCCAACCAAAATGGAACATAGATAAGTCATAACAAGTAGCCGTGGGTCATACAATTCAACAATCTTGATCGTCCAGTCTATAACGGGCGACGATATGACATGCTCTATCAGAAATCCCTGACAACCAACAAGCCAACAAGTCGTGATGTTACATACATAAACTGGGATATGACGGACATCAACGATCCACAACCAAAACCAGTTGTTGACTAGACATTTGATAAGTGGCTCATTGTTCCGTATTCTGATGGAAAATATGACGCATTGGCTGTTTATGAAGATTATCCAAGTGATGTGACGAACTACTATAGTATGTCATTGTACGAGGCGTCTCAAGGATGGAGATTTTCAATTATTGTTCTTTACTCTACCGAAGATTCTTCAGTTGCGTTATCAAATAGTGGTTTTGTTGATGATGCATATAAAAAAGTCACGATTTCGAAAATCAACAACCCCAATTAGAAAATCCGATTTGTCGCTCCCAACATGTAGATCGTGAGAGATCCTGGTAAGCAAGAATATTACGTCGATCCTACAAGAACCATCGGTAAAATAACATTTTTTGAAAACACGCAAATTCTTTGCGATGATATCCACGATTACTTCAATGAAATTGGAGTATCACCCGTTTTCATAAGCGATGGTACTACATTTGATATACCAACCCCAAATTATGCATTTGGAAAAAAATTTACTGATTTTACAGGAAAACTTTATAACATCGACCAAACGACACAAGTAATAAAAGAATTATCTGGTAAAAGTATCGCCAATAAGCTTTTTAACTAGAGTTCATTGGATTCAACAAGCCTATGGAAGCTTGAAGCGATTACTGCCCCGATGAATAACCTCGCTATTCGAATGTACCACCGTTAGTTCGCTTGGGCTTCACAATAGGATGCATTTAACTACCCACAACAACATTTGAGACAGGCAAATGCTTTCGTCGGTATGTTAAGTGATTCACACGTTTATCTATCTTAGTATCCAATGAATAGAAATTACATTGTACGTGGCAATGGAGTTCGTAATCCATTGATTTATCCTAATACAGGAGAAAAAAATCCAAGCGCTTATTATTATGACTATGACTATTATTATTCATTACCAATGACATTTGCTTATTATGATAAAATAGAAGATACATTAACAACAAAATCAAATAATACAATGGAATCTTGGATTTCTTGGATTCTACTCTTATATGGAAAGAGAATAGTTAAATTCAACGAAAAATACACTGATAAAACTAGTTATGTAATATATGAAAATGGTTCTATTGGTTCACCACTTCAAAAAGTCGATGTAACAACTAACATTCCAATAAAATAGCACGATAGTTCAATATCATATCCAATGATTTTGTCAACAGATAATTTTGATACATCAACGACAATTTATCAATCAAAAAATATTATACACGGAGCACCATTTATTGATTTAACGGCTGTACTTTCAAATATAAACTACGGCGAATCGTTTAGTGCTAACCAATATAATGGATCACTTTTCATTAACGAAAATGTACTCCGATTTGATGCAACATATGAACAATTGCTAACTCCTACAAACATCGTGGGATTAAGTAGCGGAAACTACATTTTTGCGGCATTGTGGTCGAATGTTACTTCAACACAAAATGCTCATACACCAAACTACTTTTTACAAATAATGCATCAAAACACTATCTCCGGTGCTTATACCCTTTAGGATGTAGCTCATCCAAAGACAGAACTTCTCTCACACGAAAATCCAAGTGTAGACATGCTTGAAAACTCGAATACAGGATATTTCAGTAAGTAGTATGCTATGTTTCGTTTGAATGCACAATCATCTGATAGATTGTTAACATCAGAATATTTTGATGATTTAAATTACTGGGTATATGATATTGGATATTGGGGTAGTGATATAGAGACTTATAATAATAATGAAATTATAGAAAAAGCAACAACTTTGCCACCTGGAAAATGTATGCTAATTCAAAAAGATCTACCAAATATTCTTTTTGATGATGAAAATGATCTTGATGTATAGTATTATGGAGTTATCGACTCTTCAGGAAATGTATATTGTGCCACAACAAACAATTATGGTGATGCATATTAGGCAAGCACAATTGACTTAAATGAATTTATTGCTCGTGGCGTTCAAGATAATATTGATAGAAATGATCCAAATCTTGACTCAGACGATGATTAGAGGATGAAATGGTTCTACAGCATTGTCGATGAAACTGAAGAGTATGTACAGAATTTTATAAATATTGTAAAAAATTAGAATATTCCACCAAAAACCGGAAACTTATATATGATTCTTCCTTATTCCGAGTATCTAAGTAAGAAAATGATAAAATATTTGATTGAGTAAATAGAATGTGGTGGTGGGATGAGAATTAAGCCCACCACCATTTTTTTTTTTACTTAGATTAGATCTGATTCGTCATTGAATCGATCATAAACAACTGAATCCATGATAACTTCATTTGTATACTTTAGCGGTTTCAACCAAGGATTTGTTTGTTCAGTAACAACTGATGTAAGTCCACTTAAGTTAGTTTCACTTGAAAAAAGACCATGTTTTTCCAATAAAATTTTTCCAATCGACCACTGAAAAAGATCTTGATTTCCTTCCAATTGAACAACCAATTCTTTAAAAATATTATACTTATGAGAAGAAAAAACAACTTGTGAACCAGCATTTCCCCTTTTAAATGCCGTTGGAACATGAAGCATACGGTAGGTGGTTCCAGATCGTGTGATCACGGTTGAATTGTTTGCAAAAACCACCCAGTCGTGACCAACGAATGCACCCTGAAGAAACGATTGCAAATTACTACTCGATGGTTCAACGGTGAATGCGGTTTCGGAATTCTCAAGAAGGGATTTAGTAGCTTCAAAATCCCACGAATAGAATCCAACATTCGATACATCGAGATAAAATGTCCACTGCATCCGATCCAAAATTTGATAAGTTTGAAAGACAGTCCATGGTTCACCCACGGAAATTAAAGTTGCTTCTAGAGACGCCAGAGTGGAATCATCACCCAAGGAAATTGATTGGAGCTTGGTCGTCCTTGTGCCGTCCCACCCAGCAAGAACCCAATTATCTGTTGTCTATGATAGATGGAGCGGGGTTTTTGATTTGACGAACGAGACCGTCTTGGAAGAATCGGTGCTATCCAGAAAAAACCTACATTCGTCGTATTCAGAAATGAGAAACGACAAGATTTGACTGTTGTTTATCTGAAACGATGCAAAGAAAAGATTTTTATCTGTATCGTTCCACAACTTTAAGAGTTCCATTCGATCAACGATTAATGTTTCTGGGCATTTAAATGATTTGTACGCACCAGAAAGTGCTTCAGCAGTTATATAAAGTTGATTATTGTTTACCAAAATACAATTACAATATAAATCTCCAAATGGATAAACTTCACACAAGTGTGTTACGTCAGAATAAAAATGTTCATCAATCTATTGCGTTAAAAAGTTGTGCCAAAGGAATTTCATTCGGCATCCTCCATATTATATTGTCGCATCCTTACTTGCTATAATTTCCTGTAATTCACGATTACCAATTACAAATCGAAGAGCAATATCTTCCGATGTTAGCTTCTTAAAATGTAACTTCAATTGATCCAAATTTTTTAATAGCCGTTCTAAATACAAATTTTTCTCATCTACTGATTTATCAATAACAATGTAAAGAAGTTTCAAAATATCTGCATCCGTAAGGTTTTCACTTGATACGAGTTCAAAACCAAGACCATATTCATATAACAAGTTTACTGGTATGCTAACCGTTTTTCCGCCATGAAAATCAAATCGAATCAACCGTTGTGTTAATTGATTATCCATCTGATGAAGCTTAAATTCGAGTTTCCATTGGTTCCTCGTATCGTCCCGATGAATCATGATTTTTGATAACTCTAGAACATCTCCATCCATTGCCGTTTTAAGAAAAAGAAGACCGTCATAATCCACATAGAATGTGTTGGGTTGATCGGCATGAATCGGGACAATCTGAAAATTGGTTTTATCAGCAATGATATTCAATTGTCTGTTCCCATTTTGATTTCTTAATGCGAAAAGGTAAGAAGGAACTTTATTTTTCCACGAAATCTTTGCAAGTGAAGTATTGTCCAACGGGGTTGACACAAAACCCGTGTCTTCCTAGAGGCCGTAACATTGCTCACTGGAATCCAAGACCATTTTGGGCTGGGCACGTGACAAAAGACTTTGATCTTCAATCTCCGAAAGATTTTGTCCCGATGACCATGTTTCCATCGTTACCTGAGCGCTCTTAATAGAATCAACAAAAACGGGATGAAATACGTAAGATTGTATATCAATAAATCCAAGTTCTTTCCATATGTCCATAATATACGTAATGGCAGATGAATCTCTCTAGCTTGTTGTCTACTGAGAGTTTGTGTAATGATAAGGTACTGTATTTAATGCAATTAAAGTCTCGAAGCTATAATAAGATTTATAGTTCTAAATGGTACCATCAGTGCTTGTATAATCAGTTTCATTTAAAATATTTTCAAGTGATTTTGTAATATAAGCCGATGTAACAAGTAATTTAATACTTTCTTCATCGTTTGTTGGATAAAGTGTATCTGGTAAAAGGAGCGACACTGGTTTTTGGCTTCTAATAAAATCCAAAGATAATTCAACATTTAACATATCATCAAGTTGACCGGGTGTTGCATCTGGAAAAATGGAATATAACATGTTTGAGATATCCATCATGTCGAATGTGTAATACAAAATAGTGTCTTTCTAATATGAAATTCCAACTTTATCCCCATCACGTGTAAAATTCATAACCTATCTCGGACTTATGGTATGCTAAGTATATGGAAAATCACTCCGTTTTACAAAGCAACATTCATAATCTTTAGATGATAATGCCCTACTATTGCTCATCTTACAAATTGGAAATAACCACGAAAGAGCATTGGATGTAATGTCATAAACGTCCTTAAAGTATGTATCAACAACTGTTGTAAATTTAAAATAATCATCAAAATCGTAATTATATAAATATTCAATTGCTAAGTTGGTGTGGTAGTCCAATTTCTCAGTACCGTCAACAGCAAACCAGCTAACAACTTTCATTTTATCTGAATCTGGTTCAAGATAACAATCAAAAAGAGATTGACCTAGATATTTCATATCACCAAAATACAAGCTGTAAATTGGGTAAAGAGCTAAGTTTGGTTTCCAATCATCCTGCTTTCCAATTGCGCCTAGAAAAACGACAATATGATCATTTACGGTACCGGTGTTTTTAATTGCATATAACAATTCATGAGGAAGCGCTTCCTTAACTTCTAAAACTTCATGTGTTTCAATGTTAAGCTTTACAGCAATTGGCTTAAGTGAGTCAAATATGTATTTAGGTATCACACTTCCTTTACTTGCTTTATGAATGAGCTTTTTATCTATAATTAACTAATTATAATACAACTAGTAAGTGTCTTCAGTCACATATTTAAGCATCTATTTTGATTTATCATTAAACAATGAAATCGTCTATGCTGGCTCTTGTTCATAATTCAATAAAAGTTTAGCATACCAGTCTAAATAGACGGCACCAGGAGAACAAAAAACGTCAGTTAGCTTGTTGACAAACACACCATTGGAATATAAAATGAAGTCGTCGTTTTCAAAGAGTTTAAGCGTTTTTGTGAAGTCCCACACATCAACATTATCCATGACTGGGGTAGATTCATAAAATTCATTCCATTTAGATAATGACGTGGGAAGTTCGAAGTTTATATAGGACTATTTCGGTAAAAGCGTTCTAAAATAAAACGGAGAAAGCATTATAGTTGTTCTCCTTATCTCAAAAGTTTTGATAAATTAGTGACCTTTAGGAGGATTGATACCAGAATGTGGTTTTTTGTTTTGGGTGTTCTGAGTGGATTGGTTATTGGACATTTAATGGTAATTAAAATAAGCATAGAGGAAAATAAAAAATGATATATGTTTTTACTCTTTTATACATAATAGGATATGTGATTGGATTGTTTATTGCTTGGTATTTTGATCGTGATCTTTTATTGTATAAGCACGAAAGAAAAATAGGTAAAAGTAGGATTTATGTGTAAAAAAAAAAGTGGGGGACCATGATCCCCCACTCAACAAAAATTAGACCAACGTAAATTTAAAAAACCTTCTCTATTGTCCGTAATGTTCTCTTATGTTACCATAACTAACTATATACCAGTCTGTTGTGAAATTAAGGGTACCTGCGTATGGTCTTAAATCAATTAGAAAGGGTCTTGATACATTGTTAAAATCGATATGTTGCCAACCACCGTCATTCCACCAAATTTCAAGATTTAGAGTGCTAACGGGATAAAAGAATAACATCAGAAAATCGAACGCCTCTCCTGGATTGAAATAAGAAACAAGTGCACCTTTTCCGGGGTTCTGCAAATTACCATAGGTAATATCTTTGATATTCCACCGTGAATTACTTACAGTTTCGATGATTGTTGTATCACTACACGCATATACAGTTCCATATTCCAATAGTTTAATTTCATCAGCAAAATTTGGTAGAACCTGTCGTATCTACGGAGTTGCATTAGTATACATATCCATATAAGTCTAATCAACTAATGGAAAACCATCAAAACCATTATAGTAACCGCCTGTAAACTTAGTATACGTACCACCGAACACAACAAACTTTTTGTCGTCTACCTGAACAACACGCTGTCCATAAGCGGGACGAAAGTCAAATTGATACTGTGAAAGTTTATTATTCATGACATCTAATCTGCTAATGGTATTAGAAAGTATCGACTTCGTGAAAAAATCATTATAAGATGGTTGAATCCCTTCTTTAACTTGTGCAACGGCTTTCCAAGCGGTCCAACCATCAAACGTACCGTCGGCGGAATTGTAACAACGTGGAATAATGGCGTAAGCAGGATCAATACAAATTGCTATCCTTGACATTGGACTATACCAAGGATCGCCATTTTCGTAATTCGCTATATCAACGACTGTTTGATCACTCCATTCATACTCCTTAATCGTCCAAGCCAATTCACCACTACTAACCTGATCCGTGAAGTAAATGATATACACATCAGAAGAGGATATTGAGTTAGTCTCCGTTGCCAGAAAAGAGCGACCACCAAAATTATTATAATTATATAAAGTTCCATCCTATGTCATAACTGACATGCCAGTATATGTCGAATAACCATAGGCATATGCTGTTTTTCCTTCATCATAATAAGTTCCAGATGAATTATAGTTGCAAAATGGACCACCACCAAAATAAACATACCCAGCACCATTTTCTACATTAAAATCATGTGTATAACATTTAGAGACTAAGGCCCCATATTTACCGGTTGTATAATCTGTCATGCTAGATACTACAGTACGATCTGTTGATTCATTCAACGTTAACTGAAGCTGGTGGTGCATGATGGAAGTTCCGTCGGCAGGATTCAAACCACCATTTATATAAATTTTAATATCGGCGGTTTTATATAGTGATAATATTGGCCCAATGGATGGGTATGGATTAGTCCAATCAGTAGAATTATCACTGTTCTTGACAATTGTGTAACTAGAAGTATCAAGAGAATATGCATATAAAAATTGATTTACTGTATTATCATCTTGATACCAGCCACCAGCCATATATAAACTATTGTTATATGGTACCTAAATGATATCATGCTTTGCAAGTGGAATACCAGTGTTAATTATTGTATAAGAACTTGGATTATTTTTTACATCTGGAAAAACAATTAGTTCATCACTTATATTTCCACTGGCGTCATATCCACCATGTACATACATTCTCGTTCCATCATAACATGCGGCGTGCCACTTGTTAATCACAACATCCATCGGGGCGGAATAACAACCATAACATTTTGTATCAAAATAAATATTACCATCCTAATCTTCCTGTTTTATCGTCTTGAAGGTCATAAGTGTTGCATTTGGACTATCCGAGTGTTCAACGTAAACAGAACTAGTTACAGGATTCTTATAGTCATCGGTATCAGTATAATGATACATCTCATCTTCTTGAACAGTTAGATTCTGTACTTTAGGACTTACATCGAAAACCCACACATCAGTTGAATCCAAGCTTACACACAAAATCCACGTTCGATTATTTGGGATAAATTTAGTGGAACTATATATATATCCACCAGTAACAATAAATGATTTGACTTTATGGTTTAAGTAGGTTTGTGTTCCTCCAATTTCGTGTACATGTTGCATACATATATTATCCACACCAAAAAGAGTTGAAAAATCAAACAAAACGACTTCGTTGGTATTTGAATTAAACACATAAAGGTTTGTATTTACCTAACTTGGGTCTGTTGAATGTAGTCCAACGTCTTTTCCATAAGTTGTGTCAACCTTAAGCTAAGCTCTATCGTATGCCATTCTTTATTCTCCTAATTTAAGAAGTTTTATTTCAGTTTGTAATTAATAACCATATCATAAACTCGAAACCATGGCTTTCCAGGCTCCCAAACCATCCTCTTTTACCCACACACCCTTGGTGGCATCAAAAATCCAAAGATCGCTAAACTGAATTTCATTTCCATTATCATCAAGACCCCACCCACCAAAAATTCCAAACCCACTGGGCGTTGGAAACCCACGTGCAAATACTCTAGGTTCCGGTTGTTCGCCACCAGCAATTTCAACAGTACTGTCATACTAAGACACACTAGATTCTTCATAATCTCCCCAATAATAAGTTCCACTAACGCTCTAGTAAATGATACGATTTGAAAGCCCTCCATTATCGACATCGAATCCCCCAAAGGCATAACCTTCAAATAAATATGATTGATAACTTAAATTCGTGCCCCATATTGTATTGTTTCTTTTTACAACAATCGTTGTATGTAATAAATCACAAATATTTTTTGACGAGGGATTTCTGACTACACATTTTGTAAAGAATGATGGTGTGTTTTCTATATTTGGACCAACAATATTCTTTGAAAGTGTATCAAAATATATATACAAATTTTTTGAAAATAGTTTTGGATATGCAGGTACCAGGAATGCACCCTTTTGAACTGGGATAATAATTGGCATAATGTTCCTCCAAGTATTTTATTAAATTATTTGTTCGTCTTTAGAAGACATCTCAACAAATGAAACTACCTTAATACCTTCAGATGTGAAAATGCTTAGTGGTAAACCAAAATCAACAAATATATAGCGACTCTCAGCCTCACTTTCCTCGACTGGTTGTACATTATTACTAACAATAGTTAGAATACTATTTAGTGTTGGAAAATAAAGTCCTGGTAAATAATTATAAATTGTAAAATCAACTTTTGTGCTAAATGTTCCAACAAAACCGTTTGTAAGATCATCACATTCAACACGAAAATGATAATCAACATCCTCTTTCATAGTAAAGGGATGTGCATATTGTCCAGTTGTAGAGTGGGTGTTTGAAAATAACGTCGTTCCATCAGAATCCACAAGTGAAACATTCAACTCGTGACTTGTTGTAACATCATAAGTAAGGACTTTATTAACAAAAAGGTGTGGTTCCTGTGAAGATAGGGTGTATTCCAGGACAACCGCACCGGATGGTGTATTGTCTGTATCAAAATTATAGGAAAGATCATAATGTTGCGTATCGGTTAGTTGAAATTGTGGATGATGAATGAAAAATAACGAAGAATCTTGGTATTGCTAAGATGTAATATCTGGTAATTTAAAAGAGTCAATAGAATAAGTACTATAAATGGTAGTGTTGTCACTTGTGTTTCGCTAAAATATAAGTAGCAGGTCATTTTCAAGATTAGAATTAATCGTTGATTCTGTATTGTCTCTAATATAAAACTTTCGTACTAAGTTAGAAGTTGTAGAATAATCGTAAGCAATTATATTGTAAAAGTTATCATATGTGGAATCAACTTTACCTGTTTTTATTGAATCATTATCCTCATCACCACTGACTAACAAAACGAAAATTTGAGAAGAGTCTGTCCACGAAGCAACATTTTCGTGTTCTTGTAGTTCAAAGATTTCCTATTCGTCGAAATTATAGAGATTTATGAGATTTGTGACATCCAACACACTCAATTTTTCAATGATAGCTTCGACATAAGTGACATCGGAAACGTTTCCGTGACCCGAAATGTTGTTTAGAACCCAAATCATAACTTGATCATTAATGTAATTATCTACTCTGATTTCATGTGTATCATCACTTTTAGTTACAAAACCAAAATCTTTCAGCGATGGTGTATAAGATTTGTATCCACGTGTAAGTGCTACATTTGTTATATCGAGTTTTACAGCCATAGAGACATCCTTTTATTTTTACCGAATATATTTTACAGTTGCTTTGTATGATAAATTGGTACCATCACTTGTTGTCACTTTAATACCACCTATTTGTTTTTTATTTTTAAATTTACCCTTAATTTTTACCTTTTTAGCTGTAGTTGTGAAGAAACCGAACTTCGGAGGCTCCATTTGCTCAAATTGATCTTTCACGGTAAAATCATAATTATAGTTCCATATAGACAACATTTGTTTTGCTAACTTGTCGTGTGGAATCATTGGACCAATAACAAACAAGTAATCACCAGCTTCCCTATCCTATAATCTAAACGACTGTAACATATTTTTCTATTCTGGAATAATAATATGTTCCAGGTTCGTATCAAGAATACCACCAAGCGGTGTATTCAAAGGTGTGTCAGATTTACGAACGATACGTACTGGAGATACTTGTAAATACATATAAGTAGGATATTTGCGTGTCATTTTCAACCGCATGGTAGTGGAATCAACATTTGATAGTGTATAATCACAACCATTTACATAACTAGTCGAACTTGAATATCTGTGTGTATACGTAAAAGCAAACATATATGGAGACAACTTTGATGCATCATACGTTCCATCCATGGTAAAGTCCATGGTGACAGTAGACAAAGAATCCATGAAAAATCCATTACGAGCTTCGTTTTCGCTAATGTTGCTAGGTGAATAATATCCTATTACATGATCCTAAAAATTCCAATCAACCGAATTGTCTATGTAATCCAAAACAAGCGTGAATCCAAAAAGATCCAAACTATCAGCAAGATTTTCGACAGATTGATCATATTGTTCTGGTATCGTAGCAACATCCGTTGCAACGGTTGGTAAAGGTGTTTTATCTGAATGAAGAACAACATATGAAAATGGATATCCGGTTATGTCAGTAACAAAGTATGAAAAATCAACTGGTGTAAAATCTGGATATTTAAGTTCCGATGAAGCAAAATTATAAGCAAATCGATTATACTTCAAAGATATGGTACCAACGACTCGTGGTTTGGTTAGCTTATAAAGTTCTCGTTGAATTACATATTCATAATTCGGATAAAAATTATCATACATAGCATTGGAAAATGGAACAAAAACAAATTCAGTATTATTCTGCAAATCAATTGTTAATAAATTCCGTCCTTGTTCATTGGACATAATGGCTTTTGTTCCACCATTAGAACTAGCGTTACCATAAACAATTTGATCCTATGTAACCGATCCATTTTTACACGAATCAACAAAAGCGGTTTCACTGTTAATATAAGCAGAACTAAACGGATTAAGTGCTGGATGAGATAAAAAGGTTTCTTTTGAAAAAGAATTTGAATAATCAACAAATGTTAAGTCCAGATCTATAAAAACATCATTGAAATTGTATAGATTTCTATCTTGGGATTGACTAAGTGTATATACTATGTAAGGAAAATAACCATCTACAGTATAGTCAATTGAATCGTATACATCATCTGAGAATACTATGGTATTGTCCCATAAATCATAATTCCAAGTCGATAACCAAAATACGTCAAAATCAAGAGATACACGCTTCACAAATTCTGGAAATACGATGGATGTCTTGAATGAAGTGGCGTCCCAAAGCTGGGGTACATTGTATCCAACAACCTTCCCTGAACGAGTTTTTTGACGGTTGAAATCAAAAAGAACGATCGGAAGACCATTGTGCCAACGCACCGTTGGATGAAGCGAATTCCAGAAAATGTACTCATGTTCCAAATCAACATCTTCAAAATTTTCATAAAAGATCAATCCATCATAAATGTCAACCGCATCGCTTTCAAACAAAAGATGATTTCGTGCATCAATGTATCTAAGTTGATCCATTTCCCTATCATAATAAACAATAAACTTTGGATTTGGATCAAACCAATATATTAGAGTTTCTTGTTGGGGTTCTGCAATTGAGGCATTAAAAGCCTTATACAATAGTTGATGATAGTTATGAATGTTGTCAATTGAATAACAAAGATGTCCATAAGTAGAATCAACATTATCGTTGGCGTAGTGATACGTGCAATTCACCTTATTGCAATAAACAATGATCTCATCAAATGTCTGCACATCATAATTATAAAAAGTAAGTGACAAAATGTAATAATCATCATTTTCATAAAGACGATCCACAATTACTTCACCAAAACGCTTTACCAGTTCAATATGTTGATAAGTTGTGTCGTTTATGATGATATCAATGGTATGCTCATGTTTATTGATAATTACGTTTGTTGGTGATAAAGTAGAATCCGTATAGAATGTCATTGGCAACTTATCAAGATATGCTGGGTTGAATGTACCATCGGGGCTTAGTTCGCCACCATAGAGAAGATTATTGTCATAAAACTCTATAAAGAAACGTGAATCGTCGAGGTTTGTTTTATAAAGATTGTAAACACCCAATTTTTCATCGATTATCGCATTCGCAGGAACATTCATTGAAAAAAGTCTTCCAGAAACTTCATTGTAAAACCACCAAATGTCCCCATATTTTGCCAACGGATAGGCATAAAGAAGACCCGTAACATCCCAGGAATGAGTCAAACTAGCTTGAGCTGATTCGTCGTGCCACCAAACGGATTTCTAGGTCTTATCAGTTGTGGCGTTGAGGTTTCCAAACACGGTGTGATCCTGAATGTAGGGAATTGATACTTCCAAAAACTTATCAAAATAAGGAAGACTCACGTAGACTAATGGATTACTTGAAAAATCGAATGACAAATGAGAAATCCAAGGAATCTTCTTTGCAATCTCCCACTGAAGCGGTGAATGGATGTTTTTAACCACCAATTCTGTACTCATACCCGTGGAATCGGTGACATCCAAATGAATGGCAAAATCATTCACCCGAGTAATCGTCGTTTCGACGATGTTTGACCAATCCACCGCAGGATTTGGCGTTCCCCAGTGAAAAACGGTTTCTTGATTTGTTAGATCATAAGTTCCAAGATCAAGCGAACCGGTTGTAAATCTCCTATACGTTTCTCGATCTTCGGATACAAGATCATCTGCCGCCTCCCACTTGAGCCAAAAATGCATTCTCGTCACAAAATCCCCCGTAACTTGAAGGGTCGTCCCATCAAATGAAAAGGTCGCTGGAACAAAATCCGTCGTCCAGTCGTTTGATAGGGTGGCCCATAGATGATTTCGATCGTCATTGAAATTGCAACCCGAAACGGATGTGTTGAGATTTGTGATGTCCACCTGACGCCAGTTGAATGCAAGCTCCAGATTGATCTTGGCATCTCTTAAAAGCGCCTAGTGAGTGGAATCGGCTGTAAGATCGTACTTGTATATTGCCAATTTATCCTTTTCAGTTCGATTGAACGTTCTGCCAAAACCCAACACCCAGTCGTTACCTTCGTTGGTTGTCCAAACCGTTCCCGTTTCCGGGTTCCATTGCTTTGGTGAAAGAACTGGAAAATAGATATTTGAGTGGAGAATGGGCTTTTGGACCAATTTTTCCGGTTGTTTTACTGGATATAGAAATTCATTTGTCGTTTTATCAAACGTACCGGAAACGGGTTTTACAAGTCGTGTCCAAACCGTAGACTAAATTTCGGGGTCCTTAGACTAATAACCATACGGTAACAGCACAAAATCGTCACACGAAATGACACCATCGGTTTCAATTAATCCAACTCCTTCTGTAGTACGCTGAATCCAGCGCATATCATAAAATCGATTCGTTTTAAATACGTAATTTGCCCATACATATCCATTATAGGACGCCGAAAAACAATCATTCGTTGGAACATAAAAATACTTCCACATTGCATTGTGATAATTTTCCAGACTAATATACGTTGAGTCAAAATTCTATTTACCAAACTAACCAAGACCACTTAACCACATTTCCTTCTTTTCTGGATGAAGTGTTGATGTATAAATCGTTGGAACATTATCAAGAACTTCTTCATTGAGCAGTTCTGGAACCTTGTAGGATGGTGCGTAATAATATCGTTTTTTATCGCTAGCTTCGAGTAATACATATTTACTAATATCTGTTTTATAACTTATTGTGTAATAGTTATCAAACTTTGCTCCTAGAAGCCTTGTATGAGTATTCACATCTAGGTGTTGTCCGTAAATAGAACTTAATTCTTCGGTATAATAGGGCTTCCCATTTGTTCCTTGTCGAGATGAACGTAATTCCAATGTATTTTGAGTGTGTATAAGTAATTTAGGATAATTTATTGATAACCAACCAAAATCATACCGATCATAAATTTGGTATTCAGATGGATATGGAAATTGAATGTCATATTCATCTTTAAAAATCAAATCATAATTGTCCGATATTCTATCGAACCTGGACAACCACAAATACATTCGATCCTGCGGCTAACGCTGTGCCATTAGAGTTCCATGCGCCAAAATCTAACTATACACATTATCATTATCTAAAACATATTCATACTTTGTGCTGTTAAATGTTATTCTATTACCGATTCTTGAATGACTAACATTTGGTGGATTAGAAAGATCCACGATAAATTGATAAAGCGAACCACTCGCATCAAAAAATATTGGATCTAATTCTATTGTCCATATAAACCATCTGTTTGTCTTGTGATCCTAAAACGTCTAGTGTTTATTATATCCTGTGTTATTATAATTCCATAAGAGACTTTCATCACTAAGATAATAAGCATCTTCTTCGACCCATTCCGTACCATCCACAAGACTCATAAACACAATCATAGGTCGTTTGCTTTCTGAATAATAGTTATCTGTAACGTCTTCTGGGCCGATGAATACAAATTTTGTGTCGTCAATTTGTTCAAATGCCTCTGCTAACCCAATGTACGTATTGGGAATGTCTGGTAAATCAATCCAAGTTGATGTATCTAGATCAAAAAGAGCTAAATTCTAAGGCTTGGTAAATCCACCCTAACTAAATCGCTTATTGATCATGTGAACCTTATTGTTCCTAACAGTAGATGGCAACCACATCGTATCTGATGTATTGACACCAAGTCTCTCAACTGAACGGTTTTCTAAATCATATAATAGTGTCCCAACCCCATCAGGATTCCATCCACCAATAGTACCCTACGAGTACTTACGGACAATTAAATATCTACTATTAAAATAAAAAATATTAAGATTTGTCATTCCAGCATTATCATTTATCTAACTTTGTAATGATGTTCCGTCCCATCGAAATACTTTACCAGTACCTTGATCGTAGTGAAACAGTTGTGTATTATCTACAGCAAAAACGGAATCCGTGAAAAATGAATAAAACAATTCGGAGATCTATGTATTTTTCTGAAATACCTTCAACGATGGATTATTGAATACTGTCTGGTCAGCATTAACCGTTACAGAGTCATAATCATATAAAATATCGTTTTTAAAGCTGTTAGTTATAACAATGGATGTTTCATCAATATGCGTCACATCAAATGATCGCACATCATATTCAGGTAATTCATATCCTTTATAAATAAAAGTTGATGCTGTATAATCCGGTGAAATGGTTAATGTAACAAAACTATCAACAAATGACTAATGTTTGGTAAATACGCCAGATGAATCAATTTGTAAGAAACCACGATTACCTGGAATATCCTCTTCTGCTACATCAAACTTACCCTTTAATGAACTGTGAAGTGAATAGTATTCTGTATTATATATAAAATCATAATAACCAAGACTCTAATTTCCTGTAATATCGTTTATTGTGCCACCATAAATATTATAGACTTGCTTATATGCTGGATTCTAATAGGCTGCTTGTACAATATATGGTAATGTTCTAGGAATAGTAATTTCTTGTACTGAATCAACAAAAATACTACCCACATTAATAAGACTCTTTCCAAAAATTGTAGGATCAAGTGAATTTATCAACCAACCACCGCTACTTTGTATGTTATAAAATTTTACATTGTCCCAAAAACGTGTTTCAACAAAATCATACGGACGAGATATTACACCGAATGGCGTCCGCTTGACACACGGATTGCTCTTTGACCACTGACCCAACGTAGCAACCGGAGCCGCATCATAGGGTCGGTTTCTTGAATACGTAAACGTTCCAACCATTGGCGTTCCATTGATAAACGAAATCCTCGAAACATCGCTCACGATTGTAACATCAGACGAAAGTTTAAGCTTGTTACGATTGATCCAATAAATTCCAGTCGTAGTATCCACCAAAACATCTGTGAGCGAAAAAGTATCTTGGTCGATAACCTAATTTGAAATGGAATAATCGATAAGTAGGTTATTCAACGGATGAAGAATAAGCTTTGTTGAATCGATGAGATTAGAAACTTCATGCTGTAATGTATCTGAATTAAAAACTACCTGGATCGGCACATACCCCACAACACCGGAATTGAATTGAATCATCATTTGATAGCACGAAACATAAGTTGTTTCATCCGTGTGTTTATGTATGTTTGAAGATTGAATTTTTATGAGCTTAGCTTGTGAAAGTAAAGAATTGTCTATAAAGTTTAAAACATTAAACGTTGTATCAAATGAACCGTTTTTTCCGGTATACCACTTATTTCTTACAGATTCGAAAGTTGATCGTACTTCACCTTCTTTATGTTCTGGAGCATATTGTAGTAGTAATTTGTGTGTTGGAATAGTATAAATATCATTAGAATTTATAAGCGGCGGAGTCGATAAACCCTAATTATATGTTGGCTAGTCATTCCACGAATATCCATAAAATGCGGAACCGTAGTTTACTGATGTACTATCCAAGCCTCGAATAGAATATTCTTTTGTTATTGGAGAATATTGAAAAAACTTCCAATTCCAATCGAATGAATACTTATATGTTCTTATTACAAGGTTGGTAGAATCCACATACATATCATAGAAAACTGAAGTCACATTATTTGCTGGTTGTCCAGAAATGAGTGCAATGAATGATTTTCTTCGGTGCTTAAAAAGATTATAAAATTTTTCCTGAATCGTAAATGAACTCTTAATAATGTCGTTTGGTGGAACAAAAAGATGCTTAATCGCTTTCTTATTATATACCGCATCCACAACCTTTGAAAAATCCGTGAAATCCGTTTCCAAAACCTTAAAAGAATGAAGAATCAATTGGGGTTTTATTCTTTGATGGGTTGAATCAATAAGTAAATCTTCTACAATAGGATCACTCACTTTAGCTAATACGTCATCGAAATTGATGGAAAGATTACTATCAAGATAATTATACCAATTGTTTACAAGATCTTTTCCATATTGTTCGTTACTAGCAAGATTATTTTCCAATTGGATCATTTCATCAACAAAAATATTATTTAACCGGCTTGCATAAACATTGAAACAAAACCATTTTAACGAATCGTTTCCTATAGTCTTATAATCAAAGAGTGCATTCTTGTTATTTTCGAGTGTAAAATCACGCAGTGGTGTCTTGATGGCAACCCATTCCACACCAGGCACGGCATAAATGGACTCATCAACATATTCTGCAAAAAATTCTTGTGTTTCTCTCCGCTAATCAATAATCTTCTAATCCAGGTTTTTAACCGAAAATTTATTCATAAATGGACTCCGCTATATTTAGGGTAGCATTCATACTAATTAGTTGATATGCAAAACTACAACTCGGAGCAAAGACAACATGTTCCTAACAACGAAGCAAACTACATTCAATCAATTATCTAAAATTGAAACCGTAACATCTGTCATTCCTTCCAGCGTTTTTTATGACGATGTTTCAACCTATGGAAATATCATTCAATAGAGGGAAAACATTTTGAAAACTTATTTTGATGAAATTGTGCAAAACGGAGGAAGTATAAAGATTTCTAAAAACAACGACATTTATATTACGAAAGATTTTGAATCACTCTACGAATCCGTTGCCACCATGTGGGACGGCGACTCGTGGATGGTGGACAAAGATTATTACTTCTTCAACGTAAGCACCGACGAACGTTGGGTTCAATCCAATGCGGAATGGGAAAAATGGAAATCCAACCGTGCATGGAGCATCTTGGAACGCTACATGGACGAGGACGACCTGGATCGAGCCCTCGTTGACTATGCCTATTATTTAACGAAAATTGACGAAATACGTGATGAAATGGCCGAAATTGTCTTTGGAGTTGAAACGCCACTTTATAACTGGCTCGAAAAGGCCATACCAGAAATATCCACCATGATTGATTCGCATGAATTGATTGAAATCCTTCAAACAATGAAAATCCGAACACTTAACATTTCCAAGTATACCGATAAGCGTTTCTGGTTGTTTGGTTTTCTAAAACGAATCTATCCTTTCATTTACATGAAAGCTGGGGAAATTAAACTTTTGGGACATGGTGGTCTAATTGAATCTTACGAAGATTTTACAAATAACGTAAATATTGAATCTATGAATCACCTTTATTCGTCGATTGCTGTTGACAAAAAAAACCTGATGACAATCTGTAAATGGGTAAATGATGAATATTACCTTGAAAAACTCGGAAAACTAAAAAAATGGATGTTTGACGACGAAGTACGAAAAACCGCAATCGGGGACGAAGACATAATCGAAGAATCCGTTGAAGTTGAAAAGGAAAATAAAGGAACGTACATCAATATTGAAATGAAACTCGATAACGCCGCCGCAACGGCACGACTTGAAGAATTCCTCGAAGATACGTTCAAGGATATGGTTTGGATTGGAACAAAAAATATCAACTATTCGAATAGCAAAACAAAATACTTCGTAGATTATGGAGTAAACGTACCGATATCTCAGTTTCAAGTTCAGAAAAACGAATCATTCAAACAACGGGAAGGTATTAAATTTGTTGTTGCTTTTGTTTTTAGTTATGATCCAGATCTATTCGATTTATGGCAATATGTAAAACAAGGTCGATTCATCACATGGCAAACTTTTCCAATTTGGACACAAAAGGATTTTAATCTATCGGGGAAAGAACTTATTTCCTAGCCGCTTCTAAATAAACTGGAACTGCCACCAGATACAATGGAAACAATTGAATATGAAAACTGGTCCATGGAAGATTACGAGTACGATACAACTTACATTAATGACGGATACATCAAAGGCGATTACCTCTATATGACAAAGCGAAGTCAAAAAACAAGCGCAGGATATCTTGGCTATGAAGTAAGTATCAAAATGAAATTACCAAGGAGCATTTATTGGAATGATGGAGCTATTTCAGTCATTACAAGAGATAAAATTTTTAATCTGCATACAGTTGTCTCTCTTCCCAATGTAAACGACGAAGACCACATTCGTGATACAGTTCAAAAAGCCCGTTATCAACTTTGTGCACAACTTTAGCAAAACGTCACCATGTGGGTTAGAAATGGGTGTGAACTAATTGGTTTCCCAAGGGATATATTAAGACGTAGTGGTATTATGGAAGGTATTCTTGTAATGGCTATGGAAGAATCACTCGAACCAGTATCGTTTTACGAAAATGATTTGGCTATGGACACATTTTATGAAAACAAATCAGATGCAGACAAAGCTACGCAACGTGTATTTGTGCGTCAATTAAATATCATCAATGAACAATATAAGGTCTTCACAAGTCTTCCTAATATGAAAGACACGAGATTCGTGTATGAATTAAAAACGTTTGAAAATACAAAGCATCAAAACGAAAGCTGGCAAATTACTGATATCGTGAAATACACACCAACAAGTCTCCCCGTAGATTTTAAAGCAAGTGATCCAGATCATATCTAGGATTTGAATCATATATATTATAACGCTCTTGTTCCAACATACACAAGCAATGTTGGACGGGGTGGTGGCCTTATTGCAAAATTAGAGTACAGAGTCCAGGGAAAACAGGAAATCAAATACATTACGTCCAAGAGTAGCGACTTTATTTCCGGTCTCAGTAATTCACAGCAGATTAGATTTGATGTTCAAACGTTTGAAACGGATAACCTCGACAAACTCTTAGAAGATTTGTTTCCAACAAGTAGCAAAACAATTAAAATTTCACTAGGAGCCATTAAATCACAAGATGATCATAGCGCATAGGAATCACTTTACCTTTCCAATCCTTTCATAACAAACATCGTTGTAAATCATAACTATTTATCAGAAATTGATGAAGTTAATGTCGTTGCAACAATATATGATTAGCCAATTAAAACACCATCATTACCAGACCCATTGATCAAATTCTGACACAGAAATAAATGTTGACAAGATGAAGCCTAACGTGATATTATTTGACACTCCCCATGACTAAAGTCAGGGGATTCTTGGGTCGTTAACGCCCTCATCCATTTCTGGTTCGGACAACGCCCAAGTTAAGGGTGTGCCATCACCCCTCCCTAGGCAGGTCATATAGACCCTAGGGCTGGTAGACTATCGCTTTATGCTACACCATCTACCACAGGTGCTTTCATTATATTTATAGCACCTAATCTATCTCTATGTGTTATATATCCACATGATTTGCATACATATTTTCTATCTCTCGCTTTGTGTGAACTACCCCCACCTATAGAGGTGGTGGCTTCGTGGTCAATACTCCCATCGGAGCAAGTTTACCCACGCTCAAAGGGCTGTTCCATCCCCGTATATGCCATTTACATGGCTAATTTTAGTAAGTTCTTTGCTGCATTTACATCTCTATCGTGTTTAACATCACAATTAGGACACTTCCATTCTCGTAATGCTAAATTCTTTACTTCTATATTTTTATATCCACATTCACTACATATTTGACTTGATGCATAGTTTTGTGAGGCTATTATTATTTCTCTCCCATACCATTTTGCCTTATATTCTAATATTCTTCTAAATTCTGCCCATGATACTTCACTTATTGATTTTGATAGATGTTTGTTTTGTTGCATATTCTTTACTCTCAAATCCTCTAAAACTATAACTTGGTTTTCGTTTATAATTTTAGAGGACAATTTATGAAGAAAATCTTTTCTTTGATTAGTTATTTTTTCATGTAATTTAGCAAGTTTTTGTCTATTTTTCTCATAATTTTTACTACACTTTTGTTTCCTTGATAAATCTCTTTGAAGTTTCTTTATTCTTTTTTCAGTTCTTCTTAGCCATTTAGGATTTTCTACTTTTGTTCCATCTGAAAATACTGCAAACTCTTTTAATCCTAAGTCTATACCTATTTTCTTGTCTACCTTAGGTAAAAATTGAATTTCTTCTTCTACAAGTATTGAAACATAGTATTTACCTGTTGGCGTTTTAGATATAGTTACAGATTTTATAATTCCTAAAAACTGTCTATGTTGCTTAATCTTTATCATTGTTTTCAATTTTGGTATTTTCAAATAACTATTTTCTATTTTGACGGTTCCATTTTGATTATTTGTTGTATAAGATTGATAGCCCTTCTTTTTCTTGAATTTAGGAAAACCTATCTTTTTATCTCTAAAAAAGTTTTTATATGCTTTTTCTAAATTTATTTGTGCATTAGCAAGAGCAAGACTATCTACTTCTCTTAGAAATGGATATTCTTTTTTATATTGTGCAGGAGTTGTTTTAAGGATTTTCCCTGTTTGTTTATAATGGTCTATCTTATCATTAAGCATTTTATTATATATAAACCTTACACAACCGAATGTTTTAGCAAAAAATTCCTTTTGTTCTTTTGTTGGGTATATCCTGTATTTATAGGCTTTTAGCAAAGTTACACCTTCTTCCCTTGTGTTTCTATATATTTCTTAATTACTTCAATTGGTGCGCCACCTGTTGTAAGTAAGCAATAACTTCTTGACCAAAAATATTCCTTCCAAAGTTGTTGTTTGATTTCAGGGAACTCTTTTTTTACAAGTCTACTGCTGGCACTTTTATAAGCATTTATAAATTTAGATAGTTCGCTATTAGGATGTGCTTTGAATAATATATGAATATGGTCTTTACCGTGATTCCATTCTTGCAAGGTGATATTATAATTACCTTGTATTTTTTCAAATATTTCTTTTAGTCTGTTTGATATATTATCGTCAATTACTTTTCTTCTATATTTTGTTACTAAAACAAGATGATAATATAACAAGAATACTGAATGATTATTATTGTCTAAATTTATTGGCTTATCAATCCTCCCGTCTCTAATACTGATTGTATTATTGAAGGAAGGTTTTGTCAAGCAACATTCATCACCCACTTATAGAAGTGGGCGACTTCTGTTGCTGGTTAGGTTAAATTTAACTGTTAATTTCATAATTCACCACCTTTCTATACATTCTTTTGATTTTCTATATATTTTTGTATTGCTTTTTCGCTTACGTATCCAACAGTACAGCAAAAATAACTTCGTGTCCAAAGTGAAGGGATTCTACTTCTTAATTCAGGATATTTTTCTCTTAAAATTCTACTGCTTGTTCCTTTAAAATATCGTACTAAACTGTGCAAATGTTGTCGTGGATCGAAACTTATAAACATATGAACATGGTCTGGTATTATTTCTAATGCTTTTATTTCAACATCTTTCTCTTTAGCTATATCATAAAATATTTGCCTTAAATCTTTCTCTATATCTCCAACTAACACCTTACGTCTGTATTTAGGACAAAATACTATATGATATTGATTAAGATATACTATACCTTCTTTATGTGTGTATTTATCTTCCATTAGATACTTACCTCCTATCTAATTTTATTATATCATAGATTAGATAAGTGTCAAGTATTTAATTGCTTAAGCCGAGATAAGCCTTCATCCCCGTGACTAAAGTCAGGGGCTTTCGGCTAAGCCAATTGTAATTGAAATTGAGGGAGGGGGGAATCAAAATGAAAAGAAAATTCTTTGAAGAGGATGCCACCGGACTCAAGAAAGACCTGCTCCGCCACATGGAACTTGAAAAGGAGTTGCTTGAAGAAATTGATGAAGTTATGAAAATTGAAGATCCAAAATATCGTGAAGTGCTTTTAAGGTCGTACAACGAAATATATGCAAATCTTCTCCAATCCAAGGCGGAACTTGCGGAAAAAATTGGACGTAAAAAGAAGAGAAAGTAACGGGGGGCAAATAGCCCCCCATCTTTTTAGAAAAGTCTTTTTACGATAACATCCAGATATTTTTCGGGTATGACACTTGGAATGTGAACCCGAATCGAAAGCTTATCCATAACATTCTGGACTCCAATATTTGACCCACATAGCTCCATGGTAAGAAGGTTTCCAAACTCAGTATCCCAACGCCACAAGTTATTTAGTGGAAGAAGATTAACGTAGAATGTTCCAGTCGATGTGGTATCCACACTCACCACAATGTCTTCGTAGGGAACTGCAAATGACCAACCCACCTCAATGGAATTTGATTTTCTATAAACATAGACCGAAGCGCTCTGAAAGAGACTTGATGACTCCATTTGCCAAATCTTATCCGTGTAGGAAACGACGTGAACGGGATTTTGAGCACTAGGACTTCTTCCGGTTGTTGGCAAGTTCCATCTGGCCCACCAATCCCGAACAATTCCTTGGATCGTACTCCGAAGCTCCGGGTAGATCTCCATAAGACCCACAAACTCTTTGAGCGTTACGGGCATGGAATATGGATCAGACAATCCATTAAGAAGGGCTTCGGCCCACGGAACCGCCTTGTCTCCAGCACGAAGCGTCCATGCAAATGTGAGATAACTTCGGAATCGGATGTTGTATGTCGTATCTGGAACCATGACAAGATGGTAAAAGGCATCACCCGTTTCAACATACTTTTTCATGTAATCATCAACCAGTATGTTGTAATTAAGTTTAATCTCACCCAATGCCGTTTCGGCCTATGATTGATTAACATAAACATTATTTGATTCGAGTATATCTTTGACACGATTAGCAAGATTCTTATCAGAAAACTCATTTTTTGATAACTAAACGTTTTCGGGTAAGAAGATAAGATTTGATTTTACATCCTAAGTATATACTGGTAGAGAAAGCGTGATTGGAACAATGTATGTCGAATAAAATAACTCCAAAACGGAACTAGGAAGAAACCTTTCAAACACTGCACGGAACTTTTTACGAAGCTCAAAGAAGGCCCCCTAAAACGCCTTGCCATCATCATAAGCTGAATCGGTAGTATTTCCAAGAACAGCATTCATTGATTTTTGCATTGTTTGGACGTGTTGATTATTTTGATCAAACACAGCCAAAAACCAAAGAGCCTTAAAGATGTTTACCCCGGTTGAAATCACACTAGACAAAACACTAGGATCGGAAAGTTGTAGGCGTGAACTTACAGTTACCATTGATGAAGTTGTTTTTTGAACACCATCTTCATCAACATATTTGATATTTACAATAATAGTCTGCGGTTCCGTGCTATACACAAGATATTTATGAAGTAACTTAACACCAGTTCCATAGACCTCATGCACATACATTTCCGTTGATTGAAGAGCTTTGATATCGTAAAGCGATGTTAGTTCAACCAATGTATCGTTATATACATAATCAACTTCTGTAATTCTAAATTTAGAATAAAGTCGTGAATTTTGCGTAGGTTCAATGAGAATGGTAAACACATCTTCGGTAACTTCGGAGGCTTCACATGTTAGATCCGTCGAATAAACACGAGAAACAGTGAATGTATCAAATGAAAATGGTGCTATAATGATGTTACTAAGAAATGATTTAAGATTTTCTTTAACGCTTTTATTATTTTCTGCACTATAAATAAGTGTATCGATAATTTCATTCGTCGTAAGAGACATCGCTGTTTGATCAATCATCACATCCACTTTAACATTGTCCATAAACCAGTTAACAATTGAAGATATTGATCCACCAAGAAATCCATTTTCCTCCATCCAATCAAAGAATGTAGTGTCGAACGACTCTTTCTTTTTCGTTGTAATATACTTTTTCCGCTAACTTAAACCATCTACATAATTTCTATATTTCCATGAACTAGGTAATTTATCTTTATAATACTTCACAAGAAAAGATTCCATAGCAATTGGCTGAATAGAAGAACCATTGAAAATATTTGACGAATTAAACTTTACCCATCCAGTATGATTTCCAGATCGGGAGATTTTTCCGATTGTATATTCGACAAGTCCATTGAACGACATCTTCTCAATAGCATCATTTTCTAATTTTGTCTTAACGTTTTCGGGGTCGTTGCGATCCAATGAAAAGTAATGAATCATATAATCTAGCGTAGCCGTATCATCCCAAGAATCATCCGTTAACAATAAATTTTGGAAACGATTCTTCCCCAATATCATTGCATTGGATTTTAACGTAGGTTCAAGAGAAACCTCAATCTCATTTCCAATGTGTGACTGGTAATCATTCTAGAAATCAATAAAAAAGTTTTTCATGCCATTGATAATAGTATCCAATACAGTCGATTTTGTTAAATTCACAACATCTTTTGTGTGTCCAATGTTCGGTGACATAAATTTATGTATAATAATATCATCTCCATCTTGATTACTGTCATAAACAAAATATTCAACCAAATCCATCCCAATGGACATCGGAACTTTAAATTGAACTGGAACACCACGAATCGTCGTTGTTTTATTGTAGGTTAGTTCTTTGATATCAATTCCGGTTCTAAATAGATTGCGATCCGTTAATGTATAAATATACGTCTCATCTGACGCAAAAGTAACATCTTGTTTTATTTCTTCAACTTTCTTATATAATTGCTGAACAACGGGCTCATGCGATTTCTTTCTAAGCTTATACCTGGTTGTAATAAACGGCACTTCCATCTATTCTTGGAAATAATTAACATCTGTTGTGTCAATACCCTCAGTTGTAATTGATAGGTGGATAATACCATTTAATGATTGTATAATATCATCAGTGTAGTTCATACCCTGCTTAAAACGATAACGATAATAAAGTGTAAACCATTTATTAAGATTTCCGGTTTCATTTAGTTGCAGGGTGGGTTCAAGGGACAATGAATAAGAAGTTGTGTCCCACTCCAGATATTCAAAAATTGGTCCCGTGGCATCCAGTTCAACGACAATTGGAACGTTTTGTAGATAAATCAATTCATATTTTACTGGAATTGACAGAACCATCCAACGATCTGTTGCATCCGGGCTTAAATAGGCACTGAAATCATCATAACTTGTAAAATCATCACTCCACGGAACAAGAAGATCCGGGTTCCAACCATTTTTCACCCCCGTGTATTCCGGTGTAAAATTGATTTTTGCGATATAGTCTTTAATGATATCAAAGGGAGCATAAACAAACCGTTTGATGTAGTCTTTATTGGCTTCACTAAATGTATCCGACATGAACAACCGGATACCATTTTCTCCGTAGGATAGTAGATTTTTATTTACATCGAATCGTAAATTAAATGTATCGAGATAAATTTTATTTACAAATTGGCTGTATGGGACCTTCGAACTCCAAAGAAGGTTGTTTGAATACTCCAGAACATCTATTTTAATCGGAATATCCGTGGTGCTGTCAACAAACAACGCCATGGAATCTTCTGTTTCCACAAACGTAAAATCCACATCCCAATCTGGAATGATGTTTTTAACTTGAAACCAAATATATGTATTCCACCAAAGCGTGCCGTCCTGGTAAAGATTGAATTCCCATTGATAGCGATTGTTCCGAATAAGCAAAAAACGAATGAAATTTACATTCAGAATATCAAGATGCCCATTCTCCATTCGTTGCACACTCGACACCACCTCGTACAAATCGCTTGGTGTGTTGAGTGCCCCTGTAAAATCCACATCCCAATGTACACGATTCAGGTAGAAATCTTGCGCCTCGGACCAGAAAAGGTTGAATAAAACATCCGTATCCGCACCCGTTTTCAACTCGTAGACTTCACTTGGTGTATGGAAATACTATTTCTTTTCTTCAGCATGAACAACATCCCATGAATCGCCGACGGTACGCTTTATGTTTTCGATAAAATGATTTCTGACTATTTCTTTATAGTCAATCAATTCAATTTCATTCCAAGACAAATAATTAAGCTTTAACTTATTATTCAATTTAACGACATAATTGTTATAAATATAATCCTTTAATCCCGTCATAAGTGCATAATCGTTAAACATATCCATTTCAATAAAGTGAACATCATACTGAATAACCAAATCGTTTGCAAGCCATGGAATGGTTGGTTTCACAAACAACGGAAACGAAAACATATTACCTTCACTTAATTCCGGCTAACGGACAACACGAAGAACAAAGTGAAGATCGATTTCCTTCATGAGAAGTGTGTGATCGTAGATGATTTCATCTCGTGTAAACATTACAACACTTTGGTCATAACGATTCGTTCCATCCGACTAAAAGATATCCAGGACCTCGAAAAACGTCCGGTCTTTCAAAAACCAACTGTCATCAAATACAAGCTCCATGGCGGTAACGTCGGAATACGATTCGAAAACCGTTTTTTGAAGCGTTGAATCGAGTGATAAATAATTTTTTATGGTCTGAATGTCCGTTGTAATATCAAATGTTGTATCAGACCAACTTGTTTCATCACCACGATTAAAGTAAATTTTGTGCCTTAGATTGTTTAGGTAAGTAGCCATATATCAGCCTCATTTTACGATTCTATTTTTAAAGTTTATGTAATCAATATTATAGAAAATCTTCCTAAAAGAAGCCTTATTGTTTGTGATTTTTCTTAAATACACTTCGCCCGTTGCAACATCTTTCATAACCAAGTAAAAATCTACAAACTTTGAAAATTGATCCATACTCGAAAAATTTTGCGAAAGAATTTGTTGTTCGAGCGCATCGGCATTTCTCAAAGGAGATGACGTAACGGTGAATCGAACCTCAAAAAAGGGAATGTACTTTGTTTGAGAACGAATATCAGGATCATCAATTATAAATGCAAAATGGGTGGAATCCTTAAACGAACGGGACTATTCAAAAAAGGAAGAATCAACTGGTGTTTCAAAGTCGTCGTGTTCAAAGAAATCGTCAAAATTGTATTTAGAAAGTATGAATGGCGGAATTTCGTTATAGGCCGTTTCGTCAAAGAAAAATGACGAGTTGTAGAAACGTTTTTCTGTTACAAGCTTATCTCCAAAGTAAAAATAGTATATAACTTCAATGGGAAATCTAAAAACAGATTTGATTTCATCTCCTGCATCCAACAACTGGGATTTGATCACCGGAACATGCATAATTTTTGAAAACGACGTATTAAACTTTGGATAAAATGCCAACTATCGAAACCAACTATCGAGATCTTCTTCATAATTTAGAATATTTAGAACACTTGTCTCGTCATAGTTCAATAACAGGTCTTCGTTATCAATGGGGATTAAGTTAATCTTCATCGAAAGCTTTTCGCTTGTATCGATTAAAGTGGACAACGAGGCAATATCTATAAGCGCATTGTTATATGAAAATTTTGAATCAGATTTTTTACTTAAAGGAACAATTACACCAAGACGTTCATTATAATTATATATGATTTCTCGTAATTTTGCATTGTCCATGCGACACTCCTTAAACGGTGGAAGTTCATATATTATATCTTTGAAATTAGTTGGACAATGAAAAGAAAAAGGCCAATCACAAAACGTGATCGGCCTTGTAAAATGTGTTGATTAGATGGTTTTTATTTAGACTTTGGCTTTTTGGCCTTCTTAACATTTTTCTTCGACTTGGTTTTCTGTTTCGCTTCAATGATCTCTTCCTCACCGTCATGATAAATAGCCGTTTCACGAAGATTCCCAGGTGCCACGATATAGACACTTCCAGGATCTTCCTTTAGTGCATTCACCAAATCTTCTCGTGTAAAGAAAATGTCATCCCTTGTCGTTTTTGTTTTTTCTTTCTTATCCATTGTTTTCCTCCTATTGACTTTTCCAAAAATACACACAAAATGTCGAAGGCTTTCGATTATATTTCTTCTCGTATTTGGAAGCCTCAGACTCGTATTTATTATAATCTATTAGTTTCAAAACTTCAAGTAAAAAATAATCAATAACTTCATCCCAATTTACATCATCTAATGTATACCGTTGTTTTTCCTTATCAAAACGCCCACCAAAAAATTCAAGATATGGATTAACAACCTTTTGTGTAAGTGGATCTGGCAATCCAATTTCCTTATATAACTCAACAATCTTATTGATTACCTAATCGGGCCATAACTTTGATTTAGCTACACGACCCAGCGTAACAAGATCTGGTCGATATATTACAAATGGTTTGAACTTTGGTGGTAAGGTTTTGCTATTTTTAACAAACATTATGGTTTCCTCATTTGAACAGAATTGATATAGTTATATCTACCAGTTAAAATGTCTTTCATCTTTTTATTTGTTTGTTCATCGAATCCAACTTGATCCACAACATTCAAAATTTCATCCAGAGAAACTGTATTAAAATGTTCCAAGCTCTGTTCTACTTCATCGGGACTCAATCGGGTATAAACCTTGGCGGCATTACCAATTTGAAAAAATGTATCCAATTCAGGAACGCTATCACCGTTAAACAGGTGATCCCCCTTGGGTGCTCCCTGTGCCCTAAAGAGGAGAGCACCACCGGCATCGAGTCGAAAAGGCTGGCCCGTTTTTGAATTGATAAAACAATTGTCAAAAACTAACCCGAAAACATCCCAATTGGCAAGAAAGGCATCCACCGCATAACCCATTCCAGCCTTCTTGAAATCCTCGTCGGTCTTAAGGGGTTTGAGATCGTCCACCTATTTGGAAGCAATTCCGAATTCACCATTTCGTTCGATGAATTTAACTTCCGGCGTCTCCAAGCCCCACAATTTATAGAGTTGCACGGCCAACATTTCATTGCGGGCATGTTTTTCCGTCTCGGGAAATTTCACGTACCACTTTTCTCCCTTTTCATCCCGAAAAACACCCCCACGGTTTGACCCGAGTTGACCACCTTCCCTCGTCCACTTGTCAATGGTGGTTGGTTTTTTATCCACCACCTAGTAACCCTGAAGGTATGGTTTCCCCTTTTTGCTTACTTTAGGAACCTTCTTTAATCGCCCGTGTCCACGTTTCATTATACCTTTTCCAACTTGTTAAATTCTTCTTCATCCATTTCGTTAATTTGGATAGCATATTGAACACCAAGGTCCAATTCGTCGAGCAACATCACAAAAGCTTTTTTATCATTAACGACATACCAAGTATCGTCAAAGAGCCCACGAATTTTATAAACTTTCATTTATTACACTCCCCAATCATGCGTTTTCCATCTTTTCGTATTCTTCTTCGTCAATGTAAGCAATGCGAAGAATTAGATCCATCCCTTCACCTGGATTTTCTTTTTCGGTTGCTTCGATGATCTTCACAATATCGCTTAGAGATTTACAAACAAGATAATCTTCATCACCCCAAAACTTAATAGCATAAACCTTAATCATTGTTTAATCTCCTGTTGTCTATGGTTAAAAATGTTATTATACCAATTAGTTTGACTTCTCTTGGTATTATTTGCCTTAATTTTTACAAATCGTAGCCTATATTCAATAGCCTCCCTTGGAACATTAAAAACATCCACCAAATAATCTGTCAAATCCTCCATGGGCTTATTTTCGAGAAAGTTTTTGATTTCCTTCAAGAGCCTCCAACGTGGAACCAGCATATCCAAGGCAAAATCATTAGCAAGCTTATTTTTATGATCATTTCCAGTAAAATCGAACACCGTGTTGACCGTTTCGGGATTCCATGCGTCCTCTTTCTTTTTTCCACCGTATTTTGCGCCAAAATATCCAGTGACCAGATGTCCAAGGCAATGGGCAAGTACATAACGACGCATCGATTCGTCCGTCACATTACTTCGATTGATCACAATGATTTTTCCTTTGGGGGAAGTGTTTCTCCAGATGGCGAGCGTCTTGGGGGATTGTCGATCGTAAACCTCTTGATAATAAACATCCAACTCTCGCATTGCACGTTCAAGATCTACAATACCGTTCGAGTCTGTAATGTCACGAGCAAGCTTAATTGCAACTTGGTTCATTTCCGTCTCCGTTGTCTTACATTTTTATTTAGTTTTTGGTTTCAGAAAAACAACACCTTGACTTGGAACAAGAACAGAAAGCACATTTACGTTCCCGATTTCTTTAGACCCATTTTTATTGTATAACACCAAGAAATCATTTCTAAAGAAAACATCATTTAAATAAGACTGTATCGACTCATAATCACTCTCATTGCAATCATTTATGTCAAGTTCAACAATACATCTCCACTTTTGTTTGTTCATCTTCGCTCCCTTAGTTTACATACAAAGAATACTATTGTATTTTATATTATTCATCTTTATCCAATTAAAGAACCTCTCTGAAATATCCTCGCAATCAAACTTATTAGTTGGAAAATACATAACATGTTTGATTACTTTTCCATTAACTTCACATTCAGTAATCATTTTAGATCGATCCCCATGTCTCTCCACAACTTTATTGAGCATAACCATTTGAACATCAACCTCCATACGTAACATAATGAATATGAGATTCAACACATCAAACTTTAGCAAACTCGAATGCCGCTTCAGCTAGAACTCTCACCACGAATGATCTGCATGTATAATCGGTTTCGCTTCAGTATCAGAAAATGCAACCAATTGTCAACCAATTTCGCTAAATCCCACCACCTCCTTCTGTTTAACATAAAAAAACTAAATTTATTTATAATATAATACGTTACTTGTGTATATCAACTACAAGATAATTTTATACATAAACAAGTAAATACATTTATTTTGTTTGAATTATAAACTTAATAACTCAAAAGACGACGACTTAACACATTAAATACATAAACACGCTTATTTAGTTTTTTTGATTTCTTGATTGTATCCCAAGTTCCGCCGGTATCTTTATCTACGAAAGCAAGCACAACATCAGACAATCTTGCAATCTCTCCATTTCTAATCATACCCGCCTTGCGACCAAAACGTTCCCAATCTGGTTTAATGATCACACTGGGTAGACCGTTTTTATCGACAAACTTTTCTGCAAATGTATCAACTCCCCTGGCTCCACCCGAAACAATCACATAAGATGAAGCTGGAATATTCAATTTATTCGAATAAGCATCTATAAAAGTTTTAATGTATTTGTTAACAAGAGACTCATCAGTAATAGAACGGCTACCAACAATGGCTAGATAAACAAAGTGTTCATCTTTTTTGAAATCGGGTGGTATATTATTTATAAACACTTGTTTCATCAAAGACCTCCCACATCACATCGATAAATATATCACACAAAGTACACATTGTCAAACATAGATACCACCAAAAGCGTCTTATACCTTTCGTTAAGCCATATAACATCCAAAAATGGGAGAAAATCGAAGAAAAGTGGAGAAAATGCGAGAAACGGGGGTTCGTCATTCGGGGCGATTTTGGGTCCCCCAATTTCAGGAAGACCACCCCAAATCGCCCCTAATCGAGATTGAATCGTCGTTCAGGTTTACATACATGGCTATTATCGGACATTGGGTTCCTTATCTGCTCAAAACCGTTGACATTTTAGCACCGTGGGCTTGTTTTATAAACCGAAAGTGACTCACGAAAATCTTAAAAACGTCTCCGGGTACCGATACCGACGATCCAAAAGTTCCTTGATCGTCTCATAATGCCTTCCAAGCTCGGGGTGATTGAGAACATCCACAAGAAACTGCAAAACCGCATCGTGGTTTTTCACATAGTTCATCGTAATCGCCTCGAAATACCCCCCGTGATCGACCTTCCCGGCGTATTCATCAGACTCGAAAAAACCGGTGATATTGTTTTTGTAACAAAAATCAAAGATTCTCCCGATGTCACGAGAAACATCATCGCTTTTAATCCACACAAGAAAGACTCCATCGCCCCTTGTGAATCGATCATCAATAATCATCTTAAAATTTTCGACAAACCTATTTCTTGTTTCCTCGTCGGGCATCGTGAATTCAAAATAAATTGTGTTACCCATCTCTATACACTCCCACTTTGTTTTAATGGTGATTAACTTTTACGAATTTCTTTGGAATATAATATTCGCAAAAAAACACATTATTGGGCAAATATGTAAAATCGAACATAGCATTGGATACATATGAATCTTTACGATTTTCATTTTGTTTACGAAGTTCAGAGCGCAAGCATTCATCGCCCTTTGGACAACCTACATTTACACAAACAGTAAACAAAGTCAACTCCTTTTTTTACATTTTAAAATAATGTTATTTGTAGAGTTTAAGAATCATTTGTTCCGCATAATTATGGTCAAACGACAAATCCGCAAACGGACCTTTTTCAGATAGCTCTTCAATTTCTTCAATTTGTGATGCCAAAAGATCATTACATACTTTCCATTCCAACTGCCCATGCTTAATCTTCAAAATGAATTCAATTGCATCACTGGGAAGTGGGAATTTCAACTCACCATGAAGATAAAGATTTTTTGCTTGATACAAAATCCGAAAAGCATGAGACACGGCTTTCCAATCAATTCCTTCATTGGCCTCAGCCATTCTAGCACGATGACCGTAGATTTTCCATTCTCGTTCGATTCTTTCTTTGAATTCCCCCGTCCTAATGTTCAGTTGATGGGCCTTCCCATTAACAATTAACATGCTATTTTTAATAAAACAGAGATTTTCGGCGTTGATCGCTTGAACAAAATCATCGGCATAATCGAGCAATCGACTGTCTTCATCAATATGCCTAAACTTCTCAACCAATTTACTTAATACGCTAAGACGACTGCCTTTTAGTCCATACTTTTTTGCTTGTTGATAACAATAACCCAAAAATGCTTTGTTCTTTTTTAATTGCAATAACTTTTTGCAATTAAAGAAGTCTTTGTGTAATGAATTATAAATAACTACATTTTCGTTTGTAATACTAAACAATAAATCGATTGCAACTGTATCGCCTTTAGACAGCAGGGCGTAAAATTTTTGAATTGACCAGAGACCAAAATCAACGTCATTGGGGCCATTTCGTGTATTATTATCACTAGTTGAAAAATGTACTGACTCCGGTTGTTTGTTTAAAATACATGAACTTAAAGATGGTAAAAAGATGCCTCGAAAATCTTCATCAGAATTTTCGGTTGCCGTGCCATACAAATGACTCCCGAATTTTGTTAGATACAATAACTCAACATTGTTTTCTTTACACTTTTGAATGGCAAAGTCTAGCATATTGATCTCCACTAATTCTTTAAACGCATTTTATGCGATCGAAAGGAAGAACCATGTCCTTTACCAAAATTGATAATACACATTTTGTGTGTGATCTTTATGAACTCTATAAGACCGATATTTCAGCATACGTTCTTCAAAAAGTCAAAGATCTAGCAGTATTTAATAACACAACGGAAACCAAGTTTCATTTTGATCTTTTGTTTCTCACTCCCTCCAATTTGGTAAGCGACTACTACAAAACCAACATCAACATTTTGGCAGATATTATCGATGGGATAAGCATGGTCGATAAACACACATTAACCAATACTTATCTCACCGATGTAACATCCGCCGATCAGGTTTATATGAACGAAGAGTGAACTACCCCCACCTATAGAGGTGGTGGCTTCGTGGTCAATGCTCCCATCGGAGCAAGATTACCCACGCTCAAAGGGCTGTTCCTTCCCCAGCTTTACCAATTAAGATAACACGATTCACAGAACCAGACATAAAAAATCCTCCTTGTGATAGTTAAAGTTAAAGTTAACGTTAGTATATTTTCAAAGTTCTATAAAATCAAGCGCCATGTTCAACAAACCACTTTTTTCATGATCTGGACCGAAAAAGTGTCCAAATGAATCCACAACCTCCCCAGTCTCTTTGTTAATGATCTTGTAATAGTAAACCTCACCACGAAGATAATAATCGTAGACTTCCACTTGGTGTTTAAGAAAGTCAGTCACACTATTAAATCCGAAAAAATGACCAACAAAATGGGATGTCTTTACATAAGCAAAACCCACCTTCAACCCCCGGAGACGATTAACATATTCTTCAGTACTTAAGATCACATCGTCTTTGCCATGATAGTAAACCGGGATATGTATAATATCATTGTCAATCAAATATTTTTCCAAACTTACCACATCTTTTTCATATTCTTCCATCTTCTCGTGACCAAACATATCAACAGGAGCACAACAAATGATTTTTGAACAATCATTATAATTCAGTGGATTTTGTTCATCGTCGAGCCATTCACGTTCCGAATCGATTTCAATAATATAACTACCGTAATCAAGACTTTGTTTTTCCGGCATCATCCCCTCCACGATATGCCTCAGTTAGAATAGAAGTAATGGCTTTAACTTCGGCGTTCACCTCATCTCTCAATCGTTTAAACTGTTCCTCAATTTTCTCCATCTTCGATAACTTTAGCTCAATATTCTTCAATCGATCCAAAATTCACAATGTCGGTTCGGTTTGTCGCTCCAGCCATTGGTTATGTTCATTTACCACAGCATCGGCCAATTCTTCATTAAAAAATCTTTCGTTAGACCAATATACATTCTCGTCAGGACCTTCAATCCACCCCCATAAGTAACCGTTGGTAGTTGTATGACAATTTGTTTTAACCGTCCATGGTACACCGTTATGCTTAATCTCTAGTTTGCCACAACGAATGGTTCCGTATTCTGTAGTATAAGGTTTCATGTCTCATTCTCCTATTCTTCAAAAAACAATGTAAGTCAACAACCAGTGCGTTTGAGCGTATTTTACATAGTTCACAACCTCCTTTTCTACTCATATAGAATTTGCAGAAACCGTTGATCCACCATACCACAAACAAGCCAATTTGTTAAGTAATCTTTTCATTATTGCAAAATGAGTGCTGAAATGATATCATATATAAAATTCAAATGAAAGGAGAATGTCTCATGGTAAAAATCTACGGTGTCAGGGAAAAGGGGGAAGAACAGTACAATGTCACAACATCAGAAAGGGAATTTCACAATCTCATTGATCATTATGAGATCAACTCACTATCACAACTGGTAAGACTGGATGTAATCATTTTGAAATTGGAAAATACTTCATACGAAGAGCTTGTCAAACAACTTAAAGACCTTTAAAATACCAATCAAAACCTGGATCAAGCATCCGGGTTTTTTAATTTCACCTCAATGATGTTAAAAAACGATGAAAAAACACATTTTTTTTAAAAAAAATGCTTGACGATCATTTTGCTATTTGTTATTGTGCAATCAAACGATGGGGTTGGTAAACGAAGAATCCAAACAAAGGAGAATCATCATGTATAAGAATCAGGTTGCCATTCCCGAAAATTATTTCTATGAGATGAGCAAAAAGGACTACAGCAACATGCACGAAGCTGTAATCCGTGAGTTCTTCCAAAACAGTGTGGATGCCGGAGCCAAAAATTTCATCATCTGCTTCGATCAGGAAAATCATGAAATCATGTTCATTGACGATGGTACGGGAATGGACGAGGATACCATCCTGAACAAGCTTCTTGTCATGGGTGGAAGCGGCAAGGTTGGTGGTGAAACTGTTGGTGCTTTCGGTCACGCCAAAATTTTGATTTATTTTTCCTGGTTGGAATATGAAATCCGAACGAGGGATATTGTTGTTCGTGGGAAGAGCAACATGTATTCCGTTGAAAAGTCAGATCTCGAATATGTTAATGGGTGTGTAAGTACCATTAAAGTAAACGAAGAAGATTTTCAAAAGATCAAAACCTTTTCTGATTATTATTTCAACTATTGCAACACAAACACAAATGTTTATGTCGTAACATTTACGGGTACATATTCTTATGTTAACAAAAAGGAACAATGCCTAAAAGAAAGAAAACTTATCAGCAAAACAAAATACTTTGATATATACATTGGAACAGAGTTTAAAGATAGCTATGATAACCGACAGATCTATGTTCGGACGAACGGTATTCATATGTTCAAATCTTATAATGGTTCACTGAGCGCTCCCATCATCGTCAACGCTAGGGGTGTGGCCTATGAAGTGTATAATCAAAATAGGGATAGTCTGAAACAAGAAGCACAACTTGACATGAACAACCTTCAAAATATTCTATCCGTCGATTCCGTAAGTACAGTTGCAAATTTCTTTAATATAAGTAAGCAAGAAAGTGAGAAAAAGACAAAAAAAGTGATTGATCGCATGGAGCTTCAATACTACACAAGTCAGAACGTCGGGACAATCCCATTTTATGGTTGTGTCCCGAGTAAAATGAAAAACACCATGAAGCTCAAGCGCTACATTCGTCTTTATATGTTTGCAGAAACTCTTCTTGAAAACTACTACAACAGCTTAAACAAACCGGCTCCAAAACTCGGTGTGGTGTTTTCCAATGAAATATTGGGCGTGGTGAGAAAGGATGAAAACGACGAACCCGTTGTGTGTATCAATTTGGAAAAAATCGGATCTCATGCTCCTAATAAAAAACTCATGGTCTTTCACCTTATTGAAGTGTTGACACATGAGATTGCTCACGTGGAAACAATTAAGAGATCCAATTATTATGGATATCATAATGAAGAGTTCGTGCTTATGTTTCACACTGTAAGGGAATTTTTTTGGGATTTCGATGAACTGGTAAAAGAATTTAAAAAAATATGGAAAAGCATTTAGAAAAAAAAAAGTGCCACCAATTGGTGGCACGTTTTTTATATCATCAATCAAATCCCTTAAAATCGCTTAATTTCTCAAACTCCTCATCTGTCATTTCACCAACCCGGATGATGATTTCATCTCCGGGTTGAAGTTTTTTGAGAACCCGTTTTACATCCTGAACAGACTTTAGACCTAGGTAATTTTCATATCCAAGAGGCTTCAAAAAATAAACGATCATTTGTTATTCCCCCTTTTTTGGTTTTTTTACTTTCTTTAAGAATTTGTTTATAACACCCGAAAAAATACTTTGAGCACGCTTTTTAAACTACTTTGTCTTATCTGAATCAACTTCAAGTGATTCCCTGCGAACGACCGTTGACAATTGCGGTTCACGAACGAGCTTTCCAAAGCGGTACGTATCGGAAAGCCTGGCATTGATGTGCTTATTTGTAAAATATCGAAAAACATTTAAAATTCCAGCCAATGGTTTTGTATTTTGGGAAAGAATCGTTTGAACCATCACACGATCATTATCCGATAGATGAGCAAACGGAATATACAACAAGGTTTTTAAGATCTTTTGAACCTTTTCATCCTGTTTGGAAAACCACTCGTTCCAAAGATCGTTCATAACCCCATCATCGTCTCTTCCCACGGTGGCCTGACGAAACACATCGTGGGCACCCAAAGGAGACGAGATGACCGTATTGTAGGTTCCCATGGGGGTCCAGGTTTTTGTGGCAAGGGTTCCAGCCGACACCTGCTTGGCACGCTCGGAAAGATCAGTGTTTACGACCACAAAATCCAAGCGTCTTCCCAATGAATCGCTAGTCTTGAAGGCTCTTACCACACGAAGGGCTTCACGTTCTGGAACACCCTTTCCACGGATCTTTCCAATCACCACGGCCTCACGCAATGATCGGAACATGCGACGGCGGTTGTTGTCATTAAAAATATCCGATAATTGCCTCGAATATTTCTTCATGCGCTTTTGAATCGAGTTTTCAATTTTTACCTACTCTTTTTCACCAATGGACGAACGATAATTTCCGATACCACCCGCCTCACGAATTCCCTTCATGAGTTTTGCAACAAAGGCACCGTCCGGTTTATTGAATCCAACATTGTTTTTGTAGATCGTTCTCATGGCAAGCTGTTCGGCATCGGTTTGAAATTCCTATAGAAACAACATTTGCTCAAATGCATAATCTTTATCTTTTTCAATCTTTCTTCGGATATCTCTCCACGATCTTCTTGAATTGAGTAAATCTTTGTTAGAAAATTCTCCAATACCATGGGCAACCAATTCACTTTCTTTCTAGAACTTTTTATATTCCTATCGGGAAACAACCTTACCTTTTCGTACATAATTTATACGAGTTTTAGGGTATTTCCCCTTCCTTCTACCACGAACATCCAATGCTTTCGTAAATTTAATATCATTCATCGCTTAAATCCCCGTTTTTTGTAAACAACTTCATGCCATTTTTTAAATAAATCGTAATATGTTTTAGAGACACGAAAAATCGTATCCGCCACTTTTTGCATATTAACGTTGATCTTATGTTTTATTTGTGTTTCAAAAACAATATCAATATAGTTTTTATCCGATTGCCCAAATACCCATTCACAATTGAATACATCGAATATTTTACAATTAGTCAGAAATTCCTTCACCACACGCTCAAGAAAGGCATCGTAATTTTCACTATCTTTATATTTGAGAAGTCCTTTTTCACTGATAATATCACACGCTTTGTATCTATCGAGTGTGAGATGTCCAAATTCATGTTTATAACGATTGAACAGACTTGTTACAAAACGTTTTGTAATTAACATGGGAGGCATGATATTATCTACCTTATCGCCCAACAACGCCTTCATAATAACATATTCTTCATATGTTTCTACACGTAGCTTATCAACGACCATATCATAAGAACCAATAGGATAGAAATTCAAATGCATTTGTTTGTTTTTGCGAACCCGATGAAATACATTTGCATATTCCAAAAGTGCAACAAGATCGTTGTCGTGACTAAAAACAAAACAACGGGATGTATCCACACCAGAATCGACTAATTTCTTCAAGATGTATCCCAATTGATAATCCGCTTCATTGAAAAAATACACGCCATGACCCAGATCAGTAAATATGGATTGAATAAGCGTCCGATTAATGCTATAGGGGTGCGATTTACTTAGGTTGGCTGAAACAACGGCATCTTCACGCCTTCTGATGGAATGATTTCTATTTTTCTTATACCTTGCGTTCATCATGGACACATGTTTTGGAATTCCATTATCAATGAAAATATAAAAATTTGCCGTTGGATTTGATGCAGTGGTATTGAAATACAATTCCAATAATTTTGCCAGAGGTGTTATGTTCACACGATTCCACATTACTAGATTATATTGTAAATAGGGGATAAGGAAAGCTCCCCCATCAACTAGAATGTGAATTTCTCCATCCTTTGGTATGTATTTTTTAACTTCTTTCATGATAAACATTTTCTCCTAACAGGCTTAAATCAACAGTTTTTGTCAATAAAAATAAACTCTACAAATCACGTAGCACTCCACTGTTCCACAAAACGTAGTCACAAAGACGACGACACACATCCACATAACACATTTTGATTAGCTTGTCAACATCTTCGCAACCTAAACGATCTCTATATAAATCTTTAATATGATAACAAATTATACTATCAAAATTGGTTTGATGCCTTTTGATTATGTCATCATAAAATGAGAAGATCCATCCCGATAAAATATCGTGAATACTTACGTCGGTTTTAGTATATAAACCCACAGGATTCACATGATAAAAACCAAAGAAATCATTCATACAAACAATAAGCTCAATTGTTTTATAGAATGCCAACTTATCGGCAACGTCACTTATATATGTAAATTGAAATCCACGTTTCAACTAAAATGGTATTGATTTATATTTTGTTAATACAATTAAAAAATTGGAAAGATTTGTCTTATACTTTTGCTCCACAACATAGAAAAACAACCACTCCACAAAATTAAGTAATATTGTGCCAAAACCATAATTTCTAAGCTCAAAATCATACACACTCATATCTATTAAATATAGTGTCAGACAAGAAAATTGATCATGATAGAATGCTTTTGCTATTAATGAAAATAATTTATTATTTATCATAAAAGTGATAATATCATTACCATTATCTTTTATTGAACTAAACCTGATATTTCCACATGACAAAAATAAACTGTCACAAATAGACGAAACATCACCGTATCCACATCGACGTAAATACGCATAAACATCACTATTTGAAAGTATATTACATTTACAAAATGAATGTATACTTGAAGTTAAGTCTTTAATGTTATCGTTCTCAAAATATGTCATTTACCTGGTTTACCCCAGTAAAGGGCCTTTCTTATTTCCTTTAAGTCTGCAATAATCAAATCAACTTTATCTTCAAACCTACTCTCACGCATGAAATCTTTATGGGCATAATCTAATAAGCTCTGAATTTTTTCATAACTAGACCTTACAAGTTTTGTATATACATCAATTTTATTTATGAAATTATCCATGTAATTACAAAATTTTTTATATAAATACTACAGCCACGCACAAATAATCACGAGAACAGCAATCGATACGGGCAGATTGTTTGTAATCAACTAATTTATTGTATTTGCTATTAAAGCGTCCATTCGCCACTCCAATAGAAAGGATTCTAAACATCATGAATTCCTATATCTTTTACTTCGACTATCTCTTTAAAAATTAGTTGTTTAACTATCTTCAAACTGAAGTATTAAATCTCAAACTAGTATATGATCCATATTCTGATAACACACTTAATCCATTGGATAAAACACTTACAGACGACATCAATGAAGCATCCAATGACGACTGGATCTATGTAAAAAACATCGATTTTTTCAATGCAGTAAAAACATCCTACGATTATCCGATTATCATTGTACCGGAATTCATTACATCGGCAAACACACAAAATTTTCGAATCCTCAATTATTCAATCAACATTGACTACAACCCCATTTATACACATAAGGAATCACTTGCGTTAGCCAACTCGATTTTGAACCTGTGGGATATACCATTGGATGGGACAAGATATTGTCTTATCGGAACTGAATTTAGACTATGGGACTTCTTCGATGACGATCCAGACTCCACACTTCTGGAAAATATCGGCGAACTCAAGTGCATTATGTTCACAAAACCATCCGTCAAGAAAACGCCAACCGGACAGGCAAACTATCTTAGATATGTAATTGACTTATCATTTTTATTGTTACTTAACGTGGATGCAACACTTATTGGATCGTGTATCCAAGTTTAAGTTACAATTTTACATTATTTACAGTGAAATGAATCGTCATGTTCGTTGCACCACCGTAAGAAGGATCTTTAGCATAATATGAAAATTGGGGGAGAAGATTTTGAGAACCCATCACATCTGATTCAAAACAAAAAATAAATACAATCCGATTGATTTCCGACATAATCTGAAGAACTTCCAATCCACTGAATGTATGATCTAAATTCCAAATAACAGTTTTATCATTCCAGACGATTTCACGTTGTTCGTTAAACGAAATCCTCGATACCACATCGGACAAAAGATCGAACGCAACGTTTCTCTACTTAAGGTTGGGAGAAACATGTTCCGTGCCCGACACCAATTTGAGAACCGATGAAAAAATTCCAATTTGGGCATTTTCCAACACCCGATGATGAACCAGTGCCACGGCCAGGCGTAACCACTGAGAAACCGTCGTCTCGTCAAAGCCGTAATGAAACGTCAAAGCGGACCACAACCAATCTCCGTAGGGAATGGGATACCCACTCAACCACTCTTCGGATCTGCTGGAAATCGTGTTGAAGACCACGAGATTTCGCCGCCCCAAAATCTGAAAGGCCATGGTTGGAACCACTACGTGGGAAGCGGGAAGAAATGAATTGCTATCAAATGTAAAATCCCATTTTTCCAAGCCAGGAACAAACCCCGATAAACCCCTCCATTGATAGGCCAAAACATCCGTTTGGTCACCAACCGTTCTATCCAGGGTAGTAGCATCATGGGAAATCACCCGACGAACCAGGGGGACATTCATCGTGAAATCACCCAACAATCCCGTCACATCCAACTAGATCGTGGAATCGGGTGAAAGCCAAAAGATGGTGTCATCAACGGCCTGAAAAACAAACGTGAAAAGATCCGTCCACACGGGAGCGTGGAACGTAAAATCGGATGAAGTCACATCCTCGGCAAACGAAGTAAACATATTCTTGATAATTTGTGGATTATATCGGTAATTAAAATATTTACTATCATTAAAACAGCAAAGAACACGAACCCTGTCGATATACTTAAAAAACTTTTCCTGTAACTGATTTGTTGAACGAATTGTATCTGTCTGAGATTTAAGTTCAATCTGTCTACGAAAGCGTTTTTTACTAAATGGTATATAAATCAAAAATTCGTTGAGCTTTTCCCTTAGTTCATCAACCGATGCTGTTAAAAGTTCAGTAACATCAGAATAATATGTATTAAATCTAATCGGCTGACTCTGAATAAGAGCTTCTTCAACAGGTCGATCATCAAAAAAGACGGTCGTCCCATCGAGAACAACCGTCTCAAACAAGCGATGGCGTGAGAGTATATCCTGAAAACAACGATCCACTAAATGTTTCCAGTTATTTTGAATCAACGACAAGTCCTAATAGATTTGTTTCTTCGATTTGAAATTTTGTAAAATCATGTAAATATCCCCATTTTTTATGTTTTTACATATCAAAAAATTAGTGCTTTTATTTTGCTACACTTGATGGAGTGGGAAGGGGATAAAGACCAAACGTAATATAAACCAATGAATCATTCAGCGACTTAGCAACAGCCTGGATGAATACATCTTCGTTGTCACCCCCCACATGGAAATTCACAATGCGATTCTCACTCCCATAAATCCTTGCAATTTCTGGATGCACCTTCGTGGGATGAGCGACGTAACGAGTCAGAAACTCGATAGCCCGAACGAGACTTAGAAAATGCACCGTTGCATTGGAATACGTTGCCACGGCGAAATTAAGCTTTCTGGCTGGTGTGTCCAATGGGGGTTCGTTGTAAAAAGCGAGTGGAAAACTCGCAACAATTTTATCATTGGAATTCCCAACCACTTGAACGATTTTCTGCTTATTTTCATAACCCAAATAGAATGCATCTTCTTCCTGAATCGATCGAATAAACCTCTCGCTATAAAGCGTACTCGCCGGTGGAATCACAATGCTGGAATTATTTAGAAACCCGACACTTCCACGATAAAACGATTTGTGCCATTCCAGCTTCAAAAACAAATCTTCACCGGGATAAACGTAACGAAAATGATCATCCACAAGACCAATGGCGCAATGACACACACCAAAGGTCATGTGGGCATCCATCACGATTTTAGGCACATGAAATAAATATCCCATTTTTCATCCTTCAATTTTTTCACCGAAAATCAAGGATTTAATTGTTTCAAACTCTTCCCCAAACTCCATGAACGCAAGATATCTCGCAAAAGCTGATAACTCATCTTCCGTAATGGAGTCAATGTGCTTTTTTATTTGTTTCGTTTTATCGTTCGAATTTCTAATATCGTTCACGAACTCGGTAACTTTTGGTAGAATCACATTGGTTCGTGCCACAATCTCATCGACTTCCAAAGCCTCCTCATCAGATTTTTCATCCTTTGTCTTTGTAAGCTTGAAAACACTGTTGATTTTCGGCTTCGATGCGTGGAACAAATCATTTTCAATTTCGTGGATCACCAACTCCAAAAGAGCACTCACGTTTTTGGGCTTCACTTCTCCATTGTCAATTTCAAAGCGCAAATTCACGATTCGAGTAAACAGCGAATCAACGCCCAAATTCGATTCAAAGACAACGTTTTCATTTTCATCCAGCAACCGAATTTGAGTATTGAGATTTATAATATCGCTAAAAACTCTTTCCAAATTTTCCTTGATTTCGGTTTCCGTCTCACCACGGATGATCTGATAAACTTTGTAATATGGAATCTCAAGAAAGAATACCTTCCCAGTTTCCTCATCAATCAAAGAAACGTAACATCCAAGCCGCTCGTCATTAAACGATTCGGCTTTCATGGCACCGATAATATAATAATTTTTCTTTTGATTAAATGTGTACTTATGCAAATGACCTGAAATAATTGGTACATCAGAGCTAAAGTGTTTGCTCAAATACTCCACGGTAACTTCATCATTACCAAATACGTCCCTCGTTCCAGCGTGGGCCAAAACAACCTTTACGCCTTCATCGAGAATCGACAAATCAAGATTTTCCTTGTTGTAGTAATGGGGAAGATAAAGTATTCCATTTTCAACTGTCGGAACACTAATAATATCATCGTGGAAATAGCGAAGGATGTTATTTTTTTCCCCATCAATCGTGGAATACTTATCATGATTTCCAATGATGATCTTAATGTCTTTTGTTTCAGAAAACGTGGATTTCAAAAACTGAATAAAATCGTTAAAATACACAACCTTTCGATAGGTTATGTATTCGCAATCCATAACATCACCAAGTAGGGTTATCCTATCAATCGATAAGTTGCCGTTGAAAAATTTATCCTTTAGTTCATCAAGAACGTACTTCAAGTGTTCCATCTGAATACTATATCGATCATTTATTTCATTTGTTAAATGGAGATCACCAATTATTAAATTCATGTTGCACTCCAAAGTTTAATGTAAATGCTTGTCATACAAAAAAATCAGAATGGGGGATTATTGTCCCCCACTCAGCTTTAAAAATATTGTTCGATGGCCTTTTGTTGAATTTTTTTGTATTCCGCTTCAACGATTCTCACAAACTCGTGAATAAGAATTTGGTGCATTTCCTGAACAAATTGGGTATTGTCCGATTTCACATGAAAAACATGGGTAGCAGATTCGGCAAGAGGAGTTTCTTCATTCATTCCACCAACAAATGCAACTCGGATGATGTGAGGATATCCTTTCACACTATTAAATGCTTTTACAACGTTTGCTGATTTGCCACTTGTGGAAAAACCAATGATTGTAGAACTAATGTCCACAAATGCAAGTGCTTGGCGTGCGAATACATTTTCATAACCATAATCATTGGAAATAGCAGTCATCACAGCAATGTCAGAATTAAGACAGATTGCAGGAAGAGGATCACGATCACGAAAACAACGACCCACTAATTCAGCCACAAGATGTTGTGCATGTGTGGCGCTTCCTCCATTACCACAAGCCAACACTGCAAATCCACGATCGAATCCACGGGCAATGTGCAATGCTACGTTTTCCATAATTTTTTCATCAACATCCACAGTCTTCATAATTTCGTAAATGTTCATAGGCACCTCCTGTTTTATGGTTCGCACAAAATATACTTTATGAGACAGGAAATGTCAACGAAAAATTTACCGGGTGTTAAAAAGCGACCGGCATCCATTTAACATGTAAACAACAATGATGAATGTGATTAAATAGCTATTGACATTGTTCAATAACTGTGATATAACATAATTACAAAACAAGATTGAAGGAGGACACCATGGACATTGAACAAATCGCAGAAAAAAAGATTGTGAAATTCATTTATGAAAATTCCAAGGGAGAAGTCGCCGAATTTGTGATCAATACCCGAATCCCGTTCGGTGCCGTCGCCAAACGGGATAAGCGTTGGTTCGAAAAAAATCTTGAAAAAATCTCGGATCATCTCAAAAAGCACTACCCCAAGGTCGCAGAAAAGGCCGTCCTGGATGTTGGTGGGCGCTTTCAACCCAAAACATACGATCCCGATGCCAAGCGGAAGGGACCCGTTTATGTGAACGTGGCACCTGGTATCTCCATGCTGAAGGACAAACCAGAACAGCTTTATCTTTCGGGTTATGTCGTAAAGAAAAAGGTTTTGAAAAAGGGTGAATACAAACCCGTCAAAAGCCGAGAACTTACCCTAGCAAAGCGGGAAATTGAAAATGAATTTAAAACAAATAGGTTTCGAAAATTTAAGATTGATTCGATAAAGGAGTTTTTAGATGAAACAAAAGAAGCGGCGTAGACCGATAGCTAACGTGAGGCGGCTTCTTCCCAGCCGCCTCAAAACAAAAACAATCCAAGACAAAAAAAAGTACACCCGAAAAGAAAAACACAAAAAAAGATCGGGAGAAGGTTAGACAAATTCTCCCGATCTCTTTTTACAATATTCAAAAAACGTGCATTCCGAATCTTCGCACGAATTCCAATGAAGAAAACAAACCCTACCTTTTTGAATCCTTACATACTAAACGAAACAATCTAAGCACAGACCACTAGTGTACGATTCATTATCTAACAACTCTAGATTTTCTTCTTCGTTAAACTAAAACTTACCGCATCGGATACAGTGATTTAGCAACAATTAAACCTCGTCTAATTTAAGTTTCACACGAACAGGAACAATCATTGGATTTTTCCTAATTTTTTCCATTTTTCGACACTGTAGCTTTCCAGATCGAGCATGGCTTCGTCTTTTGTTCTGAAAAATCCACGCAAGAGACGCTTTGTATAGGTGTTAAATAGACCCCATCCACTCAATTCAGTTTCGGGAGTCGGACTAGGCTCATCAAACACCTGGTGAGGAAGCTCCAACTCCTCTTCCGTCCAGTACCCTCTGAATGCATCCGCATCCGTTGTGTTGAAACTCAAACGAGATTCATCGTAACCACAAGAATGCGTTTCAGTTTTCACATTTCGATTCCCAATACCAGAAGACCTTTAGAAACCAACAACCCTCATAATCTCCTCCCACGTTGATGATACAAATAACAAAGAAACACCCATACAATAACACTTATTTCAAAAAATCAACCATTAAACACAAGATGAAACACGATTACGCAATTTGTAACTCACGCAACACACGATCCACCTCCAAAACCATTTTCCGCACCGTTTGTGAAGATCGGTGAGAAAAGTTAACCATCCAGTGCGGCTTGGTGTTATAAAGCAAGGTTCGTTCCCTTTCCAATGATCGATCAATGATTTTTTCCTATTCCCCCAGATTATCCGTATAGACATGATTCCTTTGGTCTTCCCAATCCTTTGCAAACTTTGATAAGGCTTCTTTTACCTTTGTTTTCTTATCATCACTTAATTTTGGAAATTTTTCTGCAATATCAGTAATTTTCCTGTAAATATCAGAAAACTTTTTAACAGGTAGAGTTTGCTACACATTGACCATATCGACATCTGGAACAGTACCCTCAAACTTATCTGGATGTTGTGAAATAAATGATCCAATCAATCCTTTATGATATGCATTATCTCCATAAATATTCATATTTTCATAGTTCCTGAATCCCATAGTTTCTGGATGCTATGTTAAAGATACCCTTGCATCCTTTTCACCATCTTTATTTGTCGTATACATAACAAAATCGTTTGTTTTATGGGACAATGCACTTCCAACAACATTTATGTTATCTATAGTTATATTAACTTCCATATTTCCAGTCTCTATATCCTTCTGTAACAATGACTGACAGGAAGGAACATGTTTATCTGGTGACATAGTTAATATATTCAAAGGATTTTTGCTAACATATATCTTATTCGATGTTCCTGCACCACTTTTTTCGTTAAATCGTTGTCCAAAATATCCGGCCAGTGATTTCAGTTCTTTGTTCAGTTCTTCAAACTTAGAAATCTTCGTACCACTATTAAGAAGTAAGGTTAGATGGGTACCAACAGAAGCCGCATCCACCTTCTTCATATGTGAACGCAATTGGCGGATTTCATCCTTCGACGCATCGGGAAGATCCGATTCAAGTCGGGAAAACTCTTTCATTAGTTCTTTTCGCATAGCCTCACCGTCGCCAACATAGATACCACCTAAATCTTCCCGATAAAATTTGTCAAATTTTTGCCGATCAAATGACAAAAAAACATCGGGGGAAATTCCCTCATTCCAGTTGGCAATATTGCTGGAAATGATTGTTTGGGCAACGCCCTTGGAAAATTTGTTGGGATCGTCTCGGAAGGCGGAAATAAGCTGGTCAAAAAGTCCGTCGGATGAAACAAACGAAGCTTGTCCATGGGTAAGCCCCAATTCTGTAACCGTGCTCAAAAAATTCTGAATACGCTCAACGAGCTTTTCGTTTTCTCTAAGAGCATGTAATTGGGTATCAGCACCATCATAATCAAACGAAAACGTAAATGGATCTTCCCGTGTGGTCTTAACCCCAAGCGCCTTTCGAAACTCGGCCTCAAGCCCGTCCACAAATTGAATATTTCGGTCCACGTTCCCTTTTTTCAATATTTCGCTAAAAAACTGGCGTTTGTCAAACCTTAAAGTTTCCACACCGAAAAATTCACGATCCCAGCCGTCGAAAATCTCCTGGAATATGCCCTCTCGACTCAGGGTTTCCCGATCCACTCCATGACCGCTTCCGAATAGATCCATGACAGCACTTTCCAGATCGGAATCTGTGATGGAATCCTTTAATCTTTCTCCATCAAAAAATTTCTCATGAAGTTCCTTATGGTTTTGTTTCTATTTTCCAACGGGCGTCAATTCAGTATCTACTCGTTTTTCACCTTCTCTTGTGTAACCCCGAACCTGACGCCCTTTACGTAGGTGGGGTTTTACTAGGATTTGTTGTTTAACTTTAGGTCCGATCGCCACATTAAATCTCCATATTCAATGTTTTTATGAAATTAGTGGCAATCATAAAATGGAGATGAGATGGACCCCGTGGCAGGATTCGAACCCGCACCCAACGGATTTAGAGTCCGTCGCTCTAACCAATTGAGCTACACGGGGTCATTTATCTATATATCAATTTTATGTTGAACCTCTCCCACTTACGCTTCGCTAAGAAGTGGGAGATTCTTGAGAAGTTTGGTAGATTACACTACCCTTATTCTCAAAGGGTGGTTCAAACACCCATTATCCCTCGCAACTTGTATTGCTCTGGGAATGCCTTTGATATATTTTCTTAATATATTCAATGCCCCATTTACGTCAGCATTAATTAACATACCATTGTTTGTTTTAAAAAGACCTCTCGTTATTCTTCTTGACTTATTGTAATTAGCTTTATTTATTTCTTCTAAATCTATTGCACTACACCCACTTGTATAAGATTCATTAATCATTACTACCTTTAACCCTACCAACTCTGCCTTATATTTTATTTTATTGACTAATTCTTGTTGTGGTATTTGCACAAAACTCTTAGCGAAATTCTCTTGTTTAATTCCTCTAATATCACCTATAACTATTGTATTACAATTCATTGTAAGTGCTAATTCTACTATTTTTTTACTTATTTTGTGTAATTTATCTTTAATATAATCATTTCTTTTCTTTTGTAATTTTATTATTTTCTTTGTTCTTTTAAAATTTTTGCTATCATTACATTGTTTCATAGCAATAGAAGTTAATCTTGCTATTTCTTTATTGTAATAAGCATTTTTACTTTTTAAATGCTTACCACTAAAAATAATACATTGTTCATTATCTTTAAATACACAAGTTGCAAGATTATCTAATCCTAAATCAATTGCCATTACATTATCACCAGTTACTTTATTTATAATTTCATTTTCCCATATTATTAGTAAATACCATCTTTTAGAAGAATTATTCCATTGTAATTTAATTTGATTAATCCTCGATAAATTCACAGGTATTTTGACATTCTTCATGTCAAAATTTAAACTTTGAACCTGAAACTTATCTTGTATTGCCTTTGATAATGATAGCTTTAATATACCATTTTTATACCTTATCCCTGCTGTTGTAAATATTATCTCGTTCTTTTTATTATTTGTATTCTTAAACTTTGGTGGTTTAGGCAATCCTAAATATTTGTTTGGGTTTTTCTTATAATCTTTTATTGAAGCAAAATAAGATTTCCAATCCTGTTCTAACATCTTCAAACACCATTGATAAGTGTGCGAATGTAGAAATTGTGTATGATAATTTTGCTTATATAACTTTTCAGTTTCATAATAGTTTTTAAAACCATTTTCTCTATTTTCATAGTTTGCTATGTTATATAGCTTTGTTGTATGATATGATAATTCTTCTATAATATTTTGTTGTAATTGATTTAATTTAGGATAGTATTTAAAACTTACTTTCATATTTTCACCTCCTTTTAGTTTTATTATATCATAATGTTATCACCTTGTCAACTATGTTTTTTTATGATATAATATATTTGGGGGTGATAATATGGCTATTTCAAAGGATAATACAAGGACTCTTATTACTATTCCAAAAGAGTTAAAAAAACAACTAGAAGAAATTGCTAAGCAAGATAATAGAAGTTTTAATAATTTAGTGGTCAAAATTCTAAAAGACTATGTTAGCAATTCATCTCCCACCTAAAGAGGTGGGAGTCTTCTTGCTTGTTTTCTGATAAAAACTTTTTGTAAATATTCTGCAAAAATTCTTCATCAACAACCTCAAATGAATAATCAATTTTATCCAAAAACTTCTTCATTTGATTTATATAATCATTGATATTGTCCATATCTTTATTACATGTGACATCCTGTGTCAAGTCATTACCAACTCCAAATTCAACGTCTTCTTCCTCCATTGGCAATTTTTTTATCATTGATTTTAACACTTTCAGTGAATCATCAAACTTTTCAACAACCGGATCTCTATTAGGTGCAACATTGTTATCATCGGAATCATACAAGAACAATTTACTATACACTCGTTTAAAAACCTTGTGCATCACATTGTAAAGTCTTGCGAAATCTTCTTCATTAAAATCGTAAATATCGTGATCTTCAACAAAAGCATCGAGAGCATCCAATATATCACTAAATGTAACAAAACTTTCGATCATTACAAATCTATTGTCTGTTTGTTGTTGTGTGCGATCCATTTCCGCCCCCTTCTATTTTAATTTGACAAGCCAAACCACTCGTTTTCAAAAATTCATACATATTATTTTGTGAAAACCTCACACTATTCCACTTATAATTAGTCGCAAGTTTTTCATCAATATCAATGTAACGATCAATCAAATACCTAAGAAACAAATAAGATTTCTTTAGTGTGTATTTTAGGCTATATTTATACATTATTTTCTCATATACACTACAATCGGCAAGATAGTCACTAACAACACAATTATAAAAGCCTCTTGAGACAAAATAACTATGATAGATACACGGATGAAACAACTCAATATGATACCTATTTAATAACTCATGAACTTCTAATATGTTTTCCTTCATAGGACCAACGGAAATCAGATAAGGAATATCCAACACCACACCAAATGCATAAGAGTTCTTGGTATGGATACACACAATATCCGACGTTGTAAAATAACTATACCCTTTTACAAAAAATTCTCCATACCAATCATCGAAACGTGGATGAACACATGTAAAGCGGTTCTTTTGTTTGCTCGTGATCACGCTATCTGAATTATAGTAAGTCATTGACACTACTCATCAATTCAATGTAGTGTTGTCCACGAATTCTCCAGCCGAACCACCCATACCTGCACTAGATCTGTTATCGGCAAGTGCTCCCAAAAAATGAACAACCGAAACCCGCATTTTTGGATCAACCGAACAAAATTCTGAATACGCCTCCAAAACCCCCTCGACGGGTTCCAAGATGAGTGAGGGATTGTTTATGATGATTTTATCTTGTTTCGCAATACCAAACCCGAGACGCACATTCATATCCTCTTGGCCCACACCGGTCTTTTCTCTGGAAACCTCGTTTAGGATAACCGTCCCGGAATACATGCTCCCACCCACATGAGCACCACCACATTCCAGGGGTGGAACCAAACTTGCCCGCATCACAAGGGGACCATCGACCTTTTCCAATTCCGTCCCTTGAACAACTGGAATGTCACTGGAAGTAAGAAACTCCATGCGTATGAACGCCGGATCTTCCAACACGATCGCACCAACATACTTACTCAAATCATCAAACTTCAATTGGGTTTTGCCGATATAATGAAGTCCTGTGGATGTAACAACGATATAAACGTTCTTCTTTTCTTCCATTTCATTCTCCTTTGTTTTAAATTTTACTTATGTGTATATTTTTTCGAAATGTATTCAAAAACTTTTGAGAACTCATCGATAAAATTAAAATTGAAATGCTCATAAAACGGAAAGCAAAGCACGTTAAATTTCTTCGCAAACTTGTTAACGATTTCCTCCACGTCAATCCGTATTCCGATTTTTCTCAACTTACCTAAATATAGTGTTGGAGAAACAATTTCTGGTACGGTAATATCACGTATCAACTTTGCATAAAATTCTGCATCCGAATCACGCTTGGCACGTCGTAACTTAATACTAGGAAACGAACCAAACTTGTTTATAACTTGTTCACACACCTTACGAAGTTCATCATTATTTTCAATATCAATCGGAGATAATGTAATCGGAACATGAAGTCCTTTTGAGAAAGTCTGACCAAAAAAATCTCCAAAAAGAGTATTATAAATCAACATCCCACGTGTGTGGGCACCGATCGACTTCAATTCGGCAAAGTTTTTAGGTGGATTTATTGGATTTCCTAGATAAGAAAAATCGTATTCTTTAACGGCGGATTCAATTTTGTTAATGATATCCCACAACACATCCCGGAGATTAAAATTTTCGGCATCTCCCTGAATGTAACGGGTGATCTCATCCACGAGATCCACCACGTACTGCTGTGCCGCACGACGACCCTCGACGCCACGCACTTCCACGTCCTTTTTTCCCGTCACCGGATCAACCGTACAAGCAATGTATCGCTTGATTTTATACGCAACCATGCGACTTACAACAAATTCGTTTTTAAGTCTCATCCTAACGAAATCGGTTCGATTCATATTGTGACGATCCATAAAATTAAGCATTTCTTTATTTAGATCGTCCTCGATTTCTTTGATGAGTCCGGTGTCGTTTCCAGGAAGTCGAATAAACAGACTATCCGTATCAATGATCTTGACGACATCCGTATCTTCAGCATATCGCACAATGTCACTTAACATTTCTTATTTAACACCTTTTTCAAAGGTTCCAAACTAATGTTAAAACTATGGTCAAAAGTGACTTTCCAGTCATTTTCTTCCATAACTTTTCCAATAATCTATGGAAAATCACATACTTCAATACGAGCATTGCTGTTCATACTCACATCAAAGGCAATCTCGACGCTTCCATTAAGCCAATCATAAAACAACAGCCTTACGTTGTCAACAAGAAATGTATTATCTGCATCCGGGGAAGAGATTTCGCAAAATCCATTGTACATCAAAGCTCCTGAAATATACATTCGTCTCATATCATCCAGTACATCTTCATCAAACTCAGTTAGATCTATACAAAAAGAAACAATTGCAAAAACCACATCTGTTTGTTCAACCATTGTGCTACCTCCATTTAAACAAAAATCTCTCGATAAAAATAGCTATACAAATCTTCATATATCATCAATGTATTATTCGTTTCATTAACCTCTTCGTAGTACGTCAAATCATTTAATTCATGTACTGTTTCATAAAACAAAGATAGAAATAAATAACTATTAAGCATTGTAACATATGTATCAATACGCTTTGTTGACACTTTTTTGACTTTTTTGTTCATGAAATGTTTTATTTTAAAAAATTTATTCATGTCGTAATAAACGTCAAAAAATTTAGCGGTAATGTTACCAGAAAAAGGGACAACCTCCTTAGAAATCAAATCAATGTACTTTTTGTCGATCCAATTCTTTTCGTTATTTAACTTATGAATAACGAATCCTCCTGATAAATACTTGCTAACAAGATATTTCAACATATCTGAGAAAGTGACAAAAAAGTGTCTAAGAACAAAATACAACTCGTCATCAGTAAAGTTGCACAAAAACGAATAGATTGAATCAGAACTTTGAACACGATCATATCCAGGAATGAATCCGTGTTTCAAAATTTCACGGTAATTACCACAAAGGTCTTTATCAAAATCATCAACAATAAATTTGTAAGTCAGTTTGATTGGCTGAATTTCATCACCATCGCCGAGAATAACATCACGCAATGTAAATCCAAGGTGGACATGATTCTGCTTATTCCATCGCATCTACAAATCGTACAATACAGTGTCGATATAATACCAATAATCTTCTTCATTTATTTTGAGATCTTGCTTAATGGATTGAATACTTTTCTTCTTGGAATTGGGATCATACATAAAATCAAACACCGTGGAATCCAAGATGTGTTTGCTTTTTGTGGGGTTATCACCCGTTTCAATCTCCCCGCCAAATTCACCAAATACGACATTATTGATGTAATACTCCTGACGATCTGCACGATTTCCCATAATTTAGTCCTCCTTGGAGTTGTTTATATTTTACTGGATATTACCAACCATTCTTCTGAAAAACCTCGTTGATGTACTTGTTGGCGTACAAAATCTCCATACGCCCCGTTGACGTGACACACGAAACAAGCAGTCGATTAAACAAAACTCCAAATGAATATCCAAAATATCCGTAAATCGAATTCGCATAAATTTTATAAAACAACTGATAAATATGATACTTTCTTTTTTCTATCGGATCTGTCGCTTCGGCCTTTTTCTTTTTATACTCCGCACGAATTGTCAACAATCGCTCACACATCTTTGCAATAAATCCAGGCTTCTTATCGTATATAATCCCTATATTAGCAATTGTGTATTTCCCAGAACGGAAAATACCACGATACACTTTGGAAGCGGATACATTTAAAAAACGATCTTTTACAAAATCATAGACAACGACACGTCGATCATCTCTTGGCTCATCGAAACCATTATAGAGATAATCGATGGTTTCTCGAATGGGAGTGATAAACCTGGCCGTCTCAACACTGATGTTAAGACCATACATAATTGTCGGGTACATAGAGAAAAAATCAAGGTCGATGAGTTTTTCGGAAACACCAATAAAACTCTTATTGTAAGCACCACCATAAGAACGAATTGAATGGATGTTGGGGGCGATCACTTTACGCACCCAATCCCATTCATCCTCACCTTCACTAAGTCGATTGTGACAAGATGTGGTCACCTGGTGAGCATCCAGGAACTTTTTCCGTTGATCCTCCTTGATCTTCCCACGTCGAATCTGACCAAGCAAAGTCTGAATGCTATATACCTTCGTATCACTTGAATCATCATCGGAATCATCGTTGTCACTGTTTGTATTATCTTCAGAAACATCATTTTCATCAAGAGATGTGATATGATTTTTCAAGAAATTGACAATATTCTTATAGAAATATATCTTCAAATCTTTCTTCTCCAAACCATAAAAATCTGCATTAACAGCCTTATATACTTCATTGAAATAATAGTTATAATAGTTTGTAAACTTTGAAGCAATAAACACAATACCATTAGCTTTACCAAATTTCATAAAATATGGTTCAAGTATGTTCTTTACATTAAAAACATGCAATACGGCACCATTCTTATGAAACTCAAACATAACATCAATAAGATTAAGATTTTGATCCATCAAATAAATAAGAAAACAGTCAACGATATTATATGCAATATCAAGAAATGTATCGCTTTCAATTTTATTTACACCAAGTACAGCATTTGCAATATAATCAAGCTTCATACTTGGCATATTTTTCGATACAATAAACTTATAAAGATTCATGTAATCAATTGAAAACCCATGTGAAAATACATAACACTTTTCAAATCCATCAAACGTTGTATAATATTCAATTTTAATACTATTCTTTTCACACCTATTGATAAGATATTGAAGGTCAAAGTTATTAACATTCCATCCAGTAACAATCGCAAATTGCCGCAAACACTTTAAAATATCAACCAACATCGAACTTTCTTCATCGTAAACATTATAAACAATCCGAAGATCTTCAAAGTCACTGGAATTCACACGACCAGAAACGTGATTCTTAATTTTTTCCATAATCTCGTCATGAGATGTGAACTCCACCCGATCACGGAGATAAAACACATTTGCCGTCTTCGTCTCGCAATCGAAGATTGTTGCCAAATCGATGGGATATTTTGCCTTCCCGGGATCAGGAAACGAACCGTCATCGGGAAACATCTCGATATCGAACACACACACCCGTACATCATTTCGATCGGCAAGCGTCACGGGAAGTGTCTTGATGTGGTATTCTGAACGAAACGTATTGTAGGTAAGATACCGAGTGGGATGAAATTCTGTATTGGCAACGGCAGAATATGATTTGACATCGCCAATGGTGGAAAGGTGCATCGGATGGACTTCGATTTTTTCACATCGCTTTGCATACTGAAGATACAAAGCTTGAAATTTGTTGCTCTCTGTTTTCAGATTATCAATGCTATACCTATACACCGGGACCTTAATAGAAACCCGCTTTGAAACAACATGCTTCGTTTCCTTATTTACGAAATGCAAAACACATTGTTTTCCAACATAATAAGCATTTAGAAGAACATACCCCTTCTCTTCCCCACGCTTAATCAAATCCAAAATATCAGACAAGCTCATTTCTTGTTGCATCAAGATTATACTCCCGATATCGGAATGTTTTTGATATTCGTTGACACCACACTCTGATAATATCGCTTGACATTTGAATTTAAAATATTCCGAAACCGGATTAGCAACATCAACACCCCAAACGCCTTCTCCTTATCCCCATTATCGTACATCATATCGACGAACATGTCAAGACATTTTGCATAAGTAAAAATGTATTCCAAAATATCAAAATAGTATTCAGTACTTAAAAAATCATGTATGATATTTCTATATTTCAACCAAACACTGATTTCAATACCATTTAATACAACATAATGACTTGAGATATCTTTTATAATGAAGTCCATAAAAGACTTATTATCTATTGATTGACGAATTTTATTTCCAATCACATACAATACAAATGATATAGTAGTTATTGTACCCAACGGAATTGTAAGCTTTTCATTTTCCAGCTTCTTTATATATGGAATACCATAAACATCAATAAAAGACTTGAATTTATGAATATTATATTTACCAGACATTAACATTGAACGATAAGCTGTCGCCGTCTTGATAAATTCATCGAATTCATTAGAATTAGATAAAATCAAATTAGACAATGTGTCAAGTCTGTTATAGAAATTTACAAAACAACCCTAAGTATCGTAAAACCACTTGCTGGGTTTTGCATATGAAAAACCATTTTGACATTTACAAAGTGCGCTTAACTCCCTCGTCCTGACGATATTCAACACCATGGTCAACCTTGGGTTTCCCTTGAACAACAGAATTGTGTTGGATGAATCTTTAGACTCTGGAATCAAACCACTAAACAAATCACGATACCACGTCAAATTGTTAACAAACCGATCCTCAATAATATCGAACACTTTTATTCTACGATCAAAATTAAACGACTTATATACACTATTTTTTTCATCATCAACAGTACAATAATTGCGTAAATAATAATAAATTGAATTTTTTAGACTACTTTCGTTTCCAGATGTGTAATGTTTTATGTTATTAAAAATAAAATCAAGGGCAGTTTCGAAACTGCCCATGTTACGCAAATAGTCAACTCCGACCGACTGAACAAAGGTCTCAATAATCGGTTTGTAGTTACACTTCAAGTTCGCCTCCTATGTCCGAAAAGTCCGCAGATTCAGAAAAATCATTGAATCGGCAAAACGAAAAATACGGACACCACCCACACAACATCGTATCACCGGAAGGGTACTTAATGCTTTCCCGTGAAAACAGAAGGTGCATCACCTTAAACATACCCGACATCAAGACCATCGGAACATAGTAGTAATTGTTCTCGTTCGAATCTTTAAGCGTTTTAGAATACAACAAATTATATTGTTTCTGGAGCGACGTTCGATGCTTATCATAGAATTCGAAAAATGAAGTTATTCTATTAACATACGTATGCAAACGGTCAATGACGATATTGCGGTTCACCTGCTTTGGATTGACCCGAACCTTACCTTCTTTAACCACGAGAAGATATTTAGTAACCGGAACGTTCGGAAATCCGAGACTATAGTAGAACAACTGCTGCCAGTTAAGGTAATTTGGATTTCCCAATTTATAGTCCAGGATATGAACATGGTCAGGATACTTTACCACAAGATCCGAAATACCAACAAATTTCACACCATTGGAAATATTCAATTCAAAACGAAATTCAGGGACCAACTCAAAACCGTGGTGATTTCCACAAATTTTTGTGAGAAATCCACCGAGCATCCGAGTACCTTCCCGAACACCGTTGTCAATGGCATAATAATCGGTAAAACAGTTCATCCTCGGAAGAAACGACCGAAGTAACTCCACATCCGAATAAACCAGATCATAGCGAACAGAATACGATGGAAAGAAAACGGAGATGATTTCCTTTACCATCTCATTTGGGTTAGAATATTCGCTCGGTTCAAATATCTTGGCATAGCCACGATGAACTTCATGAACAATATCAATAAATAGTTTTCGATCAAAAACTCCTGGTTCGGAGTTATTATTATAATTGATAATAACATCTTCGAGAAACTTATGAACAACCTTACCAGTAAAAATTTCCTCACTTATAGTAAAAAACCACTGACCAAGCACATAGGAAAGCGCATACTTCATAATACACTGATCGAATGTATTCATCTCAGAATAACTTATTGATTTCTTGACCCGTTTTTTGAACACATTGCTAGGGTAAAGCGGTGTTAGATCCGCCACCCGGTAAAACGAGTCAACACCAGAAAGGCGCTCGGCGATTCTCGGCAATGTCCACCCTTTCCTAGAATCATTTCGTTCCGGTAGAACCAAGTCCCGAAGTTCTTGTGCTGTATTGATCATCATATTGACTCACATCCTCTGTTAGCACACTGAAATCTACCCGAATCATGGGAACAATTTCAGCCTGTGCGATTCGTTCCCCATGAGAAATCTTTACGGGAATATTACTCACATTCATCGCCAAAACAAACGTTTGTTCTGGATAGTCGTAATCAATAACACCCTCACAATTCGCCAGAATCAATCCATTTTTGAGTGCCATTCCAGACCGTGGGTGGATTCTCATGGAATGCCCAACCGGAATATGGAACTTCATCCCGGTGGGAATAAGCACCCTGTGGAACGGTTTAATGATAACAGATTCTTCCTCGATTTCAATAATTTCTTTTTCATTTTGTGGTGAATACCCCACAACCGTCTCAACCCTAAGATACGCTCGGAGATCAAAACAGCAACTTCCAAGTGTTGCATATCCAGGAATTTCAACATCTTCAAAAATCTTATAAATCCCAAGAGTCAAATTGTCAATACCCTTACAATTACAGATGGTTTTCATTATTAAAATCTCCTTTCAATTGGATTCAGCAAGTACAAGACAATTTTCATCAACGTAATCACAGCAATACCATTTTCCATCCAAAAGAATAATTTGTGGGATATATTGAGATCCCTTCGCAACGCAATTTACCTGCTTGCAATCTTTATCCCAATTACACCTAAACTCATCTGTTTCAAATATATGACTCTCAAGTAGTGCTATCTGACGCTTACGAACCAAACTCGAATTACATCTTTTACACGTCACTGAATCACCCCCTAACACCGTTTCTACGTCCAATTTTGTTAATGAACGACATCTAACACACTAAAAGTTATCAAGATAAGCTTTATCTTTTTTCATCTCAAAACCTCACACTCGATTGTATCAATAAGTTTACCATATCTTTTAATTGAGTCAAGGGAAGGCATATTCGATTGCGTTTTTACCTTCAACCAACCTAAATATGACAATATTTTTAAAACATTTAAAAACTCATCGGAATTGCTACAAAACTCAAACTTGTATGCGCCACCCATAAATGCATACGATGATAGGATCACATCCCCCGCACCGACAACCGTTTGTCCCAGCGATTCGACATAATGGGGAACACCAACACAAAAACCGTGTCCGTGCGTAGAATATCCATACAACCCCCTCGACCCATTTGTAACAATAATGGAATCCAAATGCAATATTAACGAAAGATATTTCATTCGGTTATAGATTTTACTGTCATTAACAGAATACATTTTACATAGTTTCGTAAATTCTTTCATGTTACACGTCAAATGGTTACACCACTCAATATATCTACGTATCACACTTGGACGACAATTTACAACAACGCTATCGTAACATCCAGTTAGATCCGTTTTTATTCTGCTGATAAAATAATCAGATATGAATCCCTTTGCATAATCTGGAATAACAAGCACATTATAATACGATCTACTCATATTTTGTTGCATCATGGTCAACAATTCATCGTACAAATAATCAGGATACCCATTAAACTCTGAAAAACATTTATCATAATCAATTCGTGTAATGTATCTTTTCGTATCTTGTTCAATAAAACGATCTTTTACTGGAATGCTTTGTTTTTCTATAAAATCCGCAATAATAGCATTAAGTGTAAATTGTTTTGGAACACCATTAATTAAACTTGAATCATTTTTTGTCAATAATGAATAAAAATCAACTCGATTGGGGCAAAAAGTACCTAAAATATTCGCAACATTTGTTGATCCACCATATCTTGTTTCCATAGAACAAACATCAACAATTTGATTACTTGGCAATTCCAAATTGTCTCGAAAAACAATGCAGTCAAAAAATCGGTCTAAAATCACATCCCCAATCACATGGAACCTAACGTTACTAGGAACAGACTTCTAGATCATTGCATTCCTCCTAAAAAAAAAAAGAGAGATGGTGTTTCCCCCATCTCAAACTCAAAACTCCACAGTAAATTCATCATTCGCAACAAAGTCAGACTCATCTGTTGCAAAATCAACGTCGTTAAATTCTTCATTCGACGCCCCACCAGTTACCTCGGGTTTGGCACTTGCTACTGCGCCAGCCCTACGGCTCGGAAGCTCATCGGCGGACTGATAGCCGTTTTTGAGCTGGTTTTGTGGAGCCAATCCGGGACCACTTGCCCGATAAACCATGCCCATGATCCGATGGATCAGGCAATTCTGGTGGTAGGACGCCAAAAAATTTTCCACATAATCGGCGATCATGTTCGCTTCGGCGTCCGTAACGGATACCGTGATCTGCCCACTGAATGTTACACGGAGATAATACTTTCCCTGATAACACCCAGGCATGATATAGATCATCGTTCGCTTCTTGGGATTGCTGAACTTCTGCTCATCAGCAATCGACTTGTACTTGGCCGAAATTTCGTCATTATCGACCTTATTCTTCTTAAGTGCACCCAAAATCTGACACCACTTCCGCCAACGATAAGCGAACTCCCAAATGGTATTATACGCTGTGAAATAATAGGTATTCTCCCGCTTCCAATCGTAGGTGCGATTATCCCCCGAAGACCCCTCATTAACATGGGCAAACTGGATCACAAACACGGGGTTACTCTGATACCCCTTCGAAAAATAGCTCACCCCAACATACATCGCCGCCTTGGGACGATAAACACCAAAGCTGTTTTCGAAGTTAATAAAATTGTTGTTGTCGTTTTTTCCGTTTGTGTACGCCATGATTAACCCCCCTTTTTTTGTTTATCCGTTAAACCTAATGTAAGTCGGTAGAACATCCACCAACTTTTTCGTACCGTCAAAATAACATATTTTAATATCGTTGTAAAGTCTTTTTATGAATTCAATGTAATCCGAATCAGAAAAAATGTGTTGCCTAAACATCATTACTGCACCACATTTCACCATAACCTTCCAAAACGGAATAGAATCGTTGGTTAAAAAGAAATTGTAAAGGTCAACAAGTGAATCGAACTTAAGTTCCTCCGACGAAGAAACATTTTCTTCCATAAAATCGTCCATATCCAGTGTTTCTTCTTTTTCGTTGCCATCAATTTCGGTGTATTTTATCACCAACGTTTTGGGAATAGATAGTTTATAAGGTCCACGTTTCTTTTCCAGAATACCCAGATCCTTAAGCATCATAATATTACTCAAAATCGCATCAAAGCCAGAAAACTGCGTCATCTCCAATCGAAAATCAACACCAACAAATGCATCCCGAGCCTTTTGAATCGTCCACAAAACACTTCTTGCCGCATCGGGCCGTTTTGTAAAAAATTTCGATTTACTAAGACTCTTACCATAAAGAGTCAAATGACTCTTGTGCCGAAGAAAATTCCCACCGGGTGGTTCAGGTGGTGCAAACATATCCTGCTTTTCCCGATATTGATTAATCACAAAGAACGTCATCCCAAGAGACGAAAATTGAAGATCACGAAGCATACTCGAAACAGCACGTGCCGTATCACCACGACCAGTAACCATTTTGGGCGGTGTGGCGGCCACACTATCCCAAATGACAACAAGCTCCTTTTGAGGAAACTTTTTCTTTACGATATCCAAAATTGCAGGGATATCCTCAATTGTGTTGGGAATGATTGGCTTTTGAAATGGAAGAACGATTTTGATTCGCTTCAACCATTCCGTGGCAACGCCCTCTTCCGAATCAAGAAACAAGAAGATGTAACGATCTTGTTCCCCATTCAAAACAGATTGCCTGAAGATAGAACTCGCAATTTGAAAAGAGAGCGTTGTTTTTCCACTCCCGGGAACCCCCCAAAGATAGGTCATTCGATTCTTTGGTATTCCACCACAAAGAACCAAATCAAGATACGGATTTCCTGTTTTAAATAGATGCTTTTCCTCTCCGTCATCACTCAACGAGAGACTTGCAACATCTTTGTACATCGATTCCAATTCATTATTCATTTTTTCAAGAATAGAATTGAAATCAATCGTTCCAGAATCTTCATTGATCTCTTTCCGTTCGTTTTCAATAATCATTTGATCTTCCATTACGGCCTCCCTTTTTCTTCTAGCCATTTAATCCTCCAGTAAAAAACTAATTAAAAAACAATAAAAACAAAGGAGAATCCTTTCGATGGGCAAAAAGAAACTCCCTCGTGTTGACATAGATTAGCAGACTCTCATCGACGAGTCAAGTAAAAAATCAAAAAAGAAAAAGATTTGTCGCAAGCTCAAAAAATCAAAGAAAAAGTTTAAATTAAGTATTAAATGATTTAACGATACGATTGATAACGTCAGTTGTTGAATATTTATGAATGTGCTCAATATAAACAACATCTGTAAATAAGCTACCAGTAACATCTTTTCCAACATATTCACTAGACTTAAATAGATATGTTGGTTTTATTACCTGAACTATTTTTTCAAGCTCGCTTTCTTCATTAAACAAAAGAACATCATTAACATATATTATAGAAGATAACACATCATAACGATCTTGGCAAGTGTTAATAGGTCTACGATCACCTTTCAGTTTCTTAATTGAAGTGGAAGTGTTCAAGCAAACAACAAGATAGTCAACACGCAGATTTGCGTTCTTCAAAAAATTAACATGACCGGGATGTAAAATATCAAAACATCCATTTGTAATCCCAATCTTCTTACCACGTTCTTTTAGTAATTGAGAAACATTCATAATTCGCTTTAATGATTTCAATGAATCATTATATAACTTACAATTACCATCGGGATACAAATCACACGAACACCCAAACATTAGACATTACCTCCGGTTAGTTTTTTTAGATTCAGTAATATTTCTAAAATATGCTATATAAAAAGAATCCAATATATCGGAAAGCGGAGACTTTAATTTATCACCACCACCATTAACATCATTATATATAGACAAAACATCGTCGTACCATTCATTTGAAACAATTATCTTAGATGAATCAACCATATCACAAAAGACTCTAAACAGTTCCTCCTTCTTGGCATTACCCTTATAAATTGCTTTTTTCACCATAGTTGGTGATACAACACAAAAAGTGTTCATCTGCCTCGTCAAAACCAGTTTTAAAATACCAACGAATTCACCTATCGAAAAAACTTTTCCAACAGCCCTAAAAGCATAATCTTCAATCAAAAGGTCATCATAATCATACCGTTCAATAAAATTTGAAAATGTTTTTACAACTTCATAATAGTATAAAATATCATTACCAATTGCTTTACGATCAATAAATATCGGGGTTATTGTACCACGCTCACATCGATCTGCCATCCTTTGTGTCGGAACCACGACCCAGGATCTCGTTATGCCGTCTTCTGTCTATACGGTCATGGCCGTAGATGTGATTGAAGGATCAATTCCGATGTAGCACTTCATTGCAAAACCTCCGAATTTTTTGATTCATATATTTTATAAAAAAGGCTCGACCGAAGCCGAGCCTCTTTTAGTTAATCAAACCATAAGCTTCAAAAATTGCATTCTCATGTCGTCATCCCATTTGCGATCCTTTAGGCGGATCGGAAGCTTAACACCCATCGTCCGCAATATTTTCCAAACGTCGGTTTTTTTGTAAAACAAATATTTGGAAAGTTCAAAACATCCATCGGGTGTGAACAAGAACACCCTTTCCGTTCTTTTTTGCCAATCCTCGGAATCCACCATTTTGACAACCGCAAGGTTCGATTCCTTAACAACCTACGTGATATAGAATCCCTCGGGAATCGAACAATTGGTAAAATTTCTCAACCTTTTCTTAAAATTCCTATCTCTCCATACAACATACTTTTCAGGAAATGTATTTCTATAGGCCAAATCCCGATCATTTACATTACATTCGGTTTTGGTCCAATCATTTCTTCTTATCTTTGCTTTATCTCTTTCAGCCACAATTCGAACATATTTTTTCTGTTTTTCAGTATACCAAGAAACAGTAAGATATGTGGTTTTAGCCAAATATTTATAGCTGTTTCCAACATGGCCTCCATCCGAATAGATGTAGCCATACTTATTTTCTTCAATCATGGGAATGTATTTAAACAGTACCCAACGTTCAATGAGACGACACCGATTACCACGTTCTACAGTGTCAAGAATCTACTCGATCTCATTCTTTACATTTTCTACATCAATGAAAATAAAACGCTTTTCCATGATTGCCCCCCTATGTTTGAGTCATCCAACCCTTATCGTTAGTTATGATTTATCATAACTTGATAAGTATGTCAAGAAGATTTTTTAAATTTTGATTGGAAAATTAGATTTTCAAAGGGATGAAATGGAATTGATTAAGACTAACCAAAAAATCAAAGCTATTAAACAATAAAAAACCCGGTCACTCTATCGAGGCCGGGTTTTTTGTAGGCGGTGGTAAAAACCTAATCTTTCTTCTTTTCGTCCTTCGTATCCTTTTTTGTCTCCTTCGTTAAATCAACAGCAACGGCCTGCTTGCCAACGCTCGTCACCGCATCCACGACCGGTTCTGCACCACCAACGGCAACCTTATCTTCGCTTTTCCGTCTGCTAGCCTGATACTTCCGAAGATTTTCGGGAAGCCCACGCTCCTTGGCAAGCTTCGATCGGCGCTTGCTCACCTCAAGACACGAAAGGGGCTGGCGCTTTCCAAATCCCCACTTGGCTTTGTATTCCTTGGGGGTCAAACCGTGCTCACGAAGGTGTATGAATGTGAGTTGCTTAAATTCTTTACCACATTCGAGACAAATCACCTTGTCCTTCTGGATACTGTTCTCGGGTGAAATCTTTTCTTCCACTTCTTCAATTTGTGGGGCAAACAGTCGATCGATATCGAATTTTTCGATTTCGCCCTCATCCATCTTGTTAAGTTTCATGATCCCAAGGTAGGTTTTCCGAACTTCTTCCAAGATTTCCCTGGGAGACATGTTGGGATAATCCCGACGATCCTTAATGAGATTAACAGCAAGTTCCATCATCTTGTTTTCCATGGTTACACCTCCCACATCTTATTTTGGCTTCTGAAGTTTAAAACTGACCACCACTCTACGGGAATAACAATAAATCATCTTGATATAGCGATCAAGCATTTTTTTTCTTTATTTAACCTTATATGGTTTTAAGTCTTTAGACTCACTTGTAAAATACTTTAAACCCCTAAAATGTGGTTCAATCCATATTGTCTTTCGCAGTGCCATCCTTGGTCCATGAGCTTGTCGCCTAAAATGACCCCGAACACTTACCAGCTTGTTCAACTTCCTACCAAAACCAGACCCGGAAGGCAAATTGGATATACGACGGACACCAGAACTAGGCTTAATATATATGTAATTGCGTACATAACTTCGGCGCTTTTCTAGTGAACGCATCTTTTTCGGTTTCTTGGTTTGTAGGATTTGTTTTTCAAGCTCTGTATACTCTTTCCGATGCACAGCAAGTTCGGGGTAAAGATTTATGTAAAGAACAGTAGACAATACTAAATTTAAAACATCCTTCGACATTCTCCTCCCAACACGAGCTTCAGCATCTCTGAGTGTATCACTAGGTTTCTGATTATCAGAAATCCTAATATTGTAAAATTTATACATTTCTTCGTTTGTAGTGTACTCAATACCATAAAGCACGAGATGAAGATAATCTTCAAGACGACTCACCAACACGCCACGAAACTCGTAATGTTCATCGGGTGTCACCCTGGATAAATCGTGACCAATCCAAAAAGGGTCATCTGGATCAAGCTCATCCACAACATCCATATTTACATTTGTGTTCCCGTAATCCAATACCATGACCTCGTTTGGAAATGTAATGTATTTCCATTCCAGTTCACAATCGGTCGAAAATAAATACGGGAATAAAGACTCGTCGATTTTATAAATTCCACCTTTTAGTAACAATACAATTTCTGTATACAACGAAACAACCATATCACTTAAAACAACATTCGGACCGGCTAATCTAATGAACCCAAATACGCTATTTACGTACTCATAAGTTACTCGTTCAATTTTATCTTCAATTTTCAGTTCATTATTAAAAACTGCATCAACTATCTTATCCCGATTAAGCTTCGGAAGCCTATCGTAAAAATATCGTGTAAACTGATATCCATGACAAACATCTTTTGTTGGCTTAAAACTCGCATACCATTGAAGAGATTCCAAATACCTTCTATCAAATTCCTCAACCGAAGAAAATATTTCAATCCTAATACTTTCCTTAATAAAAGACATAAATGCAATATGAGTATTCCCAAACTTCTCAATATATGGCTTAAAATAACCAGAACTAAACGTTATCGCACCGAATACCACTTTCCCATTATGACTATATAATTCTTGCATCAACAAACGTAGTACAACATCATCCTCTTCTGGAAGATCAACAACATCTTCCATAATAATACCATAATGTAGATACGGTTCTTGGAGACGACCACGATGCCACATTCCCGTTCTTGGAACAAATACATATATTTCACTGGGAGTATAAAGTTCAACATCCGGGAAATCATTATAAATTAAGACGGCGCAATAATCCTTAATCCCTATCATCCGAATATGTGAATTTTGAATGCTCATTCATTTTCCTTTCAAATAAGTTACATATACAAGGTAATATCCAATTGTTTTGATATAAATAAATAAACTAGTGTCGATACAATCTTTTCCAACTCAACCTCTACACCCATTTCCTTCAATTTTCTGTCGATTTCTGTCCAAGTCTCATCATCCCAATCACTCATAACACCAACGATCTCACGTCTTGCACATTGAGTACACAACATTTCACCACCAAACGGAGATTCGAAAACAACATTCAAATCTCCACAATCACGACACCCGGTATTTTCCATACACACACCCCTTTAGATAAAAAAGTGGATCAGTATAATTTTTTGAAATTGGATTTTCAATCATTTTGATTACACGATTAATATTTTTCTCCATGTGACTAACAACCAAAATTTCATTTTTCGTATGTTGATTGTAATAACCAATGGAAAGATTTACATGGGGAACACCATAGTATCTAGTCAAATACAACACATCGGAAAATGTTCCTATGTGTCTATCATACCCAAAGCGCTCCACATATAGCATCACATCCCTAGAAATTCTGCCATAGAAAACATACTGATCACACGCCATCCGGTCAAGGGCAATAAATAGCCTGTCTCTCCCAACCCAATGCCCCGATTCAACGAACGTCTTCATTCCCAATCCACCACATTCTTCGTAGTTGGTCAAAAGAACGCTCGGACGCCATTTGCACTTCGAAAGAATCTGAAATATGGCATACACACCAGCTCGATCATCCGACCCAAGAATACCATTTTCATTTCGAACGACGCCATTTTTCCACTTAAGATTAACAGGAACTCCAGGATCTCGCACCGTGTCCACATGAGCCACAATGCACATGGGAACCTCACCAATGGCATAGACAAATTGATCATCTAACCGGATAACCGTTTTAAAATATTTTTCCAATTCTGCACCCGCATCACATAATAGTCGATAATTATCTTTTTTTATGATACTTTCCAGATCATACATTAAATTAAGCCTCCCCCTACTAATTTTTCAAAATAAATTTTTAACACCGGAGACAAAATATGTTTTCACAAAACTCATCCATGAATCTTGATATCCTATCAAATAAAGACTTTGTAAAAGCATATAATACAATACTCCAGTCTCTCAATCAAGATACGCCAATTTTTTACCAAAATACTGACAAGTTCCAAATTACCATCAACCCCCAAGACTTTGACTTACTACAAGTCAACGAAAAACTATCACACGCCATCATACTACCATACGAAGTTAGTATTGTCAATAAATCTTTTATGAAAACAAAAGTATATCGATTGGTATCACGAAAACTTCCAAATACGATAAACTAGCACACGAACGCACAATTCCCATTCACCGTTGAAATTGACCAAACCAGGTCCTTTCTATTGTACGTGACTATTGATACACTTGATGATATTGATTGGTTAATCGATAACGATTTGGCATTTGTCGCTTATACAGATAACACCACCCTTTACGAAATCGATTTTGCGATAAGAGTGCCTGACATTCGTGGAATTTCTTCATTTAGCCAGTTTGAAAACTACATCGAAGCAAAAGATTGGTACGAATCCGGTGTAACGGATTTCGACGAAATCATTAACCTTAGTATAGGAATCCATAAACAATCACAAGCAAGCCGCATCCTTAATCAAGCATTGATTGATTTTACAGATCGCTCATCACAAGAATTCAATTCATTAATTCAGTCCATTTAGAATCCAGAAGACATCTCTGAACTCGAAAAATAGAGAGCAACCTTCAAACCCCATCTTCCTGGAGATTTCATTTGGGCGCTCCTCACACTTGAAGACAACTATTCACTCAAATCAAAAATGAAGTTTAATATTCAAAGAATTTCATATATTTCTGGTATTTTAGAAAACAAAAAAAATTGCGGATATGATGAAGCATCACAAATGTTTGAAAATTAGAAGAATTCAGTTGAAGTCTATACCGGAACGGACATAACAGAACAACGACAAAAACTCGATTTACTTACTATGCAGATCAGAATACCTTGGTTCGGCTCTGAATGGTGTATTTTTGACGTTATTACGACCATTCTAAATATCAATGGATACCAAACTACTGTAACAGACAACCAAAGTCTAAAGGAATATGTGGGACAACACATTCGATCAAGCGGAATCAGCAACTTAACACCTTATATAGAAGATGTAAACATAAACTATGATATTAGCTCACAAATTAAGGAAAATACTTATACATTTACAACTTTGGTTCCTACTGGTTATGTACCTAAACCTGACAATACAACACAATATGGTTACAAAATCATTCATGCAGATCATTCTATTTTGTTTAGTGATATTCTCGATACAACCGACTTTGAGATAAGCTTTATATATCATCGCCCAGTAAACATAACAAGTAGGAATTTTATTTTTCATGATTTCAAAGATTCTTTTATTCAGAAAATGTTAAGTTATGATTGGACATCTTATTTTGGTGGAAGCATCGACCCAAATATTCCCATTAACCTACTATCGACAGACTACACGATTGAACTCTAGAAAACCAATGAAAATGGTGACTTCACCTACGACAACACACAATGGGTGGTCAATAAAGTTACAACACTTCATCTTTCTGATGAAATTGTTGAATCTTTTAGAATAACGAACTTTGAAATTCTTGACGATGGAAGTGGTGACATCCTTCTAACACAAACAAATAATGTAACCGACATCGTTGCAATCCACAAAATTGACGTATTCAATGAAGGAAACACATATTTGCAACTTACTGAAGCGAAATGGTTTTTGCCTACAATATACCCATATCAAGAACAATTCAAAACAGCATTTCCATCATTCTTCGTTGGCCTCGACACCATAACAAACAACAAAGAATTTTATCAATCCATGATTAAACGAATCGACATTGTTTCAACTGGAACACTAACTCCTGGTGAAACGGGTTCAATTTTCGTTGTTGTCAGACTGAATAGAAACATATTAAGTCATTACCTATCACAATTTATTGAAATACCATATGCAATCAAGCTAACATTCAATGAAGATCTTCATTATTACATCACGTGGAGCACAAATGGCATTATTTCAAAATACCTCGACTGGAAAGAAGGAAAACAAAAGTATCATCCCAAGAACATTATGTGGCAGTAGCCATTTTCCAATGAAATTCATAACGGTGATTTGCCACTGGCAATTCCAGATGATGATGTATATAAATACTTTCCACCTAATTTTAATTACTAGTTTTCCACCTACCACGAAGAATCAAGCGACCCAGTGACATATCCCAACGACTTTGTAAAAACACTGGCACGGATGAGCGAAGATCCTTCTACGAATCTACCAGCGCCCATCGTCAAACCTGGACAATACGGCATCGTCGCATACCCGATGATTCTTCCTATTCCAGAAGGTGAGACAAACATCGGGAGCATTTCTGATCTCATCACCCGGTGTCATACCGCACCACTCAACAAAACCACCTATCGAATTCACTGGCTCTATTTCAACGAATTTTTTGATGACATCCTCTCAACATACAAAACGGCAAAAAAACTCGGCTTTAGTTGGATTCCAACGTCAGAAAATACACACTACGTAACAAATGGTCTTGACTATACTGAAAATAGAATAATTCCAAATACAGGAAGTATTCGACCAATCAATTTAGAATAGTTTACCAAAATCAACGCAAAAGTTACATTTATGTTTAATGAAACACTTAAAAATGTATTTGAATACAGCTTCCCACGCACCATTTCAACATATGAAACGCTAAGCGATGTAGATAAATTTTTACAAGAACTTAAAGGTGAAAATGAAGAAATAATACCACCAAAAGAAGATAAACCAAAGAAGTTTTTGGATAAATTCCTTTACAAAGTAAAATTAGGTGAAATTGTAGGAAACAAACCAGGAACTATGATTGTTCAAACCGATTATATGAATCTTTTAACAATTCAGCGACACGACAATTTCACGATCAAAACACACTCAATCGGCCCCGATTCACCAGACACGTATCAAATTTCAATAGTTGATCCGACACTTGGTAACGGGGAAATCATTATTCGCTTCTTAGGATCTGATTACACTTTTACTTTCGAATGGGAAAAAATTGATGAACGTTCCATCCTCGAAAACATTGGTAACGTTGTAATCGATCCAGATTACATCAACCTTAAATACATTCCCATTGACGAAACATATTCTGTTGCCATCTCCATTACAAATCCAAATCCGTTTCCATTGGATATCACGAGCTTACCCATGGCAAATGATTCGATGTTGGTTGTTGAAATGGTTGAATTTCCAGAAAATGAATATCTTAATCTTCTTTATCATCATTGGAAAGTCCTAAATAAACCTTATAAACTTCAACCCAATGAAACTGTAAAACTTGTTTTACGAATTATTCCACGTCGCATTGGGGTGAACTTTCATACATTATACTTAAAAATCGGTAATTCAATCCGAACTGTTGACATCGAATTTAACTCTTTTGTAAATAACAAACCATATTTTGTTCTAGATGAAGAAAGTAGAATTGTCGATTTTGGAGATGTACCCATCGGGAAAATTGAAGAAAAATCAATTATTATTAAAAATATCGGTGATGTTATTGGAAAAATAAATTCAGTTTACACTTTCGGAAATGATGCTCAACATTTCAAGCTTCTCGATCCAAGAACTGGAGAAATTGCAGAACGTTTGTCATTTAATAAGATTGTAAAACCGAAAACATCCCTTCACGTACCGGTACGATTCTACAGCCAATCATACGGTCTGAACACGTCGTATGCTCACATCGAAACCAATGAACCGGTTGTTGACCAGTGGCAAATTTTCGATGATTCGACCCAGCTATTCAGAAATGCACCAAAGTATCTGTCAACACTGTTACGTGCTCAAGTCGTTTTGGAAGACGACCCAGTTGATCTTGATACCTATATTTTCCTTGGTTATGTACATCCAACCAGAAGTCGTTTTAGAACATACGAATTAACACTCAATAACAAATCATCCGATAAGATCATTAGCATTTAGAAAATTGATAACTACATGAAAAACTATATTAAAATAAAATACAGTCAAGAGCCTTTCTCACAGAAAACAAGCGTTTATATAACACTCAATCCAAGATCATATTCAGAAAACATATATTTTGATCAACTATTTGTCTGGTATTCCGTTTATGACAAGAAGACGCATAAACGTCGAATCGTATTGAAAAAAATACCCATTTCGTGGCAAGTTACCTCAGAAAACTATTATGAATTTGACATCAATGCAAGTGAGCTTATTCTTGTCACAAAACCGTTTATCAAAACAATGAAAGTTTTGCATGTCACAAACTTTAGCAACGTCGATGCAACAATGGAGATAAGCTTTTTGAACGATTTTAGTGGACTTTACTCTATTGTACCCCATCTTATTGGACCTGTTCTTATACCAGAAGGAGTTCGATACACTTTCAGAATTCTTTTCGGTGGGGATCAACGATTTCTTGGAAAATATGACACAGGAATAAACATTCTATTCAATATTGGTGAATCAACAATATAGAAAACAATTGCATTGAAGGGACTCATTGGAGAAGAAAACATCATTAAAGCGTACAAGCGAAAAAATATCATCATAACAACCTAACAAAAATGGGCGGTCTCACTGACCGCCCTTCTCATTTAAACCATCTTGATGATTTTGCCAAATGGTGGCTTAAACCAATTATTTCTTATCGTGAGCATCCAAAGTACCGGGAACCTCGGAACCGATTGGGGAAACGTATTGCAATACCCATCGGTATAATAGAGACACACCTTGGGTAAAACACGTTCTCTTTGGAGAAGATTGAATCCAGGAACAAAACTCGTTCCACCACCGCCACGATACGTGAGTTCAATTTTATCGTGAGGCTTCACGACGAAATAATCATGAACGGCGAAATCCACCGTAATAAAATGAATGGTAGCTTCAAATTTCGCCCGAATCTCTTCCAAATCACGGTTGATTTGAGAAATCATATCCCGTGAAATACTACCACTCGTGTCCACAATCACGGCAACATCCAGCGCTTCCTTTTGACGAGCCTTCCCAGGAAGGACAATGCCATGAGCACGAAGACGTTTTTTGGTCTTCTTCCACGACGTGGTTTTAGAAAGGCACGTCGTTAAAAACTGATTCAAGATCTTCCTATAATCCACACTCGGATTGAAAACCTTGTCGAATTCTCGCAAAAAATGACCGGCTCTTGTTCCAGCCAACGTTCCACCAAGGCTTTGTCGAAGGCTTTCAACGGTAGAACGCCATTCAATTTCCTGTTCGTTTTCATTTTTTTCACCGACAGAATTCCGAAGTTCTTCTGGAACGGGAAGCGTCCCGGGGGAGTAGAGATCATCGGGAGCACCGCCACCACCCGAACCCGATTCGGCATTGGAACCGGAAGAACCATTTTGCTCGGCCTTATCTTCTTCCTGCAACAACAATTCGTAAACTTCTTCGGCGCTCATTCCATGAAAACGACTGTCGAACAATGCACCCTTAACAAGCGAATGATTGGAAACCAAAATGCCATTCACAACATAATCTGCCGCCGTGTTCCATGTTTCTTTTTCACGGCTACCTATTCTCAGATGATGCAACATCGCACAATGCATCACCTCATGGGCAAACACAAACACTTGTTCTGGAACGCTTAATTCATCAAAAAAATCAGGATTGTAGGCCAAAAATTGACCATCCGTTGCCGCCGTCTTTATTTCACTAGTAGGGAAAATAACAAGCTTATTGAGAAGATTAGCAAAGAAAGGATCTACGAGAACGAATCTTGCCTTAATGTTTCTCAATCGTTCTTGTTCTTTCTTGTTGATCATTTCACCCTCCGTTGCTTGTTTGTAATAAATATATATCACAAAACAAGCAACAAGTCAATAAAAAAGGGGATGGTTGTGAACCATCCCCGAAGGTTCTTAATTCATGTACTTCTTAATTTTTTCGAGAATCTTCGCCGCATCTTCGGCGACCTTCTTCTTGGTGTCGGGATTTTCTTTGATTTCATCTACATTCACACCACCAAAGACATCCCGAATTTCCGTGGCAAGACGATTAAGCTCGGGATCATCCGACACGTTAAGGGATTCCACAATTTCAACAATATCGTTTGCCGCCTCAAACATGCTCTTGCGAAACCTTTCGGCCTCGGGATCGGTCAAACGATCCTTGATCTTTTTCACCACATTCATCATGCGGATCACAAGATCCTTGCTGGCCGCCTCAAAACGCTTCTGAAGCAACTGTTCGAGGCGATTCCGCATCCTCTCCACTTCCTCACCACCAAGACTTACTCGAAAATCGGTGGTGGGAATGGGAAACACATCGATGGAAATTCCGAAATAGGATCGAATTTCGCTCTCGGAAGGATAGTCATTGGGGTTAAAAAGGTGACCCAATTCAACCCGGCTCTGCTCCACAAGATCGTTATACTCATCAATAAACTTGTCCACCGCCTTTTCCCACTCGGAACGGGCCTTCTCGATTTTTTCCATGTATCGGAAATAATTCTTCGTCGGAAGAAGACGTTCCCCACGATCCCCCCAAGGAAGTGTGTTTTTCCGATGCATATTACGAAGCCTTTGTTCAAGCTTTTTAAGCTCGTTCAGCCTCTCCTTGGGAACCAGAAACTTCACATAGTTTCCACGGGTCTCCTTCACACCATAGGTCGAGGAAACGGCGTCATTTCCACGAACATCAGTGGTTTTTCCCACCCAACAGGAAATTGTGAGATCAACCACCACGGCCTTTTCACAAATGTCATTCTTATTATCTTCAATCTTCATGGCGATAGCTTCCATTTCTTCTCCTCCTATGTTTAATTGTTTAATTCACCAACCCCTTATTGTGATTCTTTTATACCAGAATCATTGTTTAATGTCAAGTGGAAAATCAATCATTAATCTTTTGATTTTCCACTTGATCAATCATTGTTTTAATTAAGATACTTTGCAAACTTTACAGCCCACAGCGCCATTTCACTCGTTTCAAGAAGGGCTGGCTTTACCTCTGCAATCATCCTAATGAATGCGATTTCATATTCATCACCGAAACGTTCAACATACTTCTTGATCTTTCCGATATTCTCACCATTCACAACATTGATCAAAGAATTGCAAACAGCATGACGAATATCATGTTCTTCTGGAACTGGAGTTCCTTCAGGATCATTCAAAATATCATCAATATCAGGAAACTTTTCAAACATCTTAATAAAATTCAAAAATTCAATACCAACACCGTCACCAACCGTTCCAATAATCAACTCGTCTCGAACAGAACCGGTAAAGGAATAAACAATATCACTTACATATTCCCATGTTCTGGGCGTTGCGAACGTAACCGCATCCGAATCGGGATTAAACTGGAAAAGATGGTGCCGTTGCTTGGAAACATAGGCAATCACATAGGGATGAATGTTGTTGTTTTCGGCCCACTTGATCCACGATTCCACGTCAACGTCAACGTTGATGTGGATGAACCGATTGGCGAGTGGAGCACTCAAATCGTAGGTATACGCACGATCTTCGCTTCTGTTTCCAGCCGCAACCACAACCCAACCATCGGGAAGTCGATAATTATCAATTTTGCGATCCAATGCAAGCTGAAGCGCAACCTTTTGGATATCGGGTTCGGCGGCGTTCAGCTCATCGAGAAAGAGAATACCACGACCATCGTGGGGAAGAATCGAAGGCTGAAACCACACCGTCTTTACAGACGAAACGGGAATGTATTCATCCATGGAATTGAGATTGCGAAGGCGATCCTCTTCCACGACAGCAGGAAACGGAATGCCACGCATGTCCACCGTATCGTAGTAGATAAGGCGGAAATCAATGAATCCGACACCAAGTTCATCGGCGACCTGCTTGATAAGCGTGCTCTTTCCGATACCAGGAGGCCCCCACATATACAAAGGACGACGAAATCCGTTTTCAAGCGATTTCTTAATGACCACCTTGATGTCCGAAATCTTCATCACACCCTCCTATGTTTTGGGTTAATCACCAACCCGTCCAGTTTCCGAAAATATACTTTTTTTGAATCATTCTGTCAACAACTTTTTTTCGTAACGTCTGTTTTTTTATTGCACATTGCTTCTAATCTTTTACAATGTCGTTAAGCTAACTAATTTCTTATAAAATTCTATCAGCGAGTATTGAAGGATGAAAATAAAAAAGCGAAAGAACAACCCAAAACTAATAAAAACACCACAATCGGTCATCCGCATAAATGATGGTAAAACTGAAGTTTATCGTCAACATTTTTACAAGTTAGCAAATAAACAAAAAAACATCAATCTTAATCGAATAGGATTAAACAAAGACGAACGTTTGATAGTTGACACACTACTTGAACATTCCGATAAGGTATATCTTGTTGGTGGTGCTGTAAGAGATTTATTTCTCGGCAAAAAACCAAAGGATTTTGATTTAGCAACTGATTTAAAACCAGAAGAAATCATAAAAATTTTTGGTGAAGACAAAGCAAAATTAACGGGAAATGTATTTCCAACAGTCCGAGTAAAAATAAATGATTCTGAGATTGAAGTAAGTACATTCAGAAAGGAAATTGGAGAACCAACCGGAGATAGAAAGCAATTTACCGTAAAATATGCCACAACAATCCAAGAAGACCTGGATAGAAGAGATCTTTCCATCAACGCCATTGCCATCAATTGCAAAACGGGGGAAATCGTCGATCCACACAATGGAATTTCAGATATTGAAAACAAAGTTATTCGATTTGTAGGCGATCCACGTGATCGACTCCGGGAAGATCCTTTGCGGTTCTACCGGGCCATTCGATTTCGTCTTAAATTGGATGGAAAATATGCACCCGAAACGATTTCGGCTCTTAAAGACCCATCAGTGGTCCAAATGGTAAAGGAAAATGTATCTAAAGAACGAATCCGAGAAGAGATTTTAAAGTCCATGAGCGCCACACAACGGGCGTCTGGATTTTTCAGGGATTTACATGCGTTCGGTATGTTGGAATACCTGTTCCCACCACTAGCCAAGTCCGTAAAACACGACGGTGGTCCACACCACGGGGAAGATGTGTTCACCCATGCTATGTTGGTGGGAGACAATTTCACCCCACGAATCCCCAACGATCCCAATGAATCTCTGGCAAAACTGGCCGCTTACCTACACGACATTGGGAAACCAAGCACATACGACCCCGAAAACCGCTCCTTCTATAATCACGAAAAAATTGGAGTTTCTGTTGCAACTGAAATTCTAAAAAGCTTGAAATTCTCTACTAAAGAGATAGAATATGTATCGAAATTCATTCGCTACCACATGAACAAACCGACCACCCCAAAGGGCGCTCGAAAACTGATTCAACAATTCGGTGAAGAAGATTTGCCCAATCTCATCGAGCTTTTTCACGCAGACACAATCTCAAACTTGAACAAAACGCCGGAAGAGATTAAATTTAGTAAGGAAAAGATTGAAAATATACGGATTTTAATTGATGAGGTAAATTCAGAAAAAGATAAATTTTTGAAACCAATAATTACGGGCCACACACTCATAAACGAACTCAAACTTAAACCCGGAAAAATTTTCAAGGAAATTCTCGATTTTGCAAACGAATTGACCTTGGAAGATCCAAATAGAACCAAAGAGGAAATACTTAACCAAATTAAGAGGAAATTTGATTTATGAAAGATAGCATAAACGAAAAAGCGAATCTTTTCATCAACATAGTAAAAAAAAGTAACGGTATGCTCCACGCTTGTGTGATACTGATGGATGACGATTTTTCGTTGTTAGATACCTATTCAAACCACAACATCAAAGAAGAGGTCCTGAAAAACACACTGAAATCAATGATCTTGACATATTTGCCAGAAAACCTAGCTATTAACATCATTTCATCTACACCGAATATTTATGAAATAGTTCCAGAAATAATTCCAACTGAAATCGTAAAAATAAATAATATATGTAACAAGGAAGATTTATTACATTACTACTCGCTTAGTGAAGATTACACACTAGCGAAAGACGAGAAAGAAAACTTTGAAAAACTCGTGAATCTTTGCGAAATGACAATAGAGTTCTACAAATCTTAATTGGAGAGCCAACATGAAGTTTAACAAAAACTAGGCAAAAGAACGATTTTACAAATTCAATCACAGCGGTGCGGCAACCGACATAAAACTCACATTATTCGAATGCCGCTCAATGAAAGAATTCTGGGAAACTCTCGAAGAAGGCTTCGGTCCAATCCGAGACGACGTTCTTTACGGGAAGGGAAAATTTTTTAGTAAAGAAGAAATTCATAAATTCAAGGAAGATCGAATTCTTACGGACTACACACGAGAGGTTCACGACATCTTGCGGTTTCTCTCGACACCCGACGTATTTCGAACATTCGAAAAATTATATTTTCAGGAAACCGACAAACCCGACCTTTTCACTAGAGAAAATAGTCGGAAATTTTATGAGATGGCATGGCGTCCCTTTATCAAAGACCTACATGCTATCGGGAATATCGAGAAGAATTGGAAAAAATACCTAACTAACTATGCGAAAAAACTAAATAAAACGAAGGTAAAAGTAAAACAGATCACTTAATACGAAAAATTTTCACGAAAATCGTCATCTACCTGTTGCAAATAAAGCGAACCTTTTTTATATTAGGGGAAGTACCTTCTTGGAGCTATGTAGTAACACCAATCAACGAAAGGAGACATGCGATTGATGGAGAGTTTCACCCCCACCGACTATTCCGTTTCGATGGTTGGCTTTCGTCCAACGTCCAATTTGCACCTTGGGCACTATCTTTCCATTATCAAACCAATTTTAGAAAATCAGTTTAAAACAATAATTTTTTCGGCTGAACTACACACCCTTACTTCTTCACAACATCACCCCGGTCGTGCGTTGAAAGACGCACGAGAAACCACAATCCAATGTATCACGACAATTTCTCGCTATGTCAACCTGGACCCTGAACATGTTGTTTTTATCAGCCAATATGAGATGAAAGACAAACACTATGAACTCCATAACATGATTATCAACGCTGGAACCACACCGGCAATTCTATTCAGAAACCCAATTTACGTCAGTGCACTTAAGAATGAATTCATTGATTACCTAAACGATAAGCAGACATTAAACGAAGAAGAGATAAATTGCATCGTGGATGTTTTCTTTTCTCATTCCGATATCCTGATTGGTGGGCTAACGCCCTTGGGAACAAACTGTATCATCAACCAACTCGAAAAATGCAAAATTGATAAAAAGACAATCAATGAAATAATCCATCACGTAACCAAAATCTCTTATGGAAATCTGGGACTAGCCCATTATCCTCTTCTCATGGCGGCTGATGTGATCCTCTACGAACCCGACACACTCATTGTCGGTGACGACCAGAAACCCAACGTCCAAATAATCCACGAAATCATCGATATGTTGACACATCGATGGAACATTGGCATCAAGCGATTTCGACCCGTTTATTCAGGCGACCGACCCCTTTGTGGATTCGACGGACGCAAAATGTCGAGTTCTCTAAATAATTATCTTCTACTCGATTGGTTCACGACCGCAAAAGATCTAGTTTACGAATATTACAATAGATTTATCACTTATCCGAGACGCCGAACTGAACCTGGAATCTTCCACGAGTGTCCATTAAGCACACACTGGATCGCCTTTGGAAACAAAGACCAGATTGAAGAAATTCAATCAGCTTGCGAAACAGCAAAAATTGGATGCCTAGATTGTAAACGTAAAATTGCGGAACACATGTTGGTCACATTGAAACCACGATTTAGGGCCATACCAAACGTCAAAAGTCTCATCGAAGAAGGAAGTTGGTGGGCCAAAAATCGAATTAAAAATTCGAGTATATTTTCAGATTGGAATTATTCAGAAACCTTCGATTCGCTAGATATTCTTACCTACTGATTACCAACCAGCTTCCACATCCGAAAACACGAAAGGGGAACCGAAAAAAACGGTTCCCTTTTTGTATATTTAGTGTTTTTAAAAATGATATTTGACTGCTTAATTACATCCATCGTTGTAATCAAAAGCGTATTCAAACTGGAATTAAACATGACATACACTTCCGCTTTACAATGGCGTTTTCTAGCTGGCACATCAACAGTTTCCTAACCTTGCCATTCTCCATATTTAGTCCACACATTTTTGACTTCCACTTCAACCGGAATATAACAATCATTTTCCTTATCATATAACATAATATCAAAATCACGATATTGTTCTTCGTCTGGTACAATAACATCATATCGTTTGAATTGACAAAAAAATGACGCACCCACATTCTTTGCAGGTGCGTCAAATTGTTCGTAATGAATTCTACTGAATTTCTTTTTTCCAACGGAGATTTCAGAACAAGAGGCGGATTCCATTCCCACTTTTCGCACTCACCTAAAAAATTTTATTTACCAACCTACACGGCGGTTTAATTTTTCGTCTTCGTTTACATATATATTTTGCAGACGTTCCATTTCCGCATGAACTACCGTATAGGATCGACTCCTAAGCTTTCCCAATCTAGGATTTTCATCCATTGAAAAAGCTCTTGCTTTGAAATTGGTATAATTCATAGAAGAAATAACACCAATCATATAGATAAGAAAAGTTTTACGATCTACAAACACACGATAACGATAATCATAATCACGATTTTCGATAATGTTTGATTTTTCAACACCGGCACATTCACAAAACCTTTCAATATCCTCACGAACTCGTGCACGCACCAACACTTCATCATCATTATTGTGATTCACAACCACCGAAAAGAAACCATCCTCATTGAAAATCAACATGCTAGCTCTCCTTTCTTGTTTGGGTTATTGTTGTATAACACACATTACCATTACTACTATTTTTCAAAGATGCGTAGAACATCATTCTTCCATACACAGACAACACTTTTTGCGGATATCTATTGGCATTACCACTGTAGTGCCTTAATGTTTTGATAACATCATAATCATACATTTTAAGGAGTTTGGTTAGTATATAATTACCAACACGGATGTTTTTCTCAATATCCAATAAATCTTTACGATTACGAATTCCAAATTGCTTTAATTCATCTTTCCAAACATCATAATAAATCTGGCATAAACCGAAAGCTCCAACACTACTATGAGCATTTGGATTAAAATGACTCTCAACATACATAATTGATATTAGAAGAATTGGATAATCACTAACTTTATACGCTACATCAACAACTTTGTCAATATATTTTTCACGTTCATGCCCTATATATTGTATAATATGATCTTTTACTAATTTTTTATTTACACCGGTATTTTGAGAAGGTAGTAAAAAATGCGGCGGAAAATAATCAATAATAATTCCCTCATTGTTGGTTTCCTCTTCTTCTATGTTGGGTTTGTTTACTATATATTTATCAGATACAAAAAAACCAATCATCAAACCGACACAAAATGCTACGTATGAAATGTACTTCATGTAACCTCCTCAAATTCGAGTATTCGATACCGCACACCACATTCATCAAACATCAATCGACTGATTTCCCAACTCGACTTCCATTTTTCATTTGACCAATCGGCGCAAAACACGATTTCTTTAATGCCACTTTGAATAATCGCCTTTGCACATTCATTACATGGTGGTAACGGCCAGATATACATCGTGCAATCATCCAACGGCGTTCCACACCTTGCGGCATTACATATGGCGTTTACCTCGGCATGAACAACAAGATTATATTTGGTTTGTCGATCATTATAGCGCTCAGGCAGATCATTCACACCACGAGCAAATCCATTCCACCCGGTCGATCGAATCTCCCGATCCGGCCCAACAATAATAGATCCAACTTTACACGACGGATCTTTCGATTTCATCGATACTGCTTTTGCAACTTCGAGAAAGTATGTATCCCAATCCATACATTAAAACCTCCAAATAACTTTTTTAACTGCATTTACACAATACTTTGATTTGTTACTATACCAAATATCAACATATATACTACAATATTTAACCAACGCCTCACTATGTAACTTATAATCTATCTTAGATTTGTCCCACCACTTATGAAACTGCTTAGAGTTATACTGTGCCAATTTACCAGCATGTCGATAGTTAAATTTCTCTCCATCCCACCAAACATCAAAATACTCTGAGCAATACTTAGGTAAATATCCAGAATCTTTTTTCCAATTGAATTTATCTGGATTCCACCATTTGTCAAAATGTGCGTTACAATATTCAGCTAAATAAGATGAACCACGCTTCCAATCAAACCTTTCTGAGTCCCACCAATCATCAAAATTATCGGCACAACACTTAGCCAAATAAATCGAATCACGACTCCAATGAAATTTATTTGGATTCCACCACTTCCGAAATTCTTTGTAACAATACATTGCCAAGTACTTGGAACAATTATTCCAATTGTATCGATTTTCATCCCACCATATATCAAAATATTCAAAACAATATTGAGCTAAATAGCTCGATCCCTGTATCCAATTAAATTTATCAGGATTCCACCATTTTAAAAAGTCGTTACGACAAAACTTTGCCAAAGCCCACGAAAAGTTATTAAAATTATACTTGTTTTCGTCCCACCACACATCAAAATAACCGTAACAATACTGAGCTAAAAACCCAGAATGTTCTTTCCAATTGAATTTATCAGCATCCCACCAAAGCAAAAACTTGTCAAAGTGAAGAATAACTAGTCTTCCAGAATCTTCTTTCCAATTAAACGTTTCGGGATTCCAATTATTGAAATCAATACTAAGGGTCATTTTTCTCACTCATCCGTCTTGGGATGAATTCCATAAGAGTCAAACACAAAATCCACTGCTTCGGGCGGATACTCTGGAGCTATGGCCTCAACAAAGGCCGAAACTTCCTTCTCTGTAGGATTCCCACGAAGAATTTGATCCCAATTGGAACCCTAACCAAACAGACCAAGCTCGCTGAAAATGATCTTGGCATGTTTCTGAAGACCTGGATCATCTGGTTTTACCTTCAGAAGGTAGCGCAAAAGCATGGTATAATGCATACGCTCCCAAGGACGGGCTGAATAGAGAAGAGACAAAGACTCTTCACGAGCCTCCCTACCCTTTTTCGTCAAACCAAGAGAAGGTGGTAAAATGGTATATGTTATTTGGGTGGGAGTTTGCCACAATTGAATTTCACCATCCCTCGTTCTTGCAACCAAATTAACACTCATTGCACCCTCCTTTGTTATCACGAAACATAAAATATCATATAATTAAGAACTCGTCAAGTTCTTTTTTATCATGAACAACAATGATCAATTCCCAATCTTAATGTTCATAATTATTTCAAAGCAATGTACTTTGCTACAGCTTCCCTACAATACTTCGATTTACTCGAATACCACACGTCAAAGTATTCATAACAATGTTTTACTAATAATTGAGCATGTTCTTTATAGTTAATTTTAGATCTGTCCCACCATTTAGTGAAATGGTTAGAACAATATGTAATTAAACTATCAATAGCGTGCCAATTAAATAGCTTTGGATTCCACCACTTATCAAAATTGTCAAAAGCGTACTCTGCCAATGCCCATGAACAATTTATCCAATCATATCTTTTCTCACACCACCATTTATCGAAGTGATTGTAACAGTATTTCGCTAATGCCCAAGAATTAACCCAATTAAATCTTTCGGCATCCCACCAGATGTCAAAATGATCGGAACAATATTCAGCCAAAAGAACAGAATACCATCTTTCAAGTTCAAATTTCTCAGCATCCCACCATTTTTCAAAATGCTGGTAGCAATACTCAGGTAAAAATCTGGCATCATTTTTCCAATTAAACTTTTCAGTGTCCCACCAAATATCGAAATGATTATAACAATATTTAACAAGATACCATGAATACTCCCAGTTATACAGATTCGCATCCCACCACTTATCAAAACAATGGGAATAATACCTAGCTAAAATCCGAGAATTCTTCTCCCAATCAAACTCTTCTGGGTTCCAATCATTAAAATCAATATACATAATCATTCCTCAGTAACATACATTTTCAAAGCTTCTCTGCAATGGGTGGATCTATCCGAGTACCAAACGTCAACGTATTTGTAGCAATACTTCATCAACAATTTTGCATGTTCCGTATAACTGATTTTAGATTTGTCCCACCACTTTGGAAAATGATCTGGGCAATACTTTATAATCTCAGACATTTTACTACGTGTAAATCTCTTAGCGTCCCACCATTTATCGAAATGATTAGAACAATATTGAATCAAAGACCGGGAATCTTTTTTAAAATTAAACTTTTCCGGGTTCCACCACTTGTCAAAATTCTCGCAACAAAACTGAGCCAAAAACCCCGAAAACGATTTCCAATTATACCTTTCGGCATTCCACCAATCATCAAACCGATGGGAACAAAACTGCGCCAACACCCATGAACCACTTTTATAATTGAATCTTTCCGCATCCCACCAAATATCAAAATCTTCACAACAATAACAAACAAGTATCGCTCCGTGTCTAGTCCAATTGAACTTCTCCGGGTCCCACCATTTTTTGATGTGTTTCTTACAATATTGAGCCAACACACCGGAACACCTATTCCAGTTGAATTTCTCCGGGTCCCACCAAGTATCAAAGTACTCATAACAATACTGAGCTAAATTAAAAGAACCAGACCTCCAATTGAATTTCTCAGAATTCCACCACTTATCAATTAAATTAGGATAATTTTGAGCTAAAAACCAAGACCTACTCTTCCAATCGAAAATCTCTGGACTCCAATTGTCGAAATCAATTCTCATGTTTATCCCTCGATGATCATCTTTTCAAGGGCTTCCCTACAATACTTTGAGCGACGAGTATACCATTTATCAAAATGCTCATTACAGCATCTCGCTAAGAGACGAGCATGTTCCTTATACCTAATCCTCGATTTATCCCACCACTTGTCAAAATGTTCAGAGCAATATTTAATCAGATATTCAGTATCTTCAATAGTGAGTGTTCTTGGATCATACCACTTATCAAAATGTTTGGAACAATATTTAGCTAAATTCTTCACTGAATAGCCATAGATAATGTATTGTGGATTCCACCATTCATCGAAATAATCTGGACACCCCAAAGCCAAAAATCTAACATGACTATCGTTTATCCTTTTAGGGTCCCACCAATGATAAAAATACTCAGAACAATACAAAATCAAATCAACATAATCACTATCATAATTATATTTATCCTTGTCCCACCATTTAAGAAATTTACCAGAACAAAACCGAGCGAGTTTCCCGGATGCCTTTTTCCAATTGAACTTCTCCGGGTCCCACCAGATATCAAAATAACCAAAACAATATTCCGCCAACAAACTCGATCCATTTACCCAACAAAAATTCTCCACATCCCACCATTTATGAAAATGTTCGTGACAAAATCTGGCAATATGGCCCGACCATGACTTCCAGTTAAATTTATCTGGATTCCACCAGATATCAAAATGATGAGAACAATACTCTATCAACTCCAAATAGCCGTCATCATAATTAAAACGATCCCGGTCCCACCATATTTCAAACTTGTCCGGGTAAAACTTTGCCAACTGCCACGAAATATATTTGTAATTAACCCGATTCGGATTCCATTCTTTAAAATTAAACGCCATAAACACCCTCCGACAAATACATTTAAACACATATTATCAAAATCAATCAATTCTGTCAATATAAAATACACATAATGACAATAGAAAAAAAAACGCCGAGGCATTTCCCCAGCGCTTCTAGTACAATACAGACATATATTAGTATAGATCAACTACACTTAGCATATCCGCAACCCAAACACTGAATACACCCATCGTGTTCGATCAATTGCTCTCCACAATTGGGACAAATAACATCGGAACTCACTTGTTGTTGCACAAGAAACCTATACTTTTTAAGCGCTCGACTGAGCATTTTGGGATACGAACTGATAGACGAACCGCATTTACTTAACTGCTGGCAGATAAAATCAATGGGGACTCCGTGGCGAAGATTAGAACTAACCAACCTTGTGATAGCCTGAATTTCATCGTTTGAAACTTCAGAATCGTTCAAACATACCAATTCATTACCATCTTCATCACAGAAGTAATAGAGCTTTTTCCTATTCTTCCGAATTTTTTTCACATAACCAGTAGATGGAAGCTTTTTACCATCAATATCAACAATGAAAATTTCATACGGCTTTTCGTTGTAAAGCCCGACAACCACATTGTGACGAAGTAAATAGTGCACCTCCGCTGGCAATTCCACCGGCCTTCTCGGAGCAAAAACGAATCGAAGATCATCCGGGCGTGTCGGCTCAATCATTGTGACTGAACCAGATGTTCGTTCCCGATGGGGAAACTCCATGAATAGAATGCCCTCACGGGACCCATCACGAAAAACGCTGACGGCTTTCACACCAAGCCTATGCGCCTCGGCATATAGACTTTCAATGGTATTCACGTCAGTATCCGAAGGAAGATTAAACGTCACAGAAATGGCACCATCCACGTATCGTTGAACAGTACTGATCAGTCGGAGCTTCACAAACGGATCAACATTGTAAACACTCTTAAGACGACTGATATCAAGATATTTTTCAATAACTTTAACGTAGCGTTCGCCGATTGATCCGTCATTGTCTAGAACAGAACCAGGAAATTGTGAAATCAATTCATAATCTATAGAATCTTTTGGAATACGATCCAAAAGGATATTTTTCACAGTATTTGGAACAACAAAATAATAATCCCACTTCCCTTTATTAACAGCACGAGTGCGACGCCAATAATACCAACCAATCGCTGGCTCAATGCCAGAAGACAACACATCATCACCAAATGTCATTGAAATTGAACCCGTTGGAGCAATCGAAAGCAAAGCACCATTTCTAATACCAATGGCATAATAATCACGTTCGATGTCTGGATGCATGGAAAACACATCCCTAAGATAGGGTGTTATATGAGCAGAGAGTTGACCATTACTTCGGAGATTATCCCAGGCCCTACACGAACCACGTTCCCTTGCAAGACGAATCGTTGCACGAAACAGATAATAACGAAACCACTTGAAAAATTCATCTAATGCTCGAACAGCTTCATCGCTATCATAAATAATGTTTTGATCAAACAACCATCGATGAATATTTGTTACACCAATTCCAACTTCACGCAAATCTTTGATAATTTCCATTTGTTCTTTCAATGGAGATTTATATTCATGTTCGATTTCATAGGAAATTACATTATCCATAAACCTAACAACGCTATAACAAATATTTTCGAGATAGTTTTTCATTTTATCGATTTGATTTATATGCGGAACCTTAGCCATATTAAGACTCAACAAGCCACAAATGCTATAAGGCGGTAATGGTTTTTCGGAACAAGCATTCGTTGAAATAATCTTATATTCAAGTGCCTCTTGGATGCTATTTTTTTTCATAAGATCAATAAATTGGACACCAGGTTCACCAGTTTTCCAAGCATGTTCGGAAATCTTTGATAAAAGATCACGTGCACGAACAATCTTCTCCTTGGATTCGCCAGTCTCTTCATTGACGAACCTGCAAACGAACGTACCATCTGCCTCCACAGCCTTCATAAAATCATCGGTAATCTGAACACTAATATTGGCATTATTGATCTCGTTGAGATCGTCCTTGCACGAAATGAATTCTTCAATATCGGGATGATCTACACGAAGAGAAAAAAGCATTGCAGGACGACGCCCCAATTGACCAACAGAATCCCCAATATGATTGAATAGACGCATCCAGTGGACCGGACCCTGACTCACCTCTGCGCTATTTCGAATGTTCATCCCACGGGCACGAAGTTTTGAAAAATCCACACCAAGTCCTTGGCGATGGGCGGCGGCCTTGGAGCACGAGTACAACGACTTAAAAATATCCTCTAGTGAATCGCCCTCAATGGGAATCGTCGTGCAGTTGAACAGACTCACCTTTCGATCATTGCTAAGCATCCCGGACATGATGCTACCGCCAGGCCGCCATTTATCGGAAAGCAACTCGCTTTTCCAGCGCTCAATCCAAAAATCTGCATCATTTTCTTCCCGAACACTAGCAACATTAGCGCACATTTTATGAAAAAATTCAGCAATATCAATTTCTTCTGGAGAAGATGTTCTATCATTTGCAGGAACATACTTATTAATGAAAATATCAATTTTCATCTGATCATGATTAAAAAACTCGGCAACGGAAATTCCATGGGCAGTTGTGGCATCAATCGCAAGATTCGACATCGTTTAGTTACCCCCTTCATTTTTTCGATCAACAAAACTTGCCTAACAACACCTACAAATCCATCTCATTGAATCAAGATTGCGAAAATCATCCTCACCACAAAACACACACCCAGTTCCATCCACCCTCGTATTCCACCAATCAATACACCCCTTCTCACTTGGTGAGGGTGGCCCTTGCAAATGACAATTCAGACAACATACTGAAATCTGAAACTACGTGGATACTACACAAGTCAAATCACTAGAATCACACAAAGGACAATTTAGTAATGTAATGCTACTATCAGTCATTTTTATCAACCAAATTTATTAACGTCATATTTTCGTTATAAGTACTTCTAATATGTTCAACAATTGCTTCGTTATTTGAAGTAATAATGAATTGTAGAGCTTCAAACAAACTATTTTCAAATAAACCATCAATTACTTTAATGCTTCGGTACGGATCAAACACATCAAAGAATTCGTCTAACACAATTGTTTTAAATTGCATGTTGCGTGTAAGATGCAATGACAACATCATCGTCAAGGCAACAATACGCTTCTTACTCGTGCTCAATCCGCTATAATAGATACCATCAAACACGGGTTCATCGTATTTACCAAGATTTAATTCAATATCAATATGTTCATCAGTCAACAACGAATAAATTTCAGTATATAGCTGTTCAAATTGAGCAATTGTATACTTTTGATATCGTTCAATGTTTTCTTTATCGAACACTTTATCATAAATTTTCTTGAATCTAAGGAATTGCGTTTCTGTTTCACGCAGTTCACGCTTCTTATCATCAAGAAGACGTTCCAGTGTCTCAATTTCACCCGTTCGTTTGGATAATTGGCTACTCAATTGCTTCGATTCTTGGATTAGTTCCCAAAGACGTTTTCGAATCGCTTCATACTTTTGATTTGCATCGGAAAGTTTTTTCGACAATTCTCCAATCTTCTCCCTACATTCATTGATAACGGACTCATTGGAACGAATCCCGTTTTCGATGATCGAGGCATCCCCATCAAACGGACGACCGCACGTAAAACAAGTCCCCGTTTCCTTGAATTTAAGATATTTTTTGATTTCTGTTTCGTGTTGTTTCGCTCGCCCCCTAAGAGACGTAATTTCATTATTGAGAGACGAGATTGCTTTATTTGCCGCTTCCTCGTAACCACGCCCCTTTTCAATGCGTTTTTCGAGTTCTTCCAACTGTTTTTTTAGTTCAGCTTGTTCCTCGTCAGATAACGAATCACGTTTAACCTGTATAATTTTTTGTTCAATAGAAACAAGATCCTTGTTCAACAACTGAATACTAGCTTCAAAATCAGAATAAACACTACGAAAAACCTTTATTACATTATCAAAACTCATCTTCAGCATGTTCAATATAGCACCCTTTTCCTGCATAACGTTCTTCATGGGATTGAACACGCTGATGAGATCAAAGAATTCCAAATCACAATTGAGAGATTTTAGAGCATCCTTAAGTTTTAGATGCTTTACTCCAGAAAGATCAACAAGATCGGGAATAAGATGTGCATTGTCTGGACTACCATCTCCATTAAGTAACGCAACAACAATATTCTGTTTAAATTTAGAGTGGTTGACATACCTTTTCAACCCAAGTTGTCCACCCTGATCCAAATTCAATACAACCGATGCAAACACATCACCGTCTGGAATATTCACGTTTACAACGTCTTGGAGTTTACGAAATCGGATTCGTTTTTGGAAAATGTATTTCAGGGTATCAACAGCCAAAACGCTTTTACCAGACTCGTTTCGCCCGGTAATGACATTGATTCTCGAAAGTTCGTAATCACGAACCCCATCGAAAATCATAAAATTAGAAACTGACAATTTCCTAATATTCATCAAACACCTCCAAAAAGCCAATTATTCAATGGCTTTAATCTTTAGAGTATGCGAACCACTCCTCTTGGGCGACTTGAGCTTAACCAGTTTGTTCTTGTCTGTCAAGGATTTTTTAATTATCGCTTCATCCGACTCTTCTTCATCTAGAAGTTCCATAATAATACTATGATAATTTCTTAGAACACTCATTTCATCCTTAAATATGTGTGGAAAAGTATGTAGCAAATAATTTGATTCTTCTAAAATTCTATTCCTCATTATATCATCAATTCTACCTGTAGCAATCATTGGATCTGATACAGGCAAAAGATATTTGACAATATAATTTTGCCATATGTGTTTAAACAACACAAACAGCTTTCGACTTATCGAAAGAGTTTTACTTACCATAGCCATCTCCATGCAATAAACTATTATTGAACAATTGAAAATGGATGAAACACATTTACAAGATGCGAATCAGGTAGCTCGGTAAAAATATAGTTTTTCTTCGCAATAATCCACATAAGCCACTTAAATTGTTTCATCGTGACCGTCGATGGGTCCACGTCAATACCAAGAAATTCCAACACGTCTTGGATAAGATTGTGCTCACTTGATTGTAGAAGATCGGCCATGGTCGCATTGGGACTATCCGCAATCACTTTGCGCCATTTTTCTTGTAATGGTGCAAAATCCAGTGCGTCCTTGATTGCAAAATCCCCAATGGCGTAGGTCTCTTGGCCTAAAATGACATACTCAACACCACTTCCAAGCTCGCTTTGAATGAGATTCAGTTTTTCACGCTCTTCATTTGTCAATTCATCGACGTTTACTTTCTGAACAATTGGCATTTTCACATCTCCTTTCATTTTTTACGTTTTCTATTTACACCAACCTGGTGTATTACTCACGCTCCTCAACCAGTGAAAAAATTTTTGTAAAACTTATTGAAATCCTACTCCTCACAAACTTTTAAATCAAGAACAGGATCAATCAAATAAACATCATCTTCGTGAGTCATCTTTAACTCACCATGAATAAAAACAGGTGGATTTTCCTTAAAATTCGGAACTTGTCGGTAATGATTTTTCATCATATAAACACACAATCGCCAATAAAGTTCCGTCATCGCCAAAACCTTCACATATTGGCGTTGCCTCACCTCACCACCAACGGCAAAATCCCCAATGATTGTATATTTTACATCAAGAAATTCGTTGGGAACCAAACTAAAATCATAAAATAGATAAAACTGTCTTACATGTTCCATCATTGGTGCATTACCAAACAACAACTGACGCACACGCCACTTACTACGCCCATGAAGATCGTGAATCAGGTTCCATTCACCAATCAATGGAGACGACACATCAAATCGTGCAATCCGATGATAAAACTCAGGTCTAAATGGATTCGTCCGATGCAACCACCGGGTTCCCTCGATCAGTTCCTTGCGTGAATAGGGATGATAATTCACGATACGAAAATTATGAACCGTCGAAGTAAAATCATATACAAAGGTTGCATCACTTGGTATTACCTGCAATGAAGGTAAATCATCATATATTTTTATCATAATTTTTTTGCTGTAACATAATCGTATTCAAGTAAAAGTGGAAATGGCTTTAGATCATTATTCACAATAACTAATGAATTTTTTGGCTTATCTGCAACATTTATTGACAAATTATAGATATCCAGATATACACCATCTTTAATTGCATCGTTTACGTCTATATCAATTTCCTTAATTTCATAGTGTTCTTCAGGAATAACAGTATAATGTTTATTGCCAATCCTAAACAGCAAACAGTCGTAGACGTTGTACTCGCTAAATAACTTAATAACATCAGCATAATCAAGTTTTTTAGTTTTTAGTTGATCTTTAACATCCATCATTTCCTTGACTTGGGAAATGTACTTTATGAACTCATCTTCTTCATTTACATTTTCAATAACAACTTCAGATGCCGCCTCATTTCCAGCCAATACACCAAAATCAAACAAAAATTTATTAAAATTAAATGTAAGAATTAATTTTCTTCCCCACCGATTTATCCATATCACATACTTCGAAAAAGACCCAAAAATGCTCTCGTATATGGCGACATCCTGTTTGGACGTAGTATCCAACACCAACGACTTATAGCGATCCATCCCGTGCTTAAGACCAGAAAATGATCCAAGTACTCGCAATGCAATCATTCCAAAATTCCTCCATCATTCATCAATAGTAAAGCCAAACTTCATTCTTCGACCAACAACGTCCCCAATCCGTTTCCAATCTAGAAATTGTCTGGAACTATTGAAATCTTCAAGAACACCGCTTGCATCCGTTTCACCCTCACTTTCATTTCCAATGCTCTCGGCAGGAACCGACGATGAAGCATCTTCCTCCAACATAAACTCTTCGGACACAATCGCCATAATCTCTTCCTGTAGAGCATTAAGATTCGTCTCCTCATTTACCAGGATTTCATCGGGATCATACTCTGGATAAGCGTGTTTCAAAATCCATCTTGGATTGAGTTGTGTTCCAGTCGTGAAGAGAGTTATGATGTTTGAGATTTTTAGTTGACGAATGTTTTCTGTTTTTTCTCTGTCAAAAAGATATTCATCAATAAGATTTTCTATATGAACTGTAATTTTATCAAATTCCGGTTTCACGGAACGGCGATATCCTCTATAAGAAATCGACACATCCGCCAAAATACTATGTAGATAAAACTGCACACAACACTTAATCTCTCCAACGGCTGAATTCAATCTAGACGAAAACATAAGATTTCCGAATTGCACAACTTCCCGTGGGAGTTGCTTTAGACTCAACAATGACGAGCCACTGGATGACATCCACCGGGGAAATCGAAATGTAGACATAATCTTATCAATTAGCATCGTATGAAGTGTTTCGTATTTTTGATCGGGGACATCGAGGCGCACATTTTCAATCCTAGAATCACGACTCAACTTCGGTACATAACTCACAGCCATGCCCACATTTTTCAAAATATTCATCGCCGTGTTTTCGATATTATCTTCACCGGGTGACATTACATTTGAGTCCAAAACAAGCTTGCTTTCAATGTTGTTGATAATCATGTTCATCACTGACAATGAGTCAAGAACGTTTTTATCTTCTTCGTTTGTTTGATAATCCATATCAAATACAGGAATTTGAAGAATATTTACAGCCTTACTTTTGAGAATATCATTCATTACAATAAGAATTTCCAACAAATCCAGCAAATATAAGTACCATGATGCTTTAACGATATTTGGAACGGGCATCATAACCGTTGGATCAAGTGAAAATAGATAACAGTAGTGAGTCTTATTAAGAATCTTTATTTCATCATCCTTAGTACGAACGGCGAAAATAAACTCATTGTTTTGTGGATTTGTGGGTTTATAGAGCTTGATTTGTGTTGGATCATAAACATGAATAGTGTGTGTCTTTTTATCAATCGTGACAACAGAATATCCATAAAGATCAGCAATCTTTACGGCATATTTCATTTTTTTGATCACCGAAGCGCCCACACGATCACGAATAATCTCCTGTACTTCGCTGATAAGATGATTGAGTTGTGATTCCACATCCTTATAGATTTCATCGTAAAGTTCCACTTTAAGATCGTTCAAATGAACATCTGAATCGAAAACAGGACGGAAAGATGTCGAACTCAACTCTTGTTCGAGTAAGCCAAGACCTGGAACCCCCTCATCACTTCCCGTCGTATCCATGGGTTCACTTGTCGATGTTGAATCTTCCGAATAGGAAAAATCACTGAATAGACTATCAACACTTGTATCATCAAGTTTTTCAGATTCTTCCTTTAACTTCTTTTCGTATTCTTTTTGTTTTTTCTCCTGCTGTTTTCTAACTCGATCTTTGAAAAGCTTCACGAAGAACTTATATATAAAATCATCATTGAATTCAATATCGACATCAATTTTATTTTTGAGAATACACATATCAGAAAAAACAGTAAACATTTCGATAATATCTGGAAATCTTTTTGTATAATACTGAACAAGTGAACTTACATTATACTGATATTCAACAAATTCATACCCTTTGATATCGGGATGATCCATCTTCTTTTCTGCAAATTGATTCTTTTGAAATTTAATTTCTCCAAAAATGTACTTCCCTTTACCATCGAGAGAGGCTTCCTTGGAAATTCTTGCGCTATCCATGGATGCTATGTTCGGTGTTGGTGACACAAAACTAACTGGAACCTTCGACACATAATTCTTAATAACTTCAGAATATGTGTTGTATGATCGAATAATAGACTTCGAAATCGTAGTTACAAAAGACTCTTCTCCCCCTCTACTACCCAAAACGTTTGCCATAGCAACGCTAATGAGCCGTGGATCGACATCCAAAAGAGACTTCATTTCATCGGTGACATCTTGTACAATTTTCTTTTTAGTATTAACGTCATCCGTTTTGGTTTTTCTTGTGTCTTTTTTTGTTTTAGGCGAGGTGGAAGAGGTTGATTTTGTCTTCTTTACCGCCTCACGTTTCGTTTCCGTCGTATCCTTTTTTCTAGTTGCCATATTGAAAACATCTCCTATTTGGATTTTTTATATGCATATTATGTGTTTATTTTATCACACAATGAACAACCAGAAGAATCGTTTCTTAAGTTCACTATCGAATAAACGCTTGTATTTTTTACTCGTGTTTTGAAGGTTCTTTACCACATTATTGTATCCATTGGCGACCGTGGGAATGGCCTATTGCAAGGCTCCGATCACGGTACTCCCTTGGGTAAACGAAATGGAAATCTCACCACCAAACGACACCGAACTTACACCGGAATTCAAAAGATTCGTCTGATCCGTGTTCCGTAGTGAATTGAGAACCGTCCCAAGAAACTCGTCCAATACCCCCATAGTGCTCATGTCAAGCCCGTTAATCATCCAATCGGTGATTTTCCACATGGAATACGCCTTTAGTGCCTTGAAATCACTTGGCATGATCAGACTGCTACCAGGATCATCATAATTAAATTGTAAATTATTCATGACGAGAAAAACCAGAATGTATCTATCATCTGGATTTAATTCATAAAAGTATGTATTGCGTTCCCCATCAAACAAAACAACGGGGTTGATTGTATAGCTATTAGACTTGTGGGAAAACCACATAATTTGTTGAACCAACTCGATGTTTGAAATGTAGACAACACCTTCTTGAGGAATTTCAGATACATACTTCATGATTTGTTGAATATTGCGATCCTGCTTAATCAGAAAAACATGTGTCAAAAAAGTCGTGCTATCATATCCTGTCAAGTCCAGTAACGGGTAAAATCGTTGTTTGTAGTTGATTGCGACCGTTCTAGCATGTGGATAATCCCTGTTGAAAGACGGAAGCACATACAAACGCATCAGATTTTCAAATTCTGATCTCGAAATTGTAACACGAGTCTCAAATAAAATCTGGTCATAAAGATCGTTAAGATTAAACATCTTTTTCTCTCCCCGTAATGGGCGTTTTACAAATTAGTAGAGTTCAAAAACTCTCGTGCATACACAAGGAGATCATCGGAATATTGTGTTGTTAATATATTCTCAAATCCGTATTGTCTTAAAATATTTACAAATGTATCGGATCGTACAAACGTAATGTGGTTGACATCTTTCAGGTGATACCAATTTTCATCTTTAGCCATGTCCACATTAGGGCCATATATCAAGACATCAATGTTACCGTAGTTATTGTAATAACTACAACACTTTAAAACTTCTAATATATCTTCAAATGATAAATGTTCCAAAAAATGAACAAAAGTAAAAAGATATGTTCCATCGGGTGTTATATTTGAAAAGATGTACTCAGAAATTGAACTATCCAGCAAATCAACGGAAACAAACTGAAGTTCATCTATGTAATCAAACACTTCACTAAATTTATTTATATTGCCCTCATATTCCGTAGCGCTCAGGTCAAATACAACGATGGAAGACGTATCAATAATAAATGATTCAAGTTTTGGAAATCCACCACCAAACGCAAATACCTTTTGATAATTTACAAATGTAAAATCACGTTTATTTAGTGTTTCTTTCAATTTTTCGTAGTGCTTTTTATCATTATTCAAAGAACGCACACTTTGTGTGCTATAATTTTTTTCACTTGATGACTTGGGGACTTCTTTTTTGACAATCGTTCTACAATTGGAACAGATCAAGAATTCTTTCCTGATTTTCCATTCCAAAAAATGTTTATCACACAATGGACATTTGGTCATCATTTGGCTAATCCTCCTTTTTGCTCTTCGGCGGCGGCGGGGTGTCCCTAACCAATCAATCATGAACTTTAAGTAAATTATTACAAACCATTTTCTTTTATACTCAAAACAGATTTATTTTATAAACTATGGTAAACTATCTTCTAATAGAAAACTATTATGAACTATAGTAAAAAAGAAAATAAACTTCTTTCCCCCCCCTCGTGTTATATGTAGGCAACTTAGATATTCAATAATTTTAATTACTTATCCAGCCTCGGTGGCGATTTTCCGAAAGAAACCCACAAAGGTGATAGAAATTGAAGAAAATCAATTGGTTAACTACAAGATGTGGGGGTTCGAATGGTACATAGAATCCAGGAAATTCAAACACTTAGTCTGAAATGGAAGTTCACTGAAACTCGATTTTGTAAGTACTTGAAAAAACTAGGGTGTGTTTCCGATTTTCGGGGATTTTGCCATGAAACGGATGGTAGAAAAATCAACCACTTAGCTTTTTAAAACTGGGACATGAAAGATCCACACTTTAAATGAAAAATCAACAACTTAGAAATCGTTTTCAGCTCCCCCCCCCCCCACAGGGTCTTCGTCCCTGGACTTGACATTTATCGACCCATGAGATACAATGCTCTACCAAAGTCCGAGTTTTGTTGTGTAAGAATGCCAATAATTATTCAAGGAGTTGGTATGAATCCAACCATCGATTTCGCTTCAATTGCAAAATCCATCCATGGGAGTCTGAACTTGGGGAGACCAAAAAAAACGAGAGGAACTTCACCATCGAAGAAAAATAAAGGACAATTGAAAAAGAGCAATAAAACAAAAAAGTTCATTGAAAAAGCAGAAGAGGATGTTAAACCAAAAACAAATGGCAAAAAGGCGAGAAGACTGAAATCATCAGAAAAGAAATCCACTCGAAAGATAAAACGGAAAACACCAAAAGAACAAGAAAATCAAAATATTCCAACAAACACGATTGATTCTAGTGATGAAGTGCTTGACACCACCATCGGGGATGTGCAAAATGTAAAATATACGCAAAGTGAGGGCCACACCGTCGGCATCTATTCATCTGTTTTGAGTGATTTGAAGGATGTTCCCGATGGTGAGGAAAAATATATATGGTGTAAAAAAGCTGGGTATAGAATCTACATCAATTCATGTTCTTATAGAGTAACCCCAGCATGTAAAAAGAAGAAGTGTGAATTTTATAAGTACGGATCAAAGATCAAAAAGGATTATAATCTAACAAAAATCAAATCAAATGGAGGTGAAAAGAATGGTAAAATGGAGGAATCAGAAGATTGAACCCATCGGTATTTGTCCTTCGAGTGAAACTGATTTGCTAACACATATTGAAAAATGCGGTCGTCATTGTTATTTGAGTCACGACAAGATGAATGAAACAAGCCATTTGAAGTTTTTTGAAATGTTGTGTAAAAATGGTCATTTGAGTGTTTTTGGTCATTCAAATATTGTGTTTAATATTAGCAATATTTCACCGGCACTTTTTGAAGCTGTTCGACGGATGTTAAACACAAATGCTCGTGACGTATATAAGTTTATCTTTACTAATTTTATTGTAAGCTTTGGTCAATTGGCTTCTTATTTTAGATTTGTAATCAATGATGTTAATATTATTGTTTCTGGTAATATCAGAGCATGGGTTGAGTATCTAAATAGAGCATCAAATCGTTGTTTTTGTTATGTTGATTTGTGTGAAGCATTTGCAAAGTATTATCCCTTTGTATGGGAAAACATCAATAAATATATCCGCAATGAAAATTTCCTTTCGAATTATATTGAGACAATTCCAACGCTGATTCCAAACTTCGATAAGAGTGGAATCGCATCCATAACCCCGGTAGATGAAGAAACACAAGCACATCGCTATTCTGATTATGATATTCCCCAGTATACCTTTTTTGTCGTAACCAACCGTGGAATATCCCACGAGATTGTCCGCCATACGACGTTTACGTTCAGCCAGGAAAGCACTCGATATGTGAATTATAGGAATCGTGGCGTTGAGTTCATTGAAGACGACGTGATTTCCGAAAACGAAGAGGTTGAGAAACTTCTTGAGAATACTGTGGAGGTTTATGATTGCATTAAGAGCGCTCCTCAGTGGGCAAGAAATATTCTTCCCCATGCACTAAAAACACAATTGACAATGACGGGGCGGAAAAGCGCTTATGATCATTTCATCAAAGTGAGATCATCTTCGGGTGCTCATCCGCAAGTCCGGGAATTGGCATTTGAATTGAAGAAATTTTTTGATAAGGGGGTTATTTGATTATGGTTTTGCGTAAGCATATTAAGAAATTCTTTAAGATTCGGTCATCCAGGCCGTTGTTTAACGTTGATGGGACGGAATCATGTATTGTTGAAATGGGAAAGTACATGAACCTTAAGAGGATGGTGTTTCGATATATCGGCGATGACAACAAAATTCTGAGCTATTTTGAGTCGCTTTCTGATATGAAAGCATACCTAAAGGGGGATAAACGATTAAAAAATTCACGTGGAATTAAGAATCTACTTTGGTTTCCACAACATTATGGAATTGGGACAGAGACGACAAAAAAGCGTCTACGATCGATTCATGCACTTGTTGTGGATGTGGATTCCAAGGTTTGTGAGACAAAGGAAGAGTTTGTCGAATTGTCTCAAAAACTGTTGGGCGAAAACGGAGATGATTCCGTCTGGGAAACGATTGGGTTGCCCAAGCCAACGTTCGTGGTATTTTCCGGGAGTGGATTGCATCTCTATTGGGCGCTTTCTAAGCCATTGAAGCTCTATATGGACAAAACCTTGTTTGGAAGAGCCGAAAAGGTACATAACTTATTTATTGAACGGTTGAGCACCTATTACGGCGGACAGTTGGATACCATCCCCATTACACAAGGATTTCGTGTCCCTGGGTCGATCTCAAAGACTGGAAAGAAGGTGCTTACCTATAAAATTCATGGTGGATTCCATGGTACCCTGGAGGAAATTGAGTCAGTTGTTTATGGAAGTTCATCGTTGTTCCAAAATGGTGGTGAGACTGAAGATGAATTTGATTCCGATTCTGAATTGAATCTTACGGCGGCATCGGAGGCTGTTGAGATCGAATCGACGAATTTCGATTCTCCGAAGACTTCCACGGAACGTGTGAGGAGATATCGTAGGAAACACGGATATAGGAATTCACGGTATCTTCCGATTGCCAAGTCCGAAATTCGTGGCATGGATCAACGAACGTACATTTCTGGTATTTTTAAGGTTCTCGATTCAAACATTGAAGAGAGGAATAAAAGCCGATTTGTCGGAAAGGTCATTTCTCTTGTTGCTAAGGATGGCTTGATTCCTGTTGGCACACGAAATATGAGACTTTTTGCTGTAACAATTTCCATGGTAAAAGCTAAAGCCTCTGAAACACTTATTATGGATGTTATTCACTCAATCAATACATTGCTTTGTGATTCTCCGTTGTCTGTTTCTGAAATTCGACGAATGATTAAGAGTGCTGGAAAGTATGTTAAAATGACATGGGATAAGATGAAGAAATTCATCTTTTTTGGGTCGAAAAATGAGCTTGCATTTGCTTGATCGTCGTGATATAAGAGTTGTGTGTGCGTTCGCTGGAATGACTAAAAAATGTCATGATTGTAGTCATGCCGTTGAGCATGTTCCGCATGTTTTGTATCCTCATCGTGTGTGCACAATGCCGTCTATTTGTGATGGCTTTGGTTACAAGAAAATTGTAAATTGCATTCTTGTAGGAGATGAATTTTCCCCAAGAGGATTGTTCATGGAATACGTCAAGGTTGGCCCCATCGTCAACATCAACAAGAGCGTCATGGGAAACATCGACGGGGTGTTTCTCAAGATGGAATACGGAACTGATATTTCATCGAGCCTCTACGGTGTGATCAAGGCGTTCGGAGGACGATGGGATAAGGCCAACCGGGTCTATAGAATTTACGGTCCAACCTGGCCCTACTTTTTGGAACTTGTTCGCCGTGAAATGAAGCGGTTTGAGAGCGGGGTTCTTCTTGTCGATCCCTATGTTCGGGAAGTGGCTCACCATGGTATGAAGCACCTTGTCTACGAGTATCGGCGTTCGGGGAAGACGGAATCTGATCTCGATGTTCCACATCCCAAGGGTCTCGTTCTTTATGGTCACCAAAAGGCCGTTGTGGAGATCTTCAACGAGCGGGGTCACAATCTGATTCTGGCCGATGAGATGGGCACCGGAAAGACGATCAGTGCAACATCCATTATCAATTATAATGGATACAAAAAGGTGCTCATTGTTTGTCCTGATTCCTTAAAAAATAATTGGCTGAATGAACTGAAGAAGTGGTTGGTTCATCGTCGTCGAATTGCTGTTCAGATGGCATCCAAACCGTTTCAAACGGGTGATATCGTTATTATTAATTTTGATCTTCTGAGTAAGTTTGAAGAAGATCTTTCGGCGATTTCGTTCGATTTTCTTATTGTTGACGAAGCCCACAACCTTAAAAGCACGCAATCCAAGCGATTCAAAACGCTTTCCAAATTTGCCAAAAAGATCCCCCACAAACTTCTTATGACCGGAACTCCGATTCTCAATCGTCCGATTGAGGTTTACGCCCTTGTTCGGCTTTTGGGTTTCCGTGATTTTGGAAATAAAAATGATTTTGGTTATCGGTATTGTGATGCCAAATTGCTCAGTTTTAACAATCGAAAAGTGTTGGATTTGAGCGGTTCTTCAAACGAACGGGAATTGGCGTTTAAGCTCAAATCAACGGTGCTCATGCGTCGCACACAAGCAGACATCTTTGATGAGATTATTGACGTAAATCGGTATGTGGTTCCGATCATGGAGCTGGATGAAAGCAGTTTGGAGCTTTTGCGTGAGTACGAGAAGGTTTTGGATGAGGTAAAGCGCCACGGTGGGAATGGTCGTGGGATTTCGGAGTATTCCAAATTTGCCAACAATGTTAGTCCTGTAAATCAGCTTTACATCGATACCGTTGCAAAAATCCGCAAGGCCGTCGGTTTTGCCAAACTTCCATTTACAATTCAGTTTTTGTCAAAGCTTCTTACTAAACATGAGAAAGTCGTTGTTTTCGGTCATCATCGTGAGATTTTGGAAGCTATTGTCGATCATTTTGGGAAAGATTCGTGTGTGCTTGTTTATGGCGGCATGAATGCCGATGTAAAACAAGAAGCTGTTGATCGCTTCAACAATGATCCTTCGGTCAAACTTTTTGTTGGATCGATTACTGTTGGGGGCGTTGGATTTACGCTTACCACGGCAAACGTCGTCGTTTTCTGCGAACTTGATTGGGTTCCATCAAATATTGCCCAATGTGAAGCGAGATGTGTTCGAATTGGTCAAACACGTAGCGTTGATGTGTACTATTTAGTTGCGGAGGAACATTCAATTGATATGAACATGATTCATAAAATTGAACAAAAGAAGAAGAACATTAAGAAAGTGGTCAACTTTTAAAATCTTTATTAGGGGGATGGTTATGGATTATACCATCTTTGTAATCAACTTATGTATTTTTATCTCTTTGTTGATTTTGGTTAAAATTTAGAAGTAAAGCTGTTTTTTAATCCTAAAAAAAAAAAGGAGTCTCGTCATGATCGTTTACGCATTTGTTGACGGAGCGGTTGACAATGAGAATGATGGTGCGTTTGGTTATGTAATCATGAGTGAACACGGAAAATGTATTCAAGGATACGATGAAATTTCTTTTTATAAAACCAAGGAAGAAGTGACGTATGCTTCTATAATTGAAGCTTGTCGAATTATTTCCAACAATTTTGGTTCAAAAGATGTTGATTTACAACTATTGATTCCGTCTAAGAGTGTTTATGCTCAATTGAATGGCGACACTATTAAAGATGGTGCTCAATTGGTTATGTATTATACTGCAAAAGATTTGTTGTCAAAGTTCAATTCATGGAATACTTATATTATGCCAGTTGATTTGAGTTTGGAAACACAGGAACTTGCTCAAAATATATAAATTTTGATGCTCCTGTAGCTCAGTAGGTTAGAGCAGACCCCTTATAAGGGTCAGGTTGGTGGTTCAAATCCACCCAGGAGCACCAAGAAAAAAAAACCCGGACAGGTTAATGTCCGGGTTTGTTGTTTAACTCATTGAACCGCATTAGGTACAGTTGATTTCAAAACTATTTACGGCATCGGTGATGCTATCGAATTCGCCGGTGAATACAACGATCCGTTCCTGACGGACGACACCGCTTTGGAAATCCATGGCAAGAGAAAGTCGGGTCTGGTAGGTGTTGGAGGTTCCGACACAGCCACCAAGGGCAATACGATCGGTTGAGTCGGTCGGAACGATCGTTCCACGGACTGATAGGTCAAAGGTATGGAAATCATTAATGGGTGCGTTGTAGTCGAAGGAATCGACGATCCAGCGATCTACACGATTTACCCATCCAACGAATTCATCTAGCACTCCCGTAAAATCTGCGATGGCATCGGCGATGATCGTTGTATCCTGCATAAAGGCGGTTCCGTCGCCGTAGCCGGATACACTCAGGGTGATTTCAAGGGCCTTTACACCAGGTTGGCAGGTCGAGTCGGCAACCTTGAGAAGTGGTTCGTCGTCAGGAAGCAGGTCGATGGTGGTACAAGGGTTTCGTGCTTCGAGAACAGGTTGATATGGCACTTCGGTAACAGTCACCGAGACTCGTTGCACACAATCTCCACCAGATCGGGGCTTAATGATGTTTTCGTTGATTTCCTGGAGCTTACAAAGTGCGTCACTAATCTGTTTTGTTTCACGGCATTGCTTGTCAATTCGGTTGATGTAGAGCTTGTAATCCGTTCCGCAATCAAACGTTCTGGTGTCGAATGTAGGGCTTACAACGGTAAAACCGCTGGATGAGCCACCAAATCTAATAGCCATTTTTATTTCCTCCTTGTGGATAGTGTTCTTGTTGTTAAACAACTAATTATGTGTGAGTACAAATATTATGACTCACTGTTAAATTAGTTATCTATGGAGATTGTCCAATGGGCATTTCGATATCCAATTTACAGAAACCTAGTAACAATTTGTGGATTTACGATTATTCGTATGACAATACATATAAAGATCCGATCGATAATCAGTTTTTTGATATTGTAAAATATGAGTCAAACTATTATCTTCTTCAGAAGGAAAACAAGATTGTTTTTTAGGATTGTGATTTTAGATCTTCTTCTATTTATACTGATCTATTGGAACCAAGCTTTCCTTGCCTAAAGGAGATGCAGATCAACATTGTTGATGCATTCAAGTTTAGTCAACGTTATTATCTTCATGAAAGGGGTGACTATACATTTTTTAGTTATAATATTTATCAAGACGCTATTCAGATAAACATTTCGTTTAGTGGATTACTTAATGGGTGTGAAATTGAAACTCCAGAGTATTCACTTATCTATGATTTCTTAATGTCTTATTTATCAAATTTCCTTGACGATACTGTAATTGGATATTACGATAAAATAAATAATGGTGAATTATTTGAATTGATGTTTCCAAATCTTAATGTACCCATTATTGGAGATCCTTTTGGGAAATGGTCATTAACATATAAAGTGAATGTCATTCCAAAAACGTTTCGTCATAAAATAGAAACAGACTATGTTCAAGATTTAACATTGACAATGGCGGTAGATGGTGCTATGCTTATTGGAAATGGAGGAGCTTCGCAGAAGTTTCCCCATGTCATCGATTTGGGTGTTATTGTTTAACTTTTTTTAATTGTATGGGGGTACATATGCTCGATTCAATTCTCAAAACATATTCCGTTGGTGACAATCTTTTTGAAATGCTTTTGAAGTTTGTGTTTATTTATGATGATAAGTCTTGTGCAATATCATCCGATATTTTTAGAAAACATCTTAATAGGTTTACAGTCGAGAATATTGAAGATCCTAAATTTGATACCAAGTTTCCCTGGGATGATCTTTATTATTCGGCATACCAATTTCGTTGCAATATCAATGATTATGAAAAGACTATTTCACACCACATTGTGTTTCCTTATAATCGAAATGCAGTCTATAATTTGATTAGGTTTATCTGGAAACATAAGACTCTCAAAGCACGGATTCAACAGGTCAATGTATATGTTGCAAATGATGAATTGTTCATCAATAATGAAAAATTTGCTGATTATGTCAAAGAACTTTCAAATAATTTGGTCACAGATTTGAAGGGAAAAAATCCACTTTTTGATCTTAATGACCTGGAAGTTATTCTTCAGTTTTTTCGTCAATTGTATGTTTGTTACAATCTCCTCAGAATAAACAATCTGGTAGTCGAATCATTCGGTGATTCCATTATGAATCCCGAAAAGGCTGGCGAATCGTTTAACTCGGTTATGGCCGAAGTTGAATCACTAAAGGTTAAAAATAGCCTTGTCCTTGATTTTGATGAGCTTTGCATTGATGAAAACACGCTAGATAATAACATTCGTCTCATTGAATATCCAATTTATCCGATTAGCATCTTTCAAAAGCAGAAATTGTTTCAGGGAAAGCGTATCTATATGTTTGTCGGTCCTTCCGGCATTGGAAAATCCATGTTGTTATCCAATATCGCCGGTGAATATCTGGTGGATTATAAGAAAAAACATTTCGAAGAAACGGAACTGATATTCTATTTTACGTTTGAAAACCTTGTGGAAGAAACGGCGGCAAGAATTTTTTCAAACGCCTATTTTCGCCTTGGTTGTCAAAACACGATCGACGATGTTCTTAAACAGAATGTGGGTGAAGTCGATCGAGAGGTTCTGAGGAATCGTATTCAGGAGATCGGACGAAAATTGGTAGTGGTCTATCTCAATCCGGGTCTCTATGGGTCCAATACGCTACGTGGGATCATTCAGCACAAGTGCGAGGTTTTGAATGGCCGTCCGTTTGTGGTTCTGGTGGACTTCGTGGACAAGATGAGAAGCGACACACGGCAGACGGCCAATTATGCCGAGCATTTGGAACTTGGTCAGATCATTGACCAACTCAAGGCGATGGCGGCTGATCTCGATTGTCCGGTAATTACGGTGAGTCATCTCAACTCGGAAGGGTGTAAGATCGCCAAGGAAGACATTCGGCGTCTTAATTCTTCCAATGTTGGTAAAAGTCTTCGAAAATACGAAAATTCAGATGTTGTAGCATTTATGGACGTGGAGGATTCTGGACTTGACCAATTTTCTATTATGACATTCTATTTTTCAAAACATCGATATTGTCAAGTGGATCGCTCACCCGTTATCCAGAGAAAATACATGCCACAATACGCATATATTGGTGCTCTAACAAAGGATGATAAGGAACTCATGGATTCGGCGGAATCGTCTTCTGATTTCGATGTCGATATGTGGTAAAATATATACATGATGAATGGTAGTTCTATTCACAACCACAAACTTCAGTTTAAAGGAGGATGAAATGGGTGCAAGAGTACGAAAGGCTTGTGTAAATTGGGTCATTCCACCGAAGCAGGCGGCAACTGCATCACCTGAAAATCGTGTTATCTCAATTTCAAGACACAGGTTGGAAAATCAATTGACTGGTGTTTCAAAATCCCTTAAGGATGGCGGTGTTCAATTCAGCCATGATGATTTCAATCTCAATCTACCAGATATAAACGTTGCTGAAGAGTTGAGTCGCAACGGCACATTTTTCTTATCCAGGTTCGTGAATGGGAGTGCTCTATGTAACGTTTACATGGCAAAAGATTTCCAAACGGGTCAACCTATGCCATTTGTAACCATGACGAGCAAGGATAAGCGGTATTTTCTTTTGATTTCCAACAAAAACAAAAAAGATTATGAAATCTACAACGACCGTGGTTATTATATTGGATATGTTCCGTACAATGTCGAAGGGTTTAAGTTTGTAACGCTCGGTCAATTGGCGGAAGACAGTTAGCTTCCCATTTATGTGAAGTCTGGTAAGATCGTGTTTAATCGGGAAAATGAGAGTTTGTGGTACGACGCACTGAACTATTATCTGTTTAGTGATAAGTCCAACGAAATCATTGATTACCGACGACTTTACAAGATTGAGACGGAAGATTATAGTTTCATCGTCAAATACTCCAACATTTTCTTTGACAGACAAGGCGAGTTTTTGATTCGACGCAGTTATTTAACCGAGGACGGTAAACTCAATGTTACCAGGCTTCGCAATCTCAAGGAATATGAGGATAGATCTGATGGGGTTGGTGGTTTTCTATATGTCAACAACACGTTTCAAATAAATGTGTTGTATAGGGAAAAGAAAACTGATGTGCGTAAAGCAGTTGGTTATAGCTACGTTAAGGTTTTGGTATAAGATAAAGTATTTTGTCGTGCGACGATTTGATGCTTGTCGTGAAATCGTCGCACGACGATTTCTTATTCCACGTTTTGGTACATATTATAAAAAAAGATTTATTCGAAAAGTAGCGTGGAGGTTGTCTAAAGAATTAACTAAAAACAAATGTGGGTATTGTATTATTGTTCATTATTATAATTCGAAACTTCTAAACAATTATAAAAATATTTTTGAGCATTTGGGTGTTCCATCGGAAGATCTTGAGTGTGGTTTTGTTCGTTCGGTGAAACCTTTTTATCCAGGAGAACCAGCTTATATTGTTTACATTAACGAGAACAACGTTGATTATCTTATTACCTTCATTCATGAAATTGGTCATATTATTTTAAATAACGAGCGTTGTTTACGTAAGTATCTTCATGGAGTTGAATATGAAGATACTTATAATTATGTGAATAAGTTTGATAGGCATTATACATATAAACGAAAGTGCAATGAATATTATGCTGATGTTGCTGGATTTAATTTTGTTAAAAGTTATGTTTCAAAATTTTATGAAATGTTTATTTTTCATGATATGGTAAAGATGCAACAAATAATCCAATACAGGGAACAAGATATTTTATTTTTGGAGGAAATTCATGAGAACTATGAGCGACCTAGAGACTGCAATCTCAATGGGTTATAGATGTCGCATTTATTACATGTGCCGAGAGTGCAACAATTTTTGCTTCACACAGGATGTTGATAGCCACGAGAGCGTGATTTCGAGTATGCTAAAAGGCTGTCCACTTTGTTCTTCGACGGAAGGTGTTGAAATTCTCGTTTAGGAAACGTTAGATAACACAGAGGATCATTGATGAGGCTTGATTATCCGACATTTCCCAGGCTTATCGGATTTGCTGGTAAAATGGGATCTGGTAAGACAACAGTTTCTCATTGGGTTGTTAACTACCTAAATTCAGTTCTTGATCAGAACTACAGAGTCGAAAGCTTTGCCACCCCGTTACGCAACGTCGTTTCTTCGATTATTGGTATTGATATAAAAACATACAAACATAATACTGTTCCAGTAAGCGATTATATTAGAAATGAATTTTATTATCGAGTAATCCAACATATTGATAAGAACAATTTTAGTGTACCAGTTGAAAAGATAATAGATTTTAAGAGAAAAATGAATAATGTTAATGTATACAATGATATGTATAGACTTCTGTTGCAGTTTGTTGGTACGGATGTGTACCGCCATTGTGTTGATATGGATTATTGGGTGAAAGAAACGGCTAAGCTAACAGATTCCAAGCAAGTTGTTTTTGATGACGTGAGATTTAAGAATGAAACATTTTTCATAAAGTCCAATGGTGGAGTTGTTGTTTATCTTATAACTAACGATAGTAATGAAACATTCAACCCATCCCACGAAAGTGAAAATAACATTACACAAAGTGATTGTGATTTTATTTTTTTCAACGAGAAATGCAATGATCCAGACGTTGTAAAAATTGTAACTCGTTCGTTTGTGAAGACCCTAATCGACTATCTTATCGAAGCTTCGTAAAATATATACAAATTGAGTCCGAGTTGAAAAATTCAACTCATTAACAACAAAAAATAAGGAGGATTGCAAATGGAAGGTTTCGCACAGGTTGAAAGGAATGATGTTAACGGTCTCTATGATGAAATCCACAAGGTGATGGATGATCTACGCCTGGAGATGGACAAGTTCGTCGAAAAGCACAATAAGGCGGCTGGCAGGCGAAGCCGAAAGGCCACACTGACCCTGGAAAAGTTATTCAAACAGTGGAGAAAGGCTACCGTCGAGGCATCGAAGTAAATACATTATATTTATCTTACATTTTGATGATTGAATGTGGGGAGATAGTACATCTCCCCATTTTTTATGGTCAACTAATTCATTGAAACACCTTGGGGGGTAAACAAATCATGAAAAATAAGTTAAAAGTTCTTATCTTTTGTGATCCAAGCGTTACAGTTATTAACGAGTCAATAGGAAACATATTAAAAAGTATGTCGTTAAAATATAAAATGGATATGAATCAGTTTGTGGTTATTTGTCCAAATAATGTTGAAAGGTTGCGTGGTTACTTGAAAGATCGGGGTTTGGTCATTAAAGCATACAATCCCAACATGCTACAATCTGTTATAAAATTTGCAAATTATTGTATTTTCTATAAATCAGACAATGTGAAGGAAGTCGTTGATCAAGCACGAAGTAGTGCTGAAAAACTAAAGATCCCGTTTGCGGTGGAGATAGTCTAATGGCAAAAAAGTACATTCGTAAAGGTCCAGGTCGTCGTATTCGTGATCCTTATGGCGTTGAACGTGTCGATGAGAAAGGCGTGAAACGTCTCTATTATTATTCTAGAAACACGGTCAGGAATGTGTTTTCAAGGTTTGTGAGAACGGACTACGATGGTGAAATCCACCTTGAAAAAAATCGAGAACTCATAAACAATTTTTATGATCGAATTGAGGACTACCACAAGACGAAGGACCCTAAAAAACTCGAATTTCTTACCGAAAATATTTCTCATGTATTGACGAACAAGCGTGATCCAAAATGGATCATGTCATCCAAAATTTTGGTTGTCGCATCGGATGATTTTTACCGAAACATTTCAAATGGTCTGAAGAAGCTCCTTAAAACCATGGAGGATGTCCATCTCGTTAAGGTGGACGATGATGCACTGAAGCAGATTCCACCTCACCAGCGTGTGGACTATTTGAATCGTTTAGTGGATGAATCCTTTAAAAAGAACATAGATAAACTGAAGAGTGGAAAGTGGATCGTCTTAACAGATGTTTGGACGGCTGTTATTGTAAAGCCTTGGGTTGAGGAAATGAAAATGCGTGATATTGATGTTGAAGCCGTTTATCTATTTTCGTCTAACTGATATATCATTAATCAAGATATTTATATTCTAGAAATACGATTGAGCCGAGGTATTTGACAGCCAAGTAATAACCTAGTGCAATGACATTACGCATTCTTTTTATCTATTTATACTTGCTTTTCTGGTTAATGATCAACAAAAGATTTGTGTGGAAAACTTTGTCAGAAAGTTTTTTGTCATCGAAATCTTCGGCAAAAAACCACATGAAATCGTGGACACGACAAGCGTCGGTGACACAAAGACCAAGAATCTTGTCGGGTATAAATTTATCACCCAATTTGTTGGGACCACATCCACCGGCGATTTGGTTAATTTCGTCTTCAGAAAGTCTATTCTACAGTTCCGGTAGCAAAAGTTTTACGTCACCGACGTATTTACTATTGTAATTTACAAGATCAATTTTCCAATTTTGTAATTTTCCCATTGGCTAATTGTCCTCTATGGTTTTTTTGAATTAGTGCACTAATTTTTTTGTAAAACATTAAACTTCGTTTTTGTTTCAACAAGGAGAGGATATGGATATTACGACTGTATATGGACACCTAACTAAATATTTAATGTCAATTGAGAATAACGGGCTAAATCCAATAACGTTGGTAGATATACAATTCGTCAACGATAATGAATTGTCGTCAAATTCATTGTATTTCGAATTGATAAATACATTACCACTCACCATCATTGGAAATACAACATTAGATGTTTTGTATCATGTGTATTCATTATCAACGATAGATTTTACAACAGATGCAACTTTTCTTTTTACATTCAACGTATACGATGCAACAGATCTTACAACTATTGTAGATACCACTGTCGATACATATACATTTCAAGTGATCAATGAGTCGTTTTTTGCGGACGATTCATTAAATAAGCGTAGAAGATCCAAGCTTCATCGACATTTTTTGCGATTGCCGGTTAATGGAGATACAACAATTTTTTCATTGGGGGAAAATAATACCATTTCCTTATTGCCATTTAGTTCCCAAATGGAGTATAATAAGTTCCTACTTCGGTATGTTGATCAGTTCGCCGTGTTGATGAACAGCGTATCGGGTAGTATGATTCTGCTTAGTAGATCCTATTATGATAATAATGATTTGACTCTTAAGTATATCGTGCCTGCATCAGAAATTGATAGCGTTGTGGGGTTTGTATATGATTACGCCTACCTATTCTTCTCGGAAATTTAACAAAATGCATCTCGTTGATTCTGAAAAAATTGAACTTATCACGACTCCTGTTGTTAATGAGTTTGAAATTTGTTGGTGGTATGATTTTGGAAAAAACATGATTGAATTTTGTGATTCTCAAAATGGAATTGGTTTGGCGGCTCCCCAGGTCGGAGTGTACAAGCGGATTTTTGTTATGTGTACGAACGGGGTTTGGAAGGTGGTGATGAATCCTGCGATTCTTTCAACATCCGATCGAAAAGTGCGAGGTATTGAGGGGTGTCTTTCGTACCCAGGAAGGCTTTTCTTTGTGGATCGTTTTGATTGCGTTCATGTTGGGTATACGACTAAGGTGAATCATCTGGTGGAGTGGGTTGAAGAACGGCTTGATGGAATGGATGCCATTGTGTTTCAACACGAATACGATCATCTTTTTGGATTGACAGTTTCCCTTGTTGGGCGGGAGATTAAATCTCCCGCTGATGGGTCGTTTAATTCTCTTGGGCTTTTAGCTGTTTCTTGAGAACTTCCAAAGCATTTCTTTGATGTTCAATGTGGGTTTTTAGCAGTTTCAGATCACAGGCATCGATGGTTGTTGGTACAAACATGGCGTCGAGTGCGTTTGCGGCCACCACCAGTTCCGTTGAAGCGGCTGTAACAGCATTCACATGGGCCTGGAGAACGGTGAAGAAATCGCTATAGGTAAGTTGGTCATCCACGAGCAGAAGTTCCAGCGAGTTGAGAAAGGTTTCCACCTTTTCAACGGTTAGAACGTTCTTTTTTACGGCCTGAATGGTTACAATTTGCATGATGGAGTCCACCAACATCGGGTTTTCGAGCTTGGTGTAGATCAGGCTGTTTTCACAACCTTCTGGAATTGTGTTTTCCCGCATCTTACACCCGGTGGGCACCAATGCGAGCGCAATACAAGCGATCAACAGTAATATAACACTCATTTTTGACAGTTTGTAAAACATTTTTTTAATCCTCCTTTTTATTTGTTTTTATTTCTGATTTTTTAATCTGAAGGTACTCATTTCCAGTTTCTTCATCTTTTATTTTTGTTACATATCCAGGTACTTTGTTTTTTCTAATATAATGCAATAAAAACCTAATTTTCCAAAGTTCTCTACTCATATAATTAGTCTTACATTTTTATATTTCGATAACATCAATGTAAGGATAACTGGATATGCTGTAGTAAACACGTTTAATCCCAACGTGGGAGATATAATTCATACACCACAAACATGGTTTGGCCTTTAGAAACCTTCCATTTTTGTTAACTCTTACCACAACCATTTCACATCCATTAAGATCGTGTCGTGCATTTAGAATGGCATCCGCTTCGGCATGAATCGAGGTGTCCCATTTTTTCTACTTTGGGTGGAGTTTTCTTCTCCAGGAAGTTGTCTTGTTGAACCCATTACTGATGATCCGTTTACCCTTAAAAATGACGGCACCCAACTTATGACGATGATTAGATTTTTGAGATTCACGAACGGCCATTTCAATTTTGGTTTGGTGCTTACTCAAAAACGCACGAATTGTGTCATTACAACTAAGAGAAGAGTCGGTCCCAGAAGCTTTCCCATTCATCGATGAAATCCTCACTATTTTTTTCTGCCCTTTCGATAGCAACTTCGATTGCCTTTTTTGTGAAAAGAGCTTTTCTGATCGTTCCATTTTCTTCTTCAATGATTACTGGGACATATTCTTTTGCCGATCCGAACTTACGAAGCTTGTTCGGTATGATTTGCTTTAATGTTATAAAACTTTTAACATCAATCTCCTTTTTCATCGTTATTCTCCTTTACCATCTTTTCCAGGCTTTTACCCAAGACCTTCTAAGAGGATATATTTTCTAGAATATATAACGGTTCAGTTTAGTAATATCCTATTTCTCGTCTTCATCCTCTTTATCTTTGTTCTAGGCTCTTGCACTATCTTTTATTATCTTTTGAAACTTTTTTTGTTTAATAAATTCAAAAATATCTGCTTCAATAGTTTTTTCATTGATTTTTTCAATGTTTTTTTGAATGTTTGGTGTAAATAAATTATAGAACATCAAAACAATAGGTATTTTGTAGTATAATGTATTGTTAGATATATCACCAAAATAAGTCGTGCTGTCCTCAAATGTCAATAGTTTTGTTACAATGTCTGCTGAACTCATATCCATAAAAAACGATACATATTCATTTGTAAACACATTTTCATTTTCCAGTTTTTCATTTGGGTGTTGCTCTTTCTAATCAATATATTTCATGAGTATATTGTCTAATATTGTATACAGCTTTTCATATTCATTAAAAAATTGTTCTAATGATGAAGATTTGTTTATAATATTCTTCATACGTGTTGTAAGTTCTTTACTTCCATTTGTTGCGGATAGCAACCGGATAATCGCCTTTGTTTCTTTTTGCATTGTTCAATCCCTCATATAGGTAGCTGGATTTTTAATAATTGAAATTATTCGATTTTTATCTGATATGTTAAATATTTTAGAAATGTGCTCAACTACGATTCTCGATGTCAACATGTTATATACACTTTCTCCAATCGAGTATGGGTTGCTACTGTAGATGGATTGCGAGTAGATAGCGATTTTGTCCGGTTCTAGGTAAAGTTTTAGAACTTCTTCTTCCACAAACAACAACAATTCCAGGATATCAGTTTTATCATTCATTTTCAATAGGTGTTCCTTGATTTCACTCGCAAAACGCATTCCATTTATATTAAATAGTGTGTTTTCTATTGTAGTATCAATTTTATCCATTGTCGTTTTCTCCAAGTCCAGAAACAACGTGTTCAAATTCCTTGTAGATTTTATATTTTATTTTATTTGTAACTGATTTGATGTTTCGCATAACGGAATCGTCTTGTCGATGGATCTTGTGGATTGGGGATTCGTATGTAAACGTCTTGGCCTTGGATACCAAAGTGGGAATCTCCCTTTTCAACTCTTTCATTGTGACTTTTTCAATTGTATCTTCTTCAATTAGATTTTTTGCAATGGATTTGAGCCTTCCAATGTCTTTAATTTTTCCATTTCGCACACCCTCCTTTATTACATCCAATCGAAATTGAATATCTGGTACTATTTTACTATTGGAGATCATTTGTGTATGAGTGTTTGTTATATTTAACACATTTTGTTCAACTTTCTGAGGATCTACAAGCATCTGTTTGGAATCCATATATTGCAGTAGTTTTTTTATAAAAGTCAAATCACGTTCATCTTGACCATAAACCTTCCAGTGATCGAAGTTTGTAATCTTCTCATCATCGAGAAGAGTTAGAAATATTCTAGCTGTTTTCTTATATAGACCATTTTTGGGTCGTTCATTTCCGATGTAAACAATAAAATCTCCAATCTCGTCGAGGTAGTATGTTTGTGGTATGTTGATGTTGTGTTCATTGACGTTTACGTTTCCATCCTTGGTAAGTGCAATACACGTATCCAGATAACCATCATGGCTGGCTGACAAAAAATCAAGTGGATTCACACTTACATACACAAGACGTTTATGTTTTGTCTTTCTCGGGTCTACAATGTCCCACAAAATCAACGAAAATGTGTGAATTGTTTTGTGGATAGCGTCGTTTTCATCAAGGTCGGTATAAAAGATTGGAATACATCCATGTTTTCCAATGTAATCCAGAGTTGGAAGGACTTTGCCCTTGGGGAGCTTGGAAAGAATCGAAACAACCGGGTGTTCCTCGCCAAATTGGGTTTTTATGTTGCCTAGCCACTTACTCGGATCACTACTGATGTTCCATCCATTGGAGATGAAAAATTCCTGGATTTCATTGATATGTGTGCGTTTTATTGGTTGGATTAATCCAGAGTCGGCAAAGCGTTTGTTAAATAGTGTTCTCAACAGAAGAATCGGTCCAATTTTGGACGTAAATTGTTTTTTCGTCGTTTTTTGTTCACGTATAAACAAAACAAGATTTTTGAAGAAATCTGGTTCAAAAGATGTAAAATCTGCAAATAATTCTTTCAATTTGTCGTTTCGTTTGGATATGCTTTGTCTAAACTGCTTAAACATCTTTTCATTGATGATTTGAGCAATTTCATCACCGGATTCGTTATAAGATGTTTCCTACCAAAAACGAAATACAAAATTGTTGATTCGTTCAATTTTTGAATCGATGGTATTTTTAAATATGCGTTCCAACTCCACTGACCTATTATATAGATTTGAAACATAGTTATCCGAAACAATTTTTTTATAGAATGTTGTCGAATCTTTTATGTATTCTCCCCATCCGGTTTCATTTATGGATTCTATACATTGTGTTAGAAGTCCCGTTCCATTTAATGCCGGTTCATCACAGAAATGACGTTTTCCCATTTTGTAAAGTTTCAAAATTCCTTGTTCTACCTTTTCGACGTTGTTCTCTTCTAATGCTTCGGATACTTCCTTTACAGCATTTTGCATATCACCCCAATGAGGGATACTTTTTTCCGGGTCAATTGGAACAATTTTCTGATAACCGGAAACAAATTTACCTTCACGTAGGTGAGGTCTAAAATATATATTCTTCAAGATCTTTGCCATAAGACACCTTTCGTTTGAATAGGGTGTTTTGTAAATTAGTTTGGATGCTCAATATTTATTTTTTAAGAACTATATATTCTAAAAAGGGGGTATAGAATGAAGGTTGTTAAGTTCAAAAAGTCGTTTTAGGTTTCGGATGCAAAGGGAAAGAATCTCAAAATTGCAAATAATGGGTACTATGTGTTTTCAGATTTTGTGTTGAAACAGTTTATTGATAGTGTAAAAGTTAATCCAACCGAACTGTTAGAATATGTTAACGAGTTGGATCGGGAATATCCATTGATGAGGTTTGATAAACCCGATTCACAAATTAAACCCAATCGAGCGCTGATGATTGTTCGAACGGGTGGAATTGGTGATCTTATTGCTTTGAGTCACATTCCGACGTTGTGTAAAACAATTTACAATAATGTTTATGGTCAAAACTTGAAAACATTTTTTGTTACCGATGCCCGCTACAGTGCGGTTTTTACCTACTACGATGAGTATGTAAAGCCCATTTATTATTTCAGGACACCTGTGAACAAGGCTTTCAAGGAGATGGGAATCTTTGAGAAAAGCAGTGTTCGGTCGATGTTTTTTGAGGGGGTTATTGAGGAGAGTGAAGAAAATTGGTTCGATTTGCAGTGGGAGCGCATGGGAATCGATAAATTTCAACATCTTGATAAACTCCCCGACGAAATAAAAATTAAGCGACCGAATTTGGTGGATAGAAGGGAAGCCATATCCCGATCGCTAGATCAGTTGCGATTTGAAAAATCCGATGTTCCGAGGCAACTATTGGGACTTAAAGAGGATGGATATCGTTTGGTTCTTATCAATCACCGTGCAAGTGCATGGATCAGAACATTCAATCCATCGGATGTCGTTGAAACACTACGTGATTATTTGAAGGAGAATGGTGTTGAAAAGGTCAAGTTCATCGTGTTTCCTAGAAACTTTACAAAGAGCGATGAAGAGTATTTTAAAAATCCACTGGATGACGTTGTGTGTTTAAAGACTGAAAATCTTCATGAGTTTTTCTTTACAATTGCTATTTCTGATTATGTTATTTCATCCGATACGGCTGCGCATCACTTCAGAGAAGGCATTCGAGCACCAGGTATGGGAATCTATTCTTCATTTCCAATGGAAATGCGTTGTAAATATTACAAGTATACAGTTGCGGAGAATATTTTATTTGATGGTTGTGAATTTGTTTGTGATCGGTCAAATTATGTCGGGTGTGTAAGCCATTTCAAAAATCCTTACGAGGTATGTCCATGGATTGCAAAACGTTATTCTGAATATCTCAAGAGCGAACATCATCACAAGCGTGGAAATCGCATTCCAAATAAAACATGGTTGAGTGAATTGGAAGATTTTGTGAAAAATGTTGGCTATGACACACTTCAGGAGGAACACATTTTCCAATATGCCCCATGTTGCGATTCTCGTTGGAATGAACGGTTCAGGGATCGTTTGATAGAGCTTTATGAAAAACACGATCTCGCCGGAATTTTGAAAGACGTGGGAGGAGCAGAATTCACCGTCGTGGGTTCACAAACAAAACCACTAAGTAAAACCAAAAAGAAGACTAGTGGAAAACGGGGTCGTCCACGTAAAAAGAAATAAACAACCATCGATGTATGGGGGGGTCTGGAAGCCCCCCAATCCTTTATTTTTTCATGATAATTCTGTTTTTATCGGTGGGCTTATCGTTTTCCACGATTTTAATTGTTTTATCGGCTATTGTTTTACACAATTTACAAATCCATACTGATTTACCATCAATGGTTATGGTTTCAAAGTATTTGAAGTTGTTGCACTTTTTACAGTGAAAGATTAAAGTCGGAAATTTCATCATAAGCCAGTGCAGGAGACTCCATCTTCTTTAAGATGGAGAGGAATGCGCTGTTCCCTCCTTTCTAATATTAGTGTTTTTGCTTTTTCTAAAAGTTTTAGGTTTGACCACTTAACTGATGAGTGAATTTTTTCTCCACTTAATGAACGCATATCAAAGTATCCAGAGATTCTTAAC